AGATATTATAACTATATTTGTTACTCTATAAAAATATATAATAACTTAACCCGCGTTTCGCGCGCAATTTTCAACACCTGCAGCGTCGTTGTAAACCATAACAATTAGCTAGTTTACATATACACTGTTTCTTTGCGCGTACGAAATTCTTAATCGATACATACTTTTAGCATAGCGCCATTCATTTCATTGGAGTCGTAGTATTTTTCAAGAATAGAGTACACTTTATAGTTTACAAGCTTATGAAAATTACATTTGTATATTCTACTTGACTTTACAATCTTTTTGTCTAAATCGATAAGTACGTCTAACTCTACTTCAGCAATGTCGTCCTCTTCTAAGTATAGCGAATCATTGTCTTTTTCTTCACTGTAGTAACTATACATGACATTAGAGCATTTGAATATCCCATGTAATGTACTATTATTTATATTTATAATATCTTTTAAATAAAATATTTCTCCAAATGTTGCTTCATCTTCGAGTAAGATGTTAAAATCTTTGCTAATCATTTTTACTCCTTCAGTTGTACTTCTTACCATCAATCTCAGTGATGAATCTAACAGGCACAACATTATAATTGTCATAATCTTCAAGACAAACACATAGCTCATTATTGTGATATGTGAAACTATCTACTTTGAGACTTTCTTTACAGGGAATTAGATAATCTACACCTGCATATTTAATTTCAGCATAACCTTTATCTGCGTATGCGTTTAATATTTCTTGTAATTTTTCAAACATTGCATTTCTCTCTTTTTATTTAGTTGTACTTCTTAATCAGATTTAATCTCTGACCATAAGTTTTAAATTTAACGGTAAAATATATTACGTAAACATAAAAAGCTCTCAGAAGTCAATCTCGTACGTCTGAGATATATCTGAGAGCTATGTTTATCGTAAATTCTTATGTACACTCTTTTTATTTAGTTGTACTTCTTTACAAAAAAAAAGACGCTCTCTTAAGCTGAGCGCCTTCTTAACTGCGATATGTAAATCTTTAATCAAAATATTTTAGTAAAAGGAACATATTTTTGCAGCGTATAAATTCTACGATACGTAAATCTTGATTCAAAACTTATAGAGAAAAGGAACGTATTTTTGTAGAATATAGTTGTATTGTAACACAAAACATCGCGTTTGTAAACAACTTTTAAAATTAAAATTCAGCGTAAGTAAAATCTGACGTCCTTAACATAAAGCCAAAAATACCAAATGCATATAATAGTGCAAAACTAACAAGTAGTCTAACACTCAGCGGTACTTTAGACATAAACTCTGTAATCTTTTTCACCAAGTTCTCCTTTAACTTCTGAGAATAATTTTCGTCTTAAGCGGTAATTATTATTAAAAGAGCATAAAAGTTTACGAGAGACGATTCTGGTTCGTCTGGAGTATATCTCAGAGCACTTCTGTAATACTACTCACTGGAATAACATTATACGGATTCTTCTCACACTCTTTTTATTTAGTTGTACTTCTTTAGTCAAAATACACTTCAATAGGCGTATCAGTTGTAAATGATAAAACTAACTCACCATTTATAATAATTGCAGGCGCGCCAAACATCTGTTCATTAGGCACTTCAAATTTAGTGCCTGCTTTAATGTAGACAATATCGCCTTTAAGAAATAAACCATTCTCTTCTAGTACTTTTTCTGTGATGCTCTCATCTAAATCATTGATGCTGCAATACACCACATCTCTTGCAAATCTAAGCATTATATTACCTCTCTTTAATCTTCTGCGTCAGATGCTACTTCTGACAATAAATTTTTAATTAGTGATAGTTTTTACGATAAATATATGAAAAGCTCTCAGAAGTCAATCTCGTTCGTCTGGAGTATATCTCAGAGCTATATTTAGCATCCTTTTCTCTTTTTATTTAGTTGTACTTCTTTTTATATCTCTATTAGTTGAATAAGCCTCTACACCACGTCAAGGTTGAGATAATTAGTAGAGGTAGAGAGCGCAAAGCTCTCTTATTTTAAGCCCAATCTTTCTTATACTCCTCTGTGTATATATAAGGCCAAGTACGCTTAGAGTATTCAAGCAATTCTGTAAGTCTATTCTCACACTCTTTCTGAATCTTTCTTAAAATACTACTGTCGTCTGAGCCTGCAAGTTCATCTTTGCTCTTCTGTAGATAATCGTCTGGTGTAGTCCAGTCGAGCACTTCCTTGTTTTCTTCATTAGGCTGGAATAGAGCGCTACCAAAGTTAGTCTTTGTTTCGTGAATGTAAAAATTACTCTTATTCTTGATATTGAATTTATCAGCCATAAAAGGATAAATCTCACAAAGAGCTACATAAGTTCTTAGAGCAAGAATATACTCTTCATTAGGCTGTACTTGTAAGTCAAGTCTCTGGCCTAGGAATCTCATTAGCTCATTAAAATTCATTGTAGGGTATACAAAATGAAGAACTGTCTTTGGTGTGACTAACCTACAATCCTGATTAGAGATTTCGTGCGTATTCATCATATCACAATAGAGATTCATTGCGTCGTCTACTAGCTTTAGGTATCTGTCTTTAAAACCAAGCTTTTCATAACTCTCAGGCATAGCAATATCGCATACATTCTGAGGATTGTCACCTGTGCACATAGCGCTTGCACTCCACTTATGGCGATACAAGTGAGTAGTTTCCTGATGGTGTATTCCATCAATACAGAGTACGAAGTTAATCATATCTCTAAAGCCAGGTAAGAAACCGTTATTATGCATAGCTCTATACAGAATCTTCATTTTATCTTCATCTGTTAGATTATAAACATCATATCTTCTATTTTCTACATCTCCTGTTCTTGACCAAGTTGCAAGCAGCGGTCCTACGCACATTTCAGCAAGTTGCTCTACAGTAGGGTAAGACTTAAATTCTACAGAGATAGGCTCAAGGTCGTTAGTAATTCTATACTCAGGTACTAGCTTATCCCATTTCTTAACTCTTTTATCTCTTACGTTAAATTCCATTTAAACTTCCTTTCTTCTAATTTAAATATGCTTTGCATTGCATAACAATATTTTCTAGCGGTAAATGCTTATAGCAAATCATTTCTCTACTTAGAGAATCTTGCACTACAAAAATATTATCTTTTTCTATTATTATTGTATCATCTGGCAGTATGCCTATTAGCTCAATTAATTTTTCTAGCATTGTTTATGCGCTTCCTTTCTTTTTATTTAGTTGTACTTCTTTCACATCAATTTTGTAATCTCGCTTACCTGCGTATGCAGGCTTTCTGCTAAATCATCGATTAAGATTAAGAAGTTAAACCCTAATGAACTAACTAACAGAATGTTAGAATCTTCAGTAGATTGCCAACATCTACGACATTCTTCTAACTGAGAATTTTCATTGATAAATTTTACTAGCTTAACGCTACATTGCGTAAAAATGTCAGAGTATTTAAAATTACTACTATACGACATCTTTTTACGCCAGCCAATAACGTTAAACCCATTTACAGAATCTTTACCAAACTCCATGTCTGTTTTGAGTAATAAATCTTTGTATTCACTGTTTAACAAATCAATCTTAGCAGTGTAAAAATTAATCAACTCATCTAGTGGATAACCTCTTTTGTCTTTGTCTATGTAAATTTTATTTAATGTTGCATCATATCTATTTGATGGTATATTTCCACAGAATATTTCTTCATTCCCATTAAATTCAAAAGCTGCGTACATATAGCAATCTTCGTTAATAAAGCTTCTATCGTCAGCAATTTGTACTCCGCCAATTGCATTTAGAAATGTGTTAAGTTGTTTAGTAAATTTGTCATTATCGTAAATCATATTATTTATCTCTCTCTTATTTTGCACAAAAATCTTTAAGCACGTATGAAGCCTGTAGAGGCTCACTGAATTTTTCGTGTGAATCAAAGCGTCTTTCAATATGCTTTACTATCTTTTCGTGCATTTCATCAATATTTAAGTTTAAGTTAATTATTCTGCAACTAACTAAGTTAAAATGTATTACAGACTTATAATCAAGTCCTACTTTAGCGCTTATTTTTATGTCTAATATACCTGAAAGCTGCTTTTCTCTACCGTTATCGTCTCTATAAGTACCCTTGTAATGATAACCGCTACATCTAAATATGCCATTTAACAAATTGTCTTGCACGTCATTTACAGCGATTAATCTAAAATCATTTTCTGGTATATGATTATAGTCACAATATAGCTTAACATCATATTCTCTATATACTTTCATAATTTCTCTTTCTCTCTACCAAATTTCAAAATCATACTTAAGTTTAATCTTCTGTTTCTTTTCTTTGAATTTATCTACGTTTTCTTCGCAATAAGCATTCCAGTTATCGCGCAGTGCGTCTTTAAACTCGCTCATATAATCAAATTTCTCGTTGTCAAGCGCGAACTTATTCTCATTTCTCGTAATAAACGAAAGAGTAGACTCTGCTCGTACTGCGTTTTCACAACCACATCTTGCGTATCTACCGTTGTCAAATTCCCATACAAGTGGTTTAACTTTACAAACAGGACAAACTTTCCATTCTTCAGGTTTTTCTACGGGCTTGTAAAAATCATCACAGTTATAAAATTTTGTACCTTGCTCATATACTTCTATAAGCATTCATTGCTCTCCTTTGTTTTAATTTCAACTTTAAACTCTAGATGTTGATAAGTGTCTGAGTTATATCTATCTTCAATACTTTCAAAAAGCTCTTCATCGCTTGCTTCTAAAAAATGATAGTGTATTAATCTTTTATCTTTTAGATTTAGCACTGCAAACATTTTTACAGTTACTAAGCTATTAGATATTTTAACGCTGTCACATACAAAAGTGGCATATATCACATCATTTCTGACGTAATCGACATTGTCAAGATAGTACTTCTCGTCAGGCGCTTCTGTCTGATACAAATAAATATTTTTCTTCACATACATAGTCTATCCTTAAACTCAACTTCGAGTACTGTAAAATCGCCAGAACGTGAGTAATCTTCTTCAATTACAGAAGCTAGTTCATCGAATACTTCGTCACTATCGACAGCAGCTGATATGTCGCTAATGTTTAGCTTATAAACAGAATAATCAACAAGTTCAGGAGTGTCTTCAAAATCAATTTCTGCTTTAAGGGTTATGTCTACACCATAACCTGCTACTTCTATGTCGCACTCTTCAAGATAATACTCTTGTGTTCGTAAGTTTTCACATCTAAATAACGCTGTGAGTATTTTGTTGCTGGTGTCATAATCACAAATTTCTATTAATTTAAACGTGTCTTCAGTGTCACAATCAATGATGTAAATTTCTCTTTCAATGTTTAATTTCACTTATTCGACCTCTCTACTTAGAATCTAACAACTCTTAAAGGAGTTTTATATTTCTGCGCTAACTTTATGCCGTTTGCAGTACCTCTAGATTTCCCATCCCAGAAAACAACACAACCGTTATTTTCTGTAATTTTGAGATGTACTCAAACATCTCAATATTTCTTAGAATTCCTGCTTTTTTACCGTATCTATTCCAATCAGGAAGAAATACTTTTGTTTTATAATTTCTATCTTTTGCATACTTATTTGCAAGAGAATCAGCACCTCTAGCGCCGCCGTGAATGATTAGAACTTCTTTACGTCCTTGTAAGTAAAAGTCTAGTTTATCATAAAGCAGTGAAGCATCGTTAAAAGTTCTCGAACCTACAACTAAAAGTATAAACAAAATATTCTACTCCTTAACTATTACTTTTCAATTACTTTAACATCACCATAACTAGCGGTATCATCATAAGAGTCAATATCACTTGTGTCATAATAATCTCTATTGCTTTCTTCTATCATATCATACACGTCTTGTTCTAGCATATCTGTATTTGCACAGCTCATATCACGTATTCTGAATTTAATTAACTTTACTTGTAATATCTTTTGTTTTGTAAGGTCAATTTTTGCTTGTATATCTACAACAATACTTACCTTAATCTCGACTTCGTCATCTTTGTAATCAGTAAAATACTCAGAATAAAGCTTCTTTAACTCAAATATTCCAGTTAGTGTGTCATTTTCTACATTTAGTACTTCTACTAAATTAAATTTATCACCGTAGTTTATGTCGCTAAAACTAATATCAAATTTTCTTGCCATTGTTTATCTTTCTCCATTTTTATTTATATACGTTTCTCAGATGTATCTCAGACGAACCAGAATCGTCTCTCGTAAACTTTAGCATACTTGTCGTATAAACTATTATAAAATATAAAAGTCTCTTAGAAATGATTCTGGTATCTCTGGTTAATACTTTAAATACAGAAGTCTTTTTCTGTTAAGACTACGTCAAACACAACACTATTGATTTCACCATATTCATAATATATCTCTAAAGTGTCAGCAATATATTCTTCTGTTTCAGGTGTATCAATGTTTATGTTACGAATATTATAGCTAGCTAACTGATTATTTTTTACATTATTCTTATCAAGCTCAACAGTTGCAAGAACTCTGATTGTTACTGCGCCGATTAAATCAGTTGAATCTAAATCATCTTCGTAGTACATAGAAAAATCATCAAGTTTGCATTCGAAAACTCCTCTTAGTTCATTATCTTGCAAACTAATAATTTCGACGAGTTCAAAGCTATTTTCAACGTCTTCTCTGTCAATAAGTTCTAATTCAAACTTTCTCTTTATTTCCATTTTTATACTCCTTGTAATGTATAATTATACATTACATAAATTTAAAATCTTTAGTTTCGATTATGACATCAAAGTCAATCTCATCCTTATTAAAATAATCGTTGAATAGATTAAATACTGCATCATAATCTGGTACATTCAACTCACTACTACCGATAAAAGCTAGATTGTATTTTATTACTTTTCTTTTCTCTAAATCAATATCGCACTCAAAAATCATTTTAGTAATTCCAGTTAAATAAGTACCTTCATATTTAAGCATATAATTGTCTACTTTAACATCTTTACAACCAAACGCAGCTTTTAGTATGTTATCTGAATAATCATGTATACCAATAATGTTATATATTTCATCAGGCTTACTTATTAGCTTGATGTCAACTTCACTATATAATTTCATTTACACTCCTTAAAAATAAGAGTAGAGCTTTAACTCTACCCTACCAAATTACAATAGTATTTAACTTTTGCAAATACATCGCGGTGTTCGTATAAATCTACTGAGCATCGAACTCCTGGAAGAGCTCTACAACGAAAACTTAACTTTTTATTTAAGTAGTCATACATAATACTATTCATATTTTCAGTGTCTTTAAATTCTATATAGTCTATGTTTGAACCTAAGTAGCGTATCTTGTAAACCAAATCAGTAGGTACAGATACGCGGTCATACAGTTCGTATAAAGCACGCTCTCTTTTAATAAGCATTACATCTTCTTTAGTGATGAATCTTAAAAAATGATTAGCTCGATTAAATAGCTTTCTACTACCTAAATCAGAATTAAACTGCTTAAGCAGATTACGTGTATGCTTGAGTCTAAACTCATACTGCGTCTTTTTACCAATCTGTCTTGATACTACTCTTACTACATCATCAAAGCCGTATGCGTTTAAAAGACTTTCAAGCTGATACTTGATGTCTACGTCTTTATGATATACGAACTTGTTTTCTTTTGCTTTAATCTCGTTCTCTAGTTCTTTTAGCTCATTCTGTAGTTGTTGCTGTCTCTCAATAAGCTCATAGATGTTATCATTATTCATATTTATCACCTCTTTATGTAAATATTGTAACATAGCTTAAAGTAAATGTAAACAACAAAAAGCAAGTCTCAGATTTTACTCTGAGACAAACTTTCTAATATTAACGCCTTGTGTTAGTCGATTTTTAGTTATGCTATACTGACTAGTATTAAACATCTGACCGTTTACTTCAAATATTTCATCGTCGTCTACAAGGCGTACATCAACCGCGTCAGGTCTAATTCCTTTTGACATTAATCTTCTTGAATTATCAAAACCATCAAGAGGAATTCTTGCAACTTTCTTATCGTAAACAATAAATAATGTTTTTGACTTAGTTTCTTTAGTTAGAGGAATCTTAGCAATAATCTGCTCACCCATTTCTAATTCCTTGAATTTAACTAAACCACCTTCAAATTCGTGCGCGATATTAGGTTTAATCTTATGCACAAATATTTTAAAACATCTTCCTTTATTAGTGAATAGAAGAATACTATCTCTATTGTCAACAACAAGCTTTTCATAGTGGTCTGGCGTTTTAGCTCTACTCTCACCATTTACTCTTCTAATATCCTTGCCAATGAATAGAGTAGATGTACCATCTATCTTAACTTCTTTCTTTTCTTTCGCTAAAGGCTTAACTTCTTCCCATTCAGTCAAAATCTCTGTTTTTCTTGGGATGCTGTATGTATCTCTAACTCTGTTTAAGTCATCAATCATTACGTCAATAGACTTTGTTTTCTTAAGCTTTTTGATAGATTTTTCAAGCTCTGTAATTTCTTTTGTACGATTAAGCACATACTCTTCATTAAAGTTTCTTAGCTTAATATTAGCGACATACTCAGCTTGAATATCATCAATAGAGAATTCATTCATTAAGCCAGAGATTACTTCATCATCACTCTTACTACTTTTAACAATCTCTACAGCTTTATCAATATTCAGTAGAATCTGAGCTAAGCCTTTAAGTAAATGTAGCTTATCTTCTTTTTCAGCAATTTCAAAATTTATTTCATCTTGTACCCAAGCTTTTCTATGCTCTATCCACTTATCTATAATTTCATACACACCCATTTTAGCAGGTCTGTTGTTATAAACTAGCGTCATATTACAAGAGAATGTACTCTGAAGAGGAGTTAGTAAATAAAGCTTATTTATAAGAGCTTTTACGTCTGCACTTCTCTTATGCTCAATAGACACTCTGAAGCCATCAATACCAATTTCGTCTTTTACGTCAAGAATCTCAGGAAACTGTCCTTTATCATAACATTTTTGAATAGAGTCAATTATACTCTCAGCAGTTGTATTATAAGGAATTTCGTCTACATTAATAACGTTATTCTCTTTATCGATACTAAGCTTTGCTCTAAGAGTTACTTTACCTGAACCATTCTCAAATATATCTGCAACGTCTTCATCTTTATATAGAACATAAGCTCCAGTAGAAAAATCTGGTACAGGCATAATTTCACGAATATTCTTATTTCCATTCAGCACTGCTATACAAGCATCGCATAACTCAGCTAGATTAAAAGAAGGAAAATCGCAAGCAAAACCAATACCAATACCTGACTGAGGGTTTGCAAGTATATTAGGAAAAGGCATAGAGAGTAAAACAGGTTCTTTCATCGTACCGTCGTAATTGTCAACCATATTTTCTGGGTGCATATACAGCTTGTCCATCATTTCGTGACAAATTGGTGCAAGTGACATTTCAGTATATCTTTCAGCAGCAGGTTCCATTGAAGAAGAGTAAACCTTACCAAAAGAACCTTTACCATTTATAAAAGGTGTTAGTAGTGTTTCATTCTCTCTTGTCATTCTTACAAGTGAACCATAAAGCGTACTATGAGGGTGTATCTTCATTACCTGACCTGTAATATTAGCGCTTTTTGCTAGCTTATTAAAAAGGTTCATAGTTTTCATAGTATACAACCCTTTTCTCTGAGATGGCTTAAAACCATCTTCAAGAATAGGCAATGCTCTGTTAGTAATTACTTCTAAGCTCATTATCATCATATTATCTCTGATGCTTGAACCTACTTCAGTATTTGTAATTTGCATTATTCTCCTCCTTTACTCAATATCAATTTCGTATTCATTTGCGTGCTCAGTGATATAATCTTTTCTAACGCTTGAGTCATTACCCATAAATAACTCCATAAACATAGATGCAAGCTCTGCGTCTTCCATTGTATATCTTATCAATCTTTGTGAATCTTCATTTAAGAAAATAGCCATGTCTTTTGCTGAAACTTCACCAAGACCTTTATTACGCATTATCTTTTTAACTTCTTTTTCTTTTATTAATTTCTCTTTTTCTTCTTTATCAAATGCATATACTTTTGTACCGTCTTTATAGATTATTTCAAACAACGGCGTCTGTAATGCATACACGTGTCCTTCTTCTATAATTTCAGGCATAAATGTGTAGAATAAAGTTAGTAAAAGTGAACGTATGTGCATCGCATCTTCGTCAGCATCTGTCGCGAAGATAATCTTATCAAACCTTAGCTTACTTAAATCACACTTTGTTGTTTTTGTATTTACACCAGTGCCTACTAGCTGAATAATATTTTTAATTAGTTGGCTACTCAACGCGTCAGACGCTTTTGCTTTATACACAGACTTAATCTTACCTCTGATAGGCATAAGTGCTTGATATTCAGGGTTTCTTGCTTGCTTTAAACTTGACATTGCAGACAAACCTTCTGCAATATACAATTCTCTTTTGCTTGAGTCTTTACTTCTACAGTCAACGTAATTTTCTATTCTATTGCGCATACCGTTAATATCAGACTTAAGCTTTTCTTTCGCTACTTTCTTGCTATCGGCAATTGATTTTCTAGCTTGCATCATTGTAACAGCTCTTGATGTAATCTTTTCTACGATAGAAGAATTTTCTTTTGTAGAAATAAATTTCATTAGCTCTGCTTTTACTGCGTCATAGATAGCGTTCTTTACTTCTTTACCTGCAAGCTCTTCTTTTGTCTGTCCAGAGAACAGAGGGTCTGGAATAAATACAGATAACTGTAGATTTAAACCTTCTCTATAATCTTCAGCATTGGGCTTATCTTTACCTTTAATCTCTGAGTTAAATGAATCTGCAAGAGCGTCTTCAAAAGCTTGTAAATGTACACCCTTGAGACGTGTTTTTATTGTATTTACGTATGTATCTACGTTACTCTCATCAGCATAGCAAAATGCAAGTTCTATATCAACAGTACGAATTAAATCTTTGTGTTGAATAGCACCATCAGTCATTACTGCTACATTTTTCTCAAGATATTCATTTGAGGTAGTGAACTCTACAACATCTGCGCCTTCAGGTAGAGCGTCTCTTAAACCATTTTCAGAGTAATACTCGTACTCAGCATTATTCTTAAAATTATCAATTACTTTAATATGAGACTTAGGTAAAAGATAACTAACACCTTTAAGTCTATCATTTAAATCATCTACATCTACAGGATAAGGGCTTGAGAAAATATTATCATCAAGCTTAATTCTTATCTTAGTACCTGTAGGAAAATTAGTCTTATAGTACTCTGCTCTATCGTCTTTTCTTGATTTTAGAGTAGCTTTATTCTTTAAAGGCTTAAACTCATCTTCTTCATTAAAATAACCTGGTACAAAATCTTTAAATGACATGTAGTAGATTTTATTGTTTCTATAAACTTCAATATCTACTCTTTCAGATAACGCACAAGCTGCGGATGCTCCTAAACCATTTTGAGATGTACTCTTACCACCAGATGAATTACTACCTAAATTCTCACCAGAACGAAGAGTTCCAAGAGTAATAATAAAACCATTTACTTCATTTCCTAACGCGTCAGTAGCAGTGTCAATAGGTAAACCTCTACCGTTATCAAGCACTGTTACAAAACCATCATTATCGAATGTTACTTCAATTCTATCTGCAAAATTTCTTATGATTTCGCCAACGCTGTTATCAATAATTTCTCTGATTGACACTGTTTTCTGCAGAGAGTATGGATGCTCAGCATCGCCTGTTTCTCTACCAAATGTTAAGTTAATCTTTTTCTTAAGATGTTCTACATCTGTTAGAGACGTGATGTTTTCAGCAGAATAATGTTCAGTGACTTTCTTTCTTGCCATATTTTATTTACAATCCTTTCGTTTATTAAATGTGATAGCTTGTTCTTAAAGCTATTGTTCTCTATTTCATCTTCCCATAATTCTATTAGAGTTATACCTAATTCTTCTGCAGCTTTTTGTTTCTTCTTAAAATCAGCTGGAGTAGATTTAAGCGCACCTCCATAGAGTATCATTGGGAATTCACCTTCGACTTTGCTATGAGTAGCATTGCCTTGTACTTCAATACCTAATTGTATATCAGGCAATAGTATATCGATTTCTTGCTTATATTTTGTAACAGGCAGAATTTTTCTATTTGTTTCTACTGCTAGTTCAAAATTATCTATTATATAATTCAAGACTTTTTGCTCTAATCTTGACTTAGTTGTATTCTTAGCAAAATTAGAATAATCAACCCATTCAGGTAGATTTACTCCAAAATAATCTTTAAAATCTACTGCATTAGGTTTACGCTTTCTCTTATTCTCGAATTCACTAGCCCAATCATTGGCGTTTTTATACTCATCTAATAATTTTAAATTTAAAGACGATTTATGTTGATATAATGTTTGACACACTCTATCGCAGAAATGCTTATTCTTAGGGATAGTGCCTTGCAACTTTATTTCTTTACTGCAATATTTGCATTCTATTGTATGAAAATCAGTACAAACTTTCTGAGATGAAGAGGTAGGAGTAAATATATTCCCACAGTAAATACATTCTCTAGGTTTATACGTCATATTTTTACGTGTATGAGTATTTCTACAAGAAGAGGAACAGAACTTAGCATCTCCATAAGATTGAAAACGCTGTCCGCATTCTATACAATAATGAATCTTTTTTGTTTTAGCGTGCTTATTCATAGCTCTTTGACACTGTTCAGAACAAAAATCACTTGTTTCTGAAGAGGTTTTGCGTACTTTACAATTTAAGCAAAAATTATTCCAATTCTTTTCAGCGTTAAAACATTCTATACATAAATCTTGTTTTTCATAATTATAGCGTTTAAACTCTTTGTTACATCTACTACAGTTAAATACTTTTTCTTTAGTACTTAATTTACCTGCACAACTTCTTGAGCAAGTTTTACTTAAATATGAAGATAGTCCACGTTTTGCATTAAACTCTTTATTACAAACTGGGCAGTTGCGTATTACTTCCATAGTCTCTCTTTTAATCTCTCTACGTTATTTCTAGCTTATGTATATAAACTATCATTAAGAGCATAAAAAGCTCTCAGAAATGATTCTCGTACGTCTGAGATATATCTGAGAGCTATATTTTACTTAACGTTCAATTTAGCGTACAACTCTTCTTCAGTTATAATCTTTATGCCTAATTGCACTGCTTTCTTATACTTACTACTTGAGCTAGGTTCATTACAAACAAGAAAATCAGCTTTGTTTATAGCAACTTCTTCAGCATTATGCTCTTCTAAAAATTTAACTATATCTTTTCTTGCTTTGCTCATTTTGCCTGTTAGACAAACTTTTATACCTGCACTCTTTTTATTTAGTTGTACTTCTTTGACGTAGTTAAGCGCATCATCTAACTCAGAATAATCAAAGTTTAGTAGTGTATTAGAAATACCTGAACTGATACCAGGTATCTGAGAAAAATCAAATCTTTCATCGATAGCTTTTCTAAAAGAAGAGTAGTTATTAAAATAATCAACTAGCTTTATCGCTGTTTGCTTAGAGATATTTTCTAAACCGCAATTAGCAATTAATTTCCATAGCTCTATTTCTTTAGGGATGTTATTTAGAATCTTATCTACTGAAATATCAGAAAAACCGTCAAGCTGCAACCACTCTTCTCTATGAGCGTAGAGTTTAAAATAATCTGATAAGCAAGTTAACCAACCTAACTTAATCAACTTCTCAATAGTGGAGTTAGAGATGCCTTCAATATCAAGCGCTTGTTTACCTGCAAATCTTATTAGCTTATTCTTTATCTTAGCAGGACAGTGTTTATTTTCGCATACAAGCTGCTTTACTCCTGTTACGTCAATCTTTAATTCAGAACCGCAGTCAGGGCATATTGTTGGAATTTCAATTCTCATATTATCACCTCAAATTTCTACAGAATTATCATAATATTTCCAATGCAAATTATTTGTTTTCTTACGCTTACCTGAACAGCATTCGCTTATTTTTGAATTGCGACTATTAGTTTCTTTTGAGGCTTGCGTTATAGAGTCGTATACTATTCCAGTCTCTACGCATACAACTTTACGCCGTTTTTTGGCGGCTGCAGCTTCAATTCTTTTTTTATGGATAATCTTCATTTCTTCTGGGTGTTCTTTTTGCCATTTTAAGCAGTCTTTAACTTTTTCTCTCGACCATTCTATATCATTTTTCATTTTAATCACCATAGCTTTGTTAGCATTCGGAGAAATGATTTTTATTCCACATATTCGTTTATTATACTCAGGTTTTAGACTCCTGATATAATTTTCTTCTATATTTTTAGCTTCGCTAATAGTACAAGTAGCTCTAGATAATTCTGTATGCGTAAAACACCCGTTTCCATATTTCTCAATGTCTTGATTAAACTCTTTATTAAACTTATACCCCTTGCCATTTCCCCATCTAGCTTTAATAGATTTTTGTGTTGTAGCTCCAACATATCGTTTATTGTTTACTGTGCAAGTGTGCATATAAAATATAACATTATATTTATTAGTGTCTTCATCAGATTTTAATATAGGTTTTTCATTGTGCATGTCCTTTAAATGCCGATTTAACGAAGAGCGACAAGAAAAACACTTATTGCATATTAAACATCTTTCCATTAGTTATTCCTTTCTGCTTTTACTACTTGCGGTATTATACAATTTGATTTTCTTATCCAAATCTTTTGCCCAACGTACGGTTCGCCAAGAATTTTTTCTACTATATCAAGATTATGCATACTAGCTCTCTGAACATTTGTACCATCAATAACAACAGGCTTAAACTTCGCTACAGGAGTAAGATTACCTGTCTTACCTTGTGTCCATATAATGTCTAGCAACTCTGTTTCATATAGCTCATCATAAAATTTAAAAGCTAAAGCAGCGTTAGGACTATGCTCTGTTTTACCTAAGCTTTCATATTCTTCTATATTGTTAATCTTGTAAACTAGACCGTCAATAGGTAAATCAACACATTGTTCTCTTAGTGCCTCTGTATCAAAATCAAATCTATAAGGCACTACTTCAAAATCTCTACCTAAATCATAAAGCTTTTCTGATAGTAGAGAATAAGACTTATCTGAAGAGATTAAATCAAAAGCAATAAATGATAAATTTCTCTGCTCTGCAACTTTAAGTCTCATACTACCCGCAGCATAATTTCTTACATTGGAAGAACCTACGTAATCAGAATATTTACAGATAACTTCACCTTCGACTGTAATATCATAAGGTAGAGACTTAGGAATATTGTCAATCATCATAGCGTTATGCGTAACATCTTCACCTATTCTGCCATTTCCTCTAGTCTCTGCTCTGAATAGCTTACCATTTTTATAAGTTAATCTACAAGTTAAACCATCAAGCTTAGCCATAGCGATAATATCTTTATTCTTAAAAAATTTCTTTACTTCTTCAATATCTTTTGTTTTATTTAAAGATAGCATAGGAGTAGAATGCTCTACTTTATTCAATGTATTAGAGTGAATATTCTGAGTAGGAGAATCTTTATCAGGAGTATGCGTCTTTTCATATTCTACTACTTGAAAATATAAATCATCCCATTCTTTATCTGAAAGTGCAGGTGCTCCAGAATCATATAACTCTGTGTGCTTATTTAATTCTTTTATTGCTTCTTTATAATTGAACATACTATACCTCTTTACAAATATCTCTGAGTATTACTTACGTAAACAAAACAACCTGTTAACGGTTTACAATTTGTCAATAGCTTAACGCATTTAAAATACTTTCGTACGTGCTCTATCTCTTCTTTAGGAATGTAAAGTAATGCGTCATTAAAATCTTTTGATAAGCATTCATACTGATGATTTCTCTGTTCTCTGTTTGCGTAGCAATTCCAACCTAAAGATAAAATAGCCACAGCGAGTGAATCTTTATCAACATTTACTGAATTTACACCATAATGTGCTTGTTGATAAGAGGTGAATTTTACAAACAAATCTTGCATATAACGACTTGAATCATTAATTGCATTATACTCAATGTCAAATTTATTAAATAGATTACCTTGAACTGAACAAGCAGTGCCGATGTTAGTAACGCTTTTAATGTCATTCTTCAAACAAAAGTCTATGACAAATTCATAATTACATAGACCTTCAAGAAGATTAAGATAACAATATTCAAGCTGAGTAAAGTAATCTTCATCGAATTTATCTTCAACAGCGCGTAAATTATTTAAGTTTTCGTGTAGTATATTTTCTAACATATCAAATCTCCTTATAATAGAGATATTTTAACACATCATACAAAATATGTAAACATAAAAAAAAATGCTACACATGAGATGGCCAGTCTCACCGTAACATTCCTTTGTTTCTAGCATTCCGCCGAACAGGTTAATTTATCTTGTTTCCCTAACGCCTAGGTACTGCTTTGCTTTTGATAGAGGAGGGAGTCGAACCCTCAAGTGGTAATTTTGCAACCGTACGGCTTGCGGGCCGTACACCTTTTCTCTCCGCAATGGCAAGCTCCATCTACTTGCAAAGTTTACTTGAGAGTCTCACTCAAGAACGTGGCGGGCACTGTACCGCGTGTAATTGTATTATATCAAAAGACTCATAATTTGTAAACACTTTTTATAAATTAAATGCAAACATAATATGTATTTACTTTTATGCCATTAAGCTTAGCAAATTCTAGAATTGTTTTCATCTCTTCAGAGTCAGATTTTAATCTTCTGTTATACATACCCGATGCTTGTAGAATCTCGTTGTCTCTAACTTCAATAGTAATCAAAGGTGTATCTAAATCGTCATTAGCTCTTAAGAAGAAAATAAATGTTTCTTTTCTAAGTACTCTGTTAATATATGATGATACACAGTGTTTCAAAGCTTCACCTTCTTGAACAATGGCTATAAGAGTAGGAGGTGCAATAATACTAAAGTTCTCGCCTACATAACTTTTGTATGTATATGTTTTTAGTACTTTTGCATACTCTTCTTCTGCTAATTCTTGTTTAATTGCGTTGTATGTTTCTGCTAGTGTATCGTGGAATGCTTTGATACTATTTTCTTCAATACTATGCTTGATGTCATTTGTAAAATCTTTTATCTTTCTATCTTTGTATACAGAGAAATACATATTTAGCATATCACATAAATACCAGTCTTTAACATCATTTTCGTATACGCTGTAGTAAACATCTCTTGTATCATTATTACGGAAAAGAATAAGATTGAACAATTCAATGTATCTCTTTAATTCACTTTCAACTGACTTGAATGTTGTGTTAAAGCTGAGCAATTCAATTATTCTATTATCAACAATTTTAATTTGCTTTATAAACTCGTCTAGAGCTTTCTCGCGATTTTCAATGTAGTCTAACTGCGCGTTAATATCTCCAAAAGCACGCGTTAGTAAGAAATAAAATTCCAAAAATAACTCACCGACAATCTTAAGCTCTTCTGTAGAAAATCTCGAAATAATATTGAAAACGCCTGTGCCTGTGTCGCACATATGCATTAGACGAATTCCTGTTACTGCTTTAAGAGAGTCTATTTCAAAAAGCATATTTACTCTTGGCACTGTATCAAAGAATGATGATTTTAACTCTCTAACAAGTGAATTATTTTTGTATATGTCGAATATCTTTATTAGATAATTTGCTCTATCTACATCAGACCAATCATTGAGTCGCTTTAGAGCTGGAATCTTACCGTAAACTGAGAATAAACCCTCAAGCTTATCACTGTACAGCAAATCTATTAAATCATTAACAATAATCTGTCTAGGTCTACGAATATTATAATCATAGTAACTTGTATTTCTCTGATAAAACGACTTAAAATCATTGAGATTACGCAGCAAGTACTCAAAATTCTTTATTCTATTAGAGAAACCGCTGCAGTCAGGAATATCTTCAAAGTGAGTAGGTATACAAGCTTGCATACTCTTCATACCAGCTTTTGTAGTTTTAACGCCATTTACGAAAAACTTAAAATAACCAGTTTTAGGAATAATTATCTTTATACGGTTTTCTCTCTTTGTATCTACAAGATGTAGTGTAGCCTCTTCAGACTTTTCATTATAAGTAACAGTATTATACTCATACTCTACTGAGTTATCAATTTGTATATTAGCATACTTATATATAAAGCTGAAAATATTCTTTTCACGATTTGAGTCAGAGATACTGTTAAATAATTCAATCTGCTCTTTACTCATATCCAGCAGCTTATACATTTCATCATTATTAATGAATTTATCATACGTTTGCGTACTTAACTGTACTGCAGGCTTGACTACATCAATAAAAGGTCTCTCTATAAGCATAGAATTCTTTGCGTCTAAATCAGTAATTATGATAGCATCAAATTCTTCTTCGCCTTTAGTATGATATGCTGTAAGATTATTTGAAACGTAGCAATTAGGCAAAATAGTATAAACATAATTATCTATTTTTACAGAATAATACTGCACTTTCTCAACAGCGTCACTGATTAAATAAAACTTATCATTAAATCTTACACGAATACTGTCATAATATTCACGATGAATATATAAATCGTACATTAAAGCAACTTTATCTTCTTTTAAAAGATTATCTTTAATGTAAGACTTAGCAACCTCTTGTATTGCGTCACTTAAGAAACTTACTGGATAAGTTAACTTAGTCGTGTATTCTTCATTTGTAGAGTGATTTATAATTTTAACTAATTCTCTATTTTTAACATACTGAGGTTCGAATACGTCTACTTTTTCGTATAGCTTATTCAAAAGCTCTTCAGCATTCTGAGACTTTAGCCAAGTTTTAGTGCCTATCTGTACTTTCATATATCTCTCCTCTTATACAATTCTGCTTTAATATCATTTATTATATCAGGCAAAGCTACTGGTGTAAGATTATGTGCGTCTAAGCCTATGTGATAAACATACGGATAATCATTATAAAACTTCACATCCTGATGAATATGACCGAATAGACATATTGCGCTATGCTTTAGTTTAAAACGCGAAATATCGTCTCGTATTATTGAAGGATAATGACTAAGGTAAAATTGCTGTTTATCAATCTTTATTAAATGAGCATATCCTAGCACTGTAGTGTTTGGCGCTTTAGCGTATATCTTTGCTCTATCTGAAGTGTCGTGATTACCTAGCACAATAAACTTCTGTCCTTTAAGCTTATTGAATAATTCAATACTCTCTTTATTATCGCCAAGCATAACATCGCCAAGAATATAGACTGTATCAGAATCGTTCACTGTCTTATTCCAGTTTTTGATTATAGCTTCATTCATCTCACCGATAGACTTAAAACCTCTTGCGCCGTATATAAAGTCTTTATCGTGATTAAAATGTAAATCGCTTGTAAAGTAAATCAATCGTTATACTCCATATTTGTTAAAATCTGTTTCGAATACAAACTGCTTGTCACCCCAAGAAATATCTACGAGTGCGTACTTACTTATTTCTTTACCGTTTAATTCGAATACCACTTCATCAACATCTTTAAATAAGTCAGCACTATCAAAAATAAAATCTGAGATAAATACATGGTTTTCGTTTGTATGAAGAATTAGTTTTCTACCAGACTTACTTATATCATATACTGTTGCATATCTAGTTTTATCCCAGTGCTCACAATGAGCTAATTCAATAGTAGCATTTATTTTATCTTTGCTGAGATAATCTACAAAGTTTTCTTTAAAATAATTAATATTCATAGATTCTCCTTTTAAATAGGTAATGGCAGACTACACTCAATGTAGTCATGTAAACTCTTACATTTTTTAAAAGAGTATTCGTCACCGTCTACAGCAACATACTCATAGACATCTGTTAATTTCTTATCTATAAGAAGATTTAGTAGTACTGCTGGGTCTAAGCACTCACCTTCAAATACCTTTTCGTCATCGAGGAAAAGGATTGTATAGTCTTCATCATAAAATATTCTTGCTACCATTTAATCTCCTTTAAATCTCTTCGTCTTTAGTATACATAACGTGTCTTATATTCACTGTATATAAGCAATTGCCTTCGTTTCTTACAAGAATCATTGGCATATTCTTAAAACCTACACTGCTATTAACTGCTGAATAGTAGAGCGCAATATCATTTTCGTTATTTGTTCTAACTATTTTACCATCTGTCATATAAAAACTTAATACTCTCATAAAAATACCTCTCTATGCTTTTTGATATAAATATCTTAACATAAAGAGGCAAAATTGTAAACAATTACTTATAGCAGTGCTCTATTTCTATAATAAAAGCATATTCTTTTTTACTTAAATCTAAGTATACATTTTCAAATAGCTTTACTTTGTCTAGAGTGTCAAAGTCAACAGCGTCTTTCATTACAAAACAAATGCTAGACTTATAATCACTGATGTAAAGAATTCCATTATACTTACAAAAATCTTTAAACGAAATATCAGATATAAAATCGTTTAGACTATCATTCAAAGCTTCTCGTTGTGCATATGTAAAAAGTGTATTATTAGTAATATTATTACAATGAATTTCAAAGAGTAAATAGTCATCTATCTTCTTAGATTTTTCTAGTTTTCTTGGGCTTTTGAAGTATATTTTAACTTGCTGTTTAAGAAAATTAAAGTAATCTTCTAAAGAGTGTATACCAGCTGCGTTCAATTCATCTTTTGTTAAAGGCAGTTTTCTGATTTTCTCTTTTGCAGAGTAGATATTCTTTATGTTACGCAGATATTCGCATGTAGCAGTAAATGTATTACATAGTGCGTTTTTTTGATATGCGTAAAAAATCATACAGCATAAATGGCGTCGCACACAAAAATATCATAGTAACTATACCTGTTACGCAAGTACATATAATATCGAGTATCATAACATCTGGTATATCTTTTATATACACAAACTTACAAATAAACGAACCTAGAGGATATGATACAAGCAAAGTAAATATAAAAATAGCAGTAAATATCTCACCATCGTAAGCGTCTTTAAAACTTATCTTATTCTTCATCTCTAACTCCTCTTAACATAATATCATCATACGGAATATTACAAACTATATTGTAAGTGATGTTTCCATTCATTTCTTTGAATGTTGCAATGACTTCTGACTCTTTAAATTCAATTTCTGCTATGAAACCACTTTTTGAATATGTTGAAGCAATTTGTTCAAGTCTTTTTAATACAGCGTCTTTCTGCTTTTGGCTAATCATTATTAACTCCTCCATAAAGAGACTTTAGTGCTGCTACAAGCTCTTCGTCTTCTATTTGATATAAAGGCAATCTATACTCTAGATTTAAGATAAGCTGTCCAAGTCTTAAATCTGGATATTGCTGCCATATTTTCTCTATTTCATTTAAAATCTTTGGAATTCTCTCTGGGTTTCTCATAATGTTCCTCTTTAGATGCATATATTTACTATAACATCAATTTGGTCGTAGTAACTAGCGTATACACCTTCAAATATTTCTTTATCTGGTGAACTTTCAAATAATGTCCTATGGGCTAAGCGTATCTCTGCGCCTTTAAATAAATATAGTTTTACAGGGCTATCTTTAAATCTTGAATCGTCTTTCCACTGATTGAGCTTACCTTCACATACATCAAGAATTAGCTGACGAGTAAATTCTGAAAATTGCCTTGATTGCTCTTTTGTAAAAAATACTTTATCGTTTAATTCAAACGTATAGTTGACACTGTCATCATCAAAAATGTCGTGCGACGTTTTAATGTTTTTACGAACATAATCAAAGTATTCTTCTAGTGAGTTGATGTTTAGCTTTTCTAGCTCATCATAAGTTAAAGGCATTTTACTTATATTATTTTTCGCTCTTATGACACGCGGTAAAGCGCTAAGATACCTGACGATAACCATAAGCGCATACACGAAAACTGCTAATGCAACAAACAGTATAAAACCCCAGAGAGTGTAAATGAAGAATGAGGCTAGATTGAATGCATCAATCGCGTCATGAATTCTAGCTAACTGTCCGAGTGCTATCGACATCACTACGGTTATAAGTACTTGTAACTCAGTATCAAACACTTTCGTGAGTTTAACTTTTCTTTTGATTTTATTATCCATTGACGTCCTTTCATGTTGGCAGCCAGATTTAACTTCTGACTGCTGTTTTTATCATAGGTGATAGTTTATATTAAATTAGCATAAAAGTTTACGAGAGACGATTCTGGAGTTTCTGAGATATATCTGAGAGCTATATTTCGTTAAGCTTATTAGAGATGTCGATATTAGCTTCAGTGATAAAATCTACGTACTTCAGTTTCTCTTCAGTAGTTATGTTCCTTACATTTCTTTTTAAATCAAGTACATCGTGTCTATCAGACTTACGCGCAATTGAGACTAATTCAAAACGTAAATACATTTGTTCACTATCTACAACCGCTTTATCTGCAACTAACTCAGCAGTGATAAAGAAGTTTTCAAAACCAATAATTGCTTCTGATTTTGCGCAGATAGCAAAATAATCACCTCTTATAAGATGACGTAAGCTTCGTACTTTACTCTCACTAAGAATATTATTCAAAGCGTCTTCAGCAAGCTTAGAATTTTTTATTGTCTGTATATTTTCTTTCAACTTGTCGTACTGAGTATTAAACTCGTCAATCTTTGTCTTAAGATTCTGAAATGCTTTACTGCGCTTCTCTTCTATATTCTCGCCAAACTTATTCACACGATTCTTGTCAATCATATCAGCTTTAATAAATCTTGTTTTTACTGTAACGATTGTGTAATCAGATATAAAACAATCTACTTTAACAACATCTTCAAGCTCTTTTGTAGACGCACATTTTACAATACTCTTATTAAATGCGTCTCGAATAAATGCGCATTCAGCAGATATATCACAGTTAAACGCCACTTCTTTACTAACTCTAATGCCTTTTAGCTGGCGTCTAATCTCATTAGCATTACCTGAAATAGTATATGTTGAGTCAGAACCAAATGTCTTGATTATAACTTCGTACTTTTTAAAAATCTTTGATAACATAACGTAAACCTCTCTTTCGATATTTTCTATTATATCAAAAGATATTTAGTATGTAAACAAAAAAAAAATACAGCTTAATGCTGTATTTTATAGCCCATCATAAATATCAAAGAATGATTCGCAAGCTCTTAAGAATCTAGACTCTTCTTCGCTTAACTCTCCAGCTTTCTCATAAGACGGGCTGCCGTGTCTTGATACATCGACGTATATGTCATACTTTTTTGTTTCGTCGTTGTATTCAATATAGTCGCCTCTATACATAACTGAACGTTGTTTATGTTTCAATATTTGTACAGTTTCATCAATAGTACAACTTAGAGAACCAGGTTCTACATCAATATGATTAAATGGAATTCGCATAATTTACTCCTTGCTATTTATTGCATCGACTACAGCTTTGTATATAACGCAAGCATTTTTGATAAATTCGATATGCTCATCAGTAATCTCAACATCTAGATAATTAAGTTTTTTTAATACATCAGTGATGTTATCATAGCAGATTAAGTGCCTGAAGGCATTTCCTGATACGAACCTGCTGTATAAGTCAATTCTTTCGTTTTTATATGTTATGGCTTCCGTTTTATAGTCAAAATCAAAGTTATTGAACACTATATCGTCTACTACGTCTGACGCACGTCTTTCTGTGTATTCATACTCATCATACACATCAATATCTTTACCAATCTTCGCTTCTACTTCGATAGATGCATCATTGTCAATCTCTATTTTAAAGTTATTGTCAAGAACAAGCTCATTAAAGTCATTGAAATGAATATGAGATTTAATGTAATCTGTTCTAACATACTTTTCTACATAATTAGATATATCAGATAAATCAATCTTACAAGCAAGTTCTGCGAATTTATAAGCGTTTGTACCCTCACTGTTCGCAACAAGTCTTTTATCAGCAATATTCTCGCCTCTATCATTTGCACGCTTACATTTAACGTCTAAGTACGTGTTGTATACGTTAAACTTTACTTTATAAAGAATGTTATCACGCACGAATTCAACTGAATCGCTGTATTCTTCATCAGTGCAGTACTTACTTACTTCATTAAGTAAGTTAACAAAATATACTCTAGTGTCTTTAGGGCAAGATAGTTTCTTTAATTTGCTTACAGTTCTCTTAACTGTATCATTTTTAGAATCAAAGAACAAATAGAACACACTACCATCTTCAAATGTATTTAAGTTGCGTGTTTCTATCTCTACTCTGTAGTTTTTAACTACTCTCTTTATTACATCATATTCGTATACAAACTGTTTCATGATTTATACTCCATTTCATATAAGATAATCAATTTATTACATTATATACTATATGATAACAATTGTAAACAAAAAAAAAGAGCTAAAATTAATTAGCTCTTTAAAAAAGATTAATTCTTTTTGTCTACGTCTTGAATTTCATCATCAAGAACTACCTTAACAGGAGTATGTTTTTCTACTGACTCTTCATCAATCGCAGACTGAACTCCAAGCTTAGTGCCTAAAAAACTACCGAGCATTGACTTAATATCAATACCTAGAGCGTCTTTCAAACCACTATCAAGCTGAGTTAGAGACTTAGTAGTATCTTCGACTAACTTAGCTTGATTACCCTCACCGTAGAGAGTAATAGAGTCAATGTTCTCAAGAGGCTTAACAATATTCGCAGACATCTCTACGTAAGCCTTTAGTACAGACTCAAGTATAGCAGCCTCTCCGTACTGCTTCATCGCTTCAGCTTTTCTTAATAGCGCATCAGCTTCAGCCTGACCAACCATCTCAACCTTTGCTGCCTCAGCCTCAGCCTCAAGTTTCTTAGCTTTGGCATTTGCTTCTGCGACAGCTTTAATCGCTTCAGCCTCTTTCTGAGCAGCGTATAGCTTAGCATCTTCTTCGTTATTTCTTTCTGAAATAAGAACATTTCTACGAATATCGATTTCTCTCTGTGCTTTTACTGCGTTAGCGTCTGCAGTCACACTTTCTTTTGTTTTTCTCTGCTCTTCTTGTGCTATAGAGTATGCTGCCTCAGCTTCAGCATTCTTCTGATTTTCAAGCTTAAGCAGCTCTGCTTTCTTGATTGCGAGCTGATTCTGTCTTTCAGCAATAGTTGTTTCTGATTTAACCTGTGCTTCATTTGCTTCAAGATTAGCATTTGCCTGCGCTACGGCAATTTCTTTTTCAGCGTTTGCTCTTGAGATTTCAGCAGATTTCTGAATAGCTACTGTATTCGCAATACCAAGATTGTCAATAACTCCAATGCCTGCGTCATCAATATTCTGTATATTAAATGATACAATCTCTAGACCCATTCTAGCCATATCAGTGATTGCGTTCTCTTGAACCATTTGCGCAAAAGCTTTTCTATCATTCATTATGTTTACAAGAGGCATACCACCGATAATCTCTCTTAGATTACCTTCAAGTACGCTAACAATCATTTCGTTAATATATTCTGAACTTCTATTCAAAAAGTTTTCAGCTGCTTTCTTAATTGACTCTTCGTCATTTGGTATCTTAACTACAGCAACTGAATCAACCATAATATTAATATAATCGGCAGTAGGTATAGTCTTAGATGTTTTAACATCAACAGACAACATTGCTAGTGAGAGCTTATCAACTCTCTGTAGAAAGGGTATCTTGATTGTAGACTTACCTGAAATATACTTAGGTTTTCGTTTAAGACCTGAAATGATGTAAACCATATTAGGTGGTGCTTTTACATAACCCATAAGTAGTATAATACCTACAAAAAGTATAATACCGACAAAAATTAACAGCGCATAAGTAAAATCTTCCATATTATTCTCCTTTATTCTTCATCTTCTCTAATGTATACGCGTTCAACATATCTTAGATTTATGATAACATTGCTTAGTACTGCGAATTTGCTCTCTGCTTGTACACATTGATAAAAATATTTAATGTCTTCTTCGTTGTTGACATGAATAACATCACCAGAGTTATACATCCAAATTGATAGTGTCGTCACTGATTACCTCCTTCGACTATAAATGTTGCAGTGTTATTTCTACGACAACATCATTTAATGTGTATATGCTTAATAAGCTAAATAACTTTTTGTTAATATAGACTTTCATACCATTTCCAATATCATACTTATCGAAATAAGGAATATCTGTTACTATACTACCTACTTCAATATTAGCAATATTTGAGTCAATAGCAGTATTCAAGCATTTCTTTCTAAGACGCGCAGTATTACTCATATACTTTAATACTTTAATATGCTCTTTTATTGTTGCGTCTTTTGTCGTTTCTAGTAATTCATCAAAAACTTCATTACAACAGCGTTCATTTAGTTCGCAGTACTTTTCTTCAAGCTCTGCAAGTTTTTTAGATTGAGAATCTATGTTATCTTGAATAACTTGCATTTCAGCTACTAGTAAATTATTTGCGCATTCTACTTCTTCTAATTTCTTTTTAATATCCAATAGAATCTCCTACTTTCTACTTAACGTCATTTATAATTATCATAGTGAATACTGAAGATTACGTTATTCTCGTCTGTTTTTACTATAAGTGCGTGCATGTCATCATCAAAATTAAATGAATATTCATAAGTTATACACTCGTCGTCATCGTGTCTATACATTCTATAGAAATATGAGCCTGTGAATAAGTCACCTTCTTTAAGCTCAGTCATGTCGGTATCAATTATAATGTCAATGAATTCAAACTGATAGTCAGTAGTTATTGACTCATTATATGCATATCTTACAGCCTTTAAAAACTTCTGCACTTCAGTCGATTTAGCGTTTAATTCAAGAGTATCAATAATTATATTATAACATTCATCTGGAATTCTGTACGCATACTCTTTAAGTTTCTCAATTCTTTCTTTATACTCTACCATAAAAACTCCTTAGAAATAATTAAGCTCAATATCAGTAACAGTATTGTTTTCAGTTTTTTCTTTTATTATTATTATATACTACGCTATGTAATATGTAAACAAAAAAAATGCTATAAGTTAGGCGATGCAAAAGTTATAGACGCAACTATACCATCTTCAACTTTAACATCAATAAAAGCGATAAAGTCTTCAACATCGAAAAATATTTCTCTAAACGACTGGTTGCCATATCTATTTTGCAGCATAAAAGGTAAAGGCTTATTTATTTCTATGTCAGTGAAATGATAGTCTCTACAGAGAAAAACACTACGTAGTATTTCATCAAGATTATCGTCGTTACCTTCAATATTTTCAAGTACGTACATAAGCATATCACGCACAGCATCATTCTTAGAATTTTCAGCCATTTCTTTAATTATCATATAATTACCTCTTTAATTATGAACTAAGGTATTAATTATTCTTCTTCATAAGAATATACAACGTATCTTGGATTGATTGTGCAGTACGTGCTATTGTATTGCTTATATACAAATGGCTTTTCGTAAGATTCGCTCTGTATGTGTATATAGTATTCGTGAATGTCTTCTTCGTTTGTAATTCTAATTGTTTTATATTCAGGCAAGCGGTTTAAGCATAGTACAAGTGTTTTCATAATTTTTACTCCTTGTTATTACATCAAATTGTATTCATATATTACACGTGTAACAAAATCATCAATATTGATTTTTGAATAAGTGTAACCTTTATTCCATTTAAAAGGCTTGCCATCATAAAGACGTGGTGTAACTTCAATACAGCCATCACAATACTCAAGCACTTCAATTATCTTACGCTTTTCTTTATCAACTTTAGCGAACATACTATATTCTTCATATAAATCGCCAAAACCACTACCAAGCATATATCTTTCATCGTTTATCATAAAATAAACTCTATAGGGATAAGGAATATACTTTGTTATTTTTACTTTGTTGTTTTTCAGTAAATCAATGATTTCTTTATTTGTCATAATAATTTCCTCTCTTTATATATTTATTATAACAAATATATAAAGAGATGTAAACAAAAAAAAAATGTACCTCGTGCGGTACATTAATCATTCATACAACTTCGTATTAACATCTTGAATGTTCTTTCATCTATTATATAAAAATTCTCTTCATCTGGGCCAAAATTAAATACTACAGCAGAATTATCTTTATTCATAAACATCTGCTCTTCTCTATTCTTTAATATCCAGTCTTTCTTGATACTAAATGAATTTTGTTTCTTAGTGCAAGTCTTACATTCAAGTAACCAATCATCGAGTAAAACGTCACCTTTTACAAAAGGAGTAGCACCAGAGTTAGGCGTACGCTTGCCATTCAGATTTTTTGCTACTGCGTCTTCTTGCTTTTTACTATAATAGCGTGTGGGCTGTATTTCATCTTTTTTCTTTACTCTTGCTCCTACTGCCATTTACTCATCCTCTATTGAAATAAGCATATCAACTAAATATCTCTGTAAGCTACTACATCTTATTCTACATCGCTGAATATTATCTAGAATTCTATTTCTTGAAATATCACTACGTCTTATACTCTCGAGATAAGAATTATTTCCTGCTAAAAAATTAGTCAAAGCTGCATAAATACCCCAGTCAAGAGAGGTTATCTCATTTTCAGGATAATATTTATGTAGATAATAAGCAACATCGTGCACTAAATTTTTCTTATTCAACGATTATCTCCACTTCAACTCTTGGGTTTTCTTTGTCAGTTTCTACTGTATCTGAAAAACTCTTTACAAACTTGCGGCTGTCATCTTCTAAGATGCCTGCAGTAACAAGCGCGTCTTGAATAAATTTCTTAGCAAAAGACACGTTATCAGCATCGCGTCTATTGTTAGGCTCATACCACTTATAATTGATATGTACGGGATAGTTGTCTATTCTCGCTAGCGTACCCTCTTCAACAGCCTTATGTATACACTCTAGTATCTGCTGCTCTGTATTCTTTTTCATACTACCACCAACAAAACGATTATGTCTGTTAGCACGTGTGTATTCATTGAGATTAGGTAATCTACCGTCGATTGTGAAATGCATAATTATCCCTCACATAGCTTTCTCAATAACTCTTCTGCACGCTCTGATGCTTCTCTTTCAATCTGATTCCACTCATCGTCGTTTTTATTATGACGTATTTCTCTACGAGTATAGAGTAGTGCATCAAGCGCATCAGCTAGTTTTACGAGAGTCATTGCATCTTCAACTTTTTCGCAATTCTCCATAGCTCTATAAAAAGCAGGTACTGTCTGCATAGCGTCTCGTTCTAATTTCTTTACAAGAGTCTTTAGCTCAGGGTTCTTTTCTTTAATCATGTAATTAACATCACCTAAGCTAGTTTCTACGCTTTCTACATAGTCGTGTACACAAGCATACTTCAATGCTGCAAAAGTAATTTCATCGGGAATGCAAAGTAAATCAGCAAGATAAACTACAATCTGACTTACAAACAACTGATGCTCTGCATCATTCTGAGTAAACATAAAATCTCTCAACTGCCAGCGGTTTACTCTACTCTGACGGTATAGCTTTAAATCTTCAAGCTTATGTATTAGTTCTGTAAAGTTATTCACTTTCTTTCTCCTTTTAATAGCTCTTTATATTCTTTTTCAAGCAGCATGCCAACTTCTGCTGATGGCTTATCAATACTATACTTTTTCATAATATCTGAGCCTGTAGGCGCTTTTATTTTACTAAATTTATCTGTAAAATCTACGCCTCTAAGAATTGCGTACTGCTTTGTAACTTTTTTGTCTTTTAGAAACGCTTTGAAAAGCTGCACTTCATCGGTAATTCTTGACAGCTCAATCAACTTTCTCTGCTTAGTAGACTTAATCATCTCAGGAATCACTTCAGCGTCTTTGTACAAAAATGCGTACATTAAGTCAATGTCTTTTACTGGAAAACTCTCAATGAATCTTCGATGAATGTTTTATCATCAATATGCTTAATAATCTTTTTCTTAATATCTGATACGCCACCAAAAGAATCAATAATCTCATCAGTAAAGATATTCTTGTAAATAGCATTTACAGTAAAGTCTCTTCTTCTCTGAGCATCTATAATAGGAAGATAAGGTACAAGCTCACAATCGAAATCAGTATGCTTATCACCAGTCTTAGTTTCTACTCTAGGAATAGATATATCAAGCTCACCAAGCTTGTAGATGCCGTACTGCTTGCCAATAAGCTCTACTTCTTTAAAACCAAGCTTTTCAGCGCAGATATTCAGAATATTCTCAAGAGTTTCTTGCTCGACATCAAATACTTCAATGTCGATATCTTTACAAGCTCTGTTTAAGAATTCGTCTCTTACGCAACCGCCTACGAAATATGCTCTATCAGTATAAGGTTGTAGTTCTTTCTTAAAAATCTCTAATTCTGTGAACATCTTTACTTCTTTCTGTAATCTACAAGTCTCATTCCATCTGTACGCTTGTTTTCAATATGCGGTCTATCTTTTAGTAGTTCACGAGTATCGCAGCCGTGCGCTGTTACAATATGATAGCCATTTGGAGTTTTGTATACTTCAATCTCTACAGGCTTAAAAATCTTGTATAAGTCTTTAAAGAATTCTACAAGCAGACTTTCATCAGTAGAGTCAAAATCGAACAACCACTTTTTAGTTAGTAGCTTACTTGTCATACTAAGAGAAATAAGTGTGTTGTTGATGTTCTTCAGTTTTACGTTTTCGTCTGTTAGTAGCTTAACTACTAGAGCTTTCTTTAAAACTTCTTCATCGATAGTGTTGAATGCTGCATAAAATCTACAAGTCTCACCTTCGACACCTTGCTGTACGAATTCTTCAAATTCTTCTTTTAGTTTTTCAATATCGTCGAACTCTTCATCTGTCACTAGCTTAAACTTTTTCTAATCTTGAAGTTCTCTACGTCTTTGTTGTCTTTAGCTCTTGACTGAAAAGATATTTGTCTTAGTGCTGTCATAAGTATACCTCCATAATATAAATTCATTATATCATTAGAGTATATAAATGTAAACAAAAAAAAAATGCACTGCAGTAAAAATACTACAGTGCACTATAATCACTCATTGTCTTTAACGTTGTTATTCTCTACGCTATTCTCTTCAGCACGCAATTCATCAAGTACATCTTTATCAAGCAATTCAAGATTTACTTCTTTGTTACCTGCAAGAGCGTTGTTTATCTTTTTTACGTACTCTTGTGTAAACTCAGGATGAGTATTAAAGAATTCTACAAGCGCAGGCTTACCTCTGAAACTACATTCAGTACCGTCAACAGTAAGAATCTCTCCTGTTTCTAAATCAACAATCTGGTATGTTACATTAGTCGGTCTATTAATATAACCAGCTTTAATAGCAATATCAATAGCGTCAGAAGAGGTGTCAATGCCTGTATCATATTTATATGTAATATAACCACCGCCTCTTGAAATATTACTTACTTTATTTTTAAAGATATTGAATACAATCTTAAAACCGATAGCATCTTCACCGTTAGTTGTCTCAGCGCCACTCTTATTAATAAACTTTCTTGTACCACATCTTATACTCAAAGAAGGATAAAAGCCCATTGCTGTACCACCAGGTTCACTGAACGAAAGAGCGCCATTAGGAAGAGGTGTAGTTCTTGTCTGATTAATAAGTACAAGAATGTTTTTCTTATAATACACTAAATCTTGTACCTGTCTACAGAAGTTATGTAAAGACTTAGCGATATTACCTGCCTGACCTAAATCTTTTTCTATATCAGCATTAAGCTGTCTTGTTGACGCTAGCGCTGCTACACTATCAATAACAATCATTCCGATGTCTTCAGCTTCTTGCATTTCAAGAACCATATCAAAGATAGCCTCTGCGCCCATTCTTGTAGGACTTACGTAGATAAGCTTTTCTCTATCAACGTGAGTCATAGCGCACTGAAAATCAATATCAATCGCGTGCTCTACGTCTATGTATACACACATCGAATCTGGGTTCTCGCGCTGATAAGCTGCGATAGCAGTAAAAGTAAAAGTTGTCTTACCTGCGTGAGGTCTACCTGAGATTTGAATTATACGTCCCTTTGGAAAACCTCCACCAAGAGAGTAATCTGCAGCTAATGCGCCTGTAGGCATAAAATTAACCTTAGGTATTACGTCGCCTCTGATGCATATCTCTTCGTCATACATCTTGTTTAGCTTTTTTGCAATAGATAAAATACTTGCCATTAAAAATTCCTTTCTGTTAATGAGAACTCTTGCGCTCTCTTTTTATTTAGTTGTACTTCTTTTTGACAGAAAAAAGATAAACTTACTAGCAGTGCAGAAAATTCGACTAACAAGGAAAAATGCAAAAATCGTTAGTTCAGTTTTCTATACACATTTAATAAGTTTATCTTAAGTGTATTGTATCATTTAACTGTAAAACTGTAAACAATTTGATGTTAAATATTTCATTTTGTATATACGGTAAAATATAGCTCTGAGATATACTCCAGACGTACCAGAATCGTCTCTCGTAAACTTTTATGCTCTTTTAATAGTAATTACCGCCTACGATAAAAACAGCAGTCAGAAGTTAAATCTCGATTAATCTCAAGTACAAGCATTCTGCATTATACAACGAGCTAATTCTATTCAAATGATAATGAGCAAAGTACCATCTTCTGTAGCTTAAGTCACAGAGAATACTATCAAAGAAATTTGTTAGTTTATTCTTATCGTACATATAAGCTGAAATGTCATTCAATATATAAGATGAAGTACAGTGAGAAATAACATAATCAAAAGTAAAGTTATTCTCATCTAAAGTCTTAAACGCTCTTTCATACTCTTCGTTACTAGGCAATTCTTCAGACCACCAGTCAACATTAGCAATTCTTCTATGCTTATCAATAGAATCAGCACCGCCCATTGCAAAGAATGTCTTATTTTCAATAGTGTACTTATACCCTCTCATTAAATGATAGATTTTATCTTTTAGTACTTCGTGAGTAGGGTTTCCGTACATCTCAACAATAGGCATTTTATTTAATCTATCGAAATTTTCGTGATTGCCATCTATGAATAGAATATGCTTGTAAGAAACAGAATCAGCAAAGTGATTAAGGAATTCATTGTCGTCTTTTTCATTATGCCACACGCCACCAAAATCACCAAGAATGATTAAAATGTCTTTATCTGTAACTCTTTTTTCTTTTGATAATTCTACTAATGGCTCTAAATCAATTGTTCTATGTAAGTCTCCGTATAGATAAATACTCATACTACTTACACATCTCTTCAATCTCTTCAGTAATGTCGTCAGGGTGTAAGAATGCAAATAGTGGTAAATCATCGAAGCATTCTTCACTTACTTCAAAATAAACCCAGTCAGCATTTTCAAATGAGAATAAACCACCTTTGTAACCTTCATACTTAGAGCCGTCAGTTAGCTTATCAATAATTACTAGTAAATCAGCAAGAGTCATATATTTATCACTATCTTTAAAGAAAATAGCAGGCTGAAAATAATCACCTCTCCAGCTACCAAACCCTCTGTAATAATTATCATCAAGCTTAGTTGTATCTACATAATTTATTCTTACGTCAGGATATTCTCTGCATAATCTCTCTAGAGTTGCAATGTTCATCATATTTTCCCTTTCTATACGAGCTTAAACTTAAATTCTCTTTTTGCGTCTTTAAAGAATATCAAAATATCGTTAGCGTACTTCTTATCAGATTTTATTTCAATCTCTTCTGTTTTATACTCACTCATAAAATACGTTGGTAAGTGATTTGATATTCTAATTCTTACTTCGTCTTTTTCAAATATCATTGCGTTATTGACTGTATACTCAAAACCTGCAAGCGCATTGAATAATTCTGCTTTATTCTTATTAGTCGACGTATCGATGTATAAATATACAGAGTCGTTATGTTCAGAAATACATACTTTATTTATCATGTCGGCAGAGAAAGCGTTGATTATTGAAAATACAAACTCTTCTCTTTCAGTAAGGTTATTATAAATATTCTCGTATGTACTAATTGCTGCGTCAACGTTTGAGATAGTTCTGTCATTCGCAAATAAATCACATTCTTTTTTAATATGTAATGCTGTATTAGAATTATAATCTGATATAATCTCTTTTGCAGCCAACTGCGCTTGTACATAAACATCAGCGATTTTACGCTTTAGCTCTTTACTGTCTTGCAGCGCAGTGAATTTTACTGTCTTTAAATCAAAGAATGGGTTTAAAACAAGCGCATACTTATTATTTGAATCTTTCTTAGCGAAGAGTAGTTCTCTGCCTACTAGCTTATCGAGATTATCATAAACATAAGATGTGCTTTTATTCAGATTATTAGCAAATTCTTTAGTTGATATTTTAAGTTCCATACGTTAAATCTCCTTTAATAAGAAGATTTTAACACAATAAGGCGCAAAAGTAAACTATTGAGCAAGCTTTTCTTTTACTAGCTTTACTATAAGACTTGGCATTGCTTTATTAAGAATTCTCTGATTAAAATATGAATCAGGGTTATCTTTAATATAATCATTCTTTACATCTTCTAAGTATGCAGGAATGATAGTGCCAAGGTTTCTTACTGATAATTCGACATCTCCTTTAGAGAGCAGATTATCTAGTCTCTGCATAGTGAAATATCTCTCAATGTTATCTTTAAAGTTAATCTCATCACCAGTTAGTACAGGCGCTTCTTTCTTTCTGCTCTTAATCTCAGCAAACTGCTCTGTCTTATGCTTTACTCCTAGATAATTGCACACTACTCCATTATCAAAAGCTAGTATTTGCCCATCAAAAGGTTTATATACTAGACCCTCAATAGGACCACCAAGCCTTGATGTCTCAGGCAGTTCAGTTGTAAGCCACTCTCTAAGAGGTTTAACTTCTGTAAAGAATGGTACGGTTAATTGACCAAAAATGTGAAGCAGCTCTTCAGCAGTTAGAGTATAAGCTCTGTTATCTTCAAATACGAAAACATCAAACACTCTGAATTCTTTTATACCTGCTTTATTTTCAGCGTATTCCATATTCTGAATACCACTACCATATAACTCACCAAAGATGATTACTTTAGTTATGTCGTTTTCTTTCTTGCTTAGATTTACTGAACCTTCAAGAATTGATTTTGCAATACTCTCAATGTCTTTAAGGTTGTTAGTAGTTGCGAGATAACTACCAAGAGCTTTATCATCAAGCGTTACTTCTCTATTTCTACTGAAATATCTAGTAGAGTCTTTAGTAAACTCTATCGACATATTACTACCGTGAATCTTCTCAGTAGCATAAAACTCTTCGTCAAGAACAGCCATGAGTTTTCTCGAACTTGTAATATTACAATGATTTTCGAGTGATGGATATTTTAACATCTTAATCTCTCCTTATCTCCACTTTGAAATATATACGTCTTCTACGTCAAACTCTTGACCGAGTTTATTTTGCAGCGCAGCATGAGTTTCTGGCACTATACGCTTTAAACAGTCTTCTATAATCTCATAGTTTCTATTGAATACATTAGCGCTTGCGCCAAATGAAACATTATAGAATATACTAACATTTTCGCCATCTGTACAGTCAAACGGAGTAAACATAAACTCATCACTATTTGCGAAATAAGTCAAATAGTACGGAATGATAATATCAGTTAGTCCTGAACTAAATCTGACTACGTATTCAGTAAATGAGCATTTATGCTCAGTAGTGTCTAAATAGAATCTCGTGTCATTCGCTGTTATTCTCTTTAAACGCTCAACAATAGCATCAATTCTTTTTCTGTTTAAGCTTTCCATTTCATTGAGCTTACGCACAAAATCGTAGAATAGCGGTTTTTCGCAATATTCAAGACTATTGCCGTATACACAAATGCAAGTTTCATCGATATACTTCAATAGCTCTACAGTCCAAACGTTAAGAATATAATTACTTAAATCACGCACTTTCTGCTCTAAACTTTTTGCAAACGTATGATTAAACACAACACCATATATAATACTGATTTTATTTTCATCTGTAACGTCATTCTGTGTAAAATAAATCTCTTCAGTAGACTTATCAATCGTCAAATAAAACTCTTTCGCATAAGTTGTATGACTGATTCTCGTACTGCCTTTATACTCAAACTCAAGTACAGAATTATCAAAAGTTAAATAATAATTCTTTTTACTTAGTACGCGCGCAAACTCATCTGCATTTTCTCTGATTAGCTTATCAGTGCGCTTCAATTTTCTAATAAATCTAAAACGATTAAACATTATTTTTCCTTTCCGAGTATACGGTCTTCATAAATAAAAAACTTGCTGCTTAAATTACTACTCAGTGTGTCTAAGTTAGACTCAATAATTTTTCCAATCTTACTTTCTATCAGTTTGCGATTTATGCTATCTCTGTTTGCTTTATAGTCATAGAGGACAGTGTATAAAATACTCACATTTTCATTATCTGTACAATCATACGCTGTAAATTCAAGCGTATTTTCTGCAGAATAATAAGTTAAATACACTGGTGAAACATTATCATATTTTAAACCATAGCATATTTTGTTTTCATCATACTGCTCATTATAAGCAGAAAGCACTAATGAAAAACCGTTATCAAGATTGTTTATATCTTGTATCAATCTTTCAATACGAGATTGATTTTCTTTATCTGCATTATCAAGCAATTCAATAAATTCTTCGAATTCATCTTTACTCTTGTAATATATTGACGAGCCTGCAAAATTAAACTTATAAAGCTTAAACGTTATATCACGTATAGCTTGTCTTAATCGTGTTACTTTTGCGTTTATTTCTTTTCTTCTTTTATGCTCTCTATCACTATTATAACTATAAATAACAGTATATAGAATGCTTACGTCTTCTGAGTTAGTTTCATCTTTATTCGTAAAACAAAATGTACCGTTTTTATAAGTTAAAAACACGGGCATAACGAAACTTCCATAGCAATATTCGACTGCTGTATCTTCAAAACATTCGTCATTCTCGTTTAAGTCTAAACGCTACTCTTCTTTATCAGTAACAGTTTTGTTTAATGCTGCTATTGTCTTATCAGCTCTTTGTACAACTAGTTCAGGCGCGGTGTCTAACATTTTTATAAAGTTTCTATATTCAAACATAATTCATACCTCTCAATATTATTATAAATTATATGCATGTATTTGTAAACAAAAAAAAATGCTGTAGTAAAATATTACAGCATATAAATCACTTAAGCAGACAGCCACAATCAAAATTATCTAAATCAATAACTTCTTCAACGCTGTCGTCTGTGAACTGCTTGATATATGTCTGATTTCTTACTACGCTCTTATAAATATCAATGTCTTGTATATCTTCGCATACATCGCAAGATACAATATCAGATGTCGTAACGCCCGATAGTAGATAAATGTATATTTCATCTTCAGATGAATAAGTGTCTACTAGCACGTTACAGATGTTACGAGACGTATTTACGTCGACTAGCATATCATATATTACGTTATTAGCGAAGTAATCGACATTCTTAGACAAATCTGAAATCATTAACTTCATATCTTCTGGACAACCACCGCCATAAAACAGTCTAACATCAAATAAGATGTAATCTCTTACTGATTCGTCTATTGAGATATACTCAGCAGCATAACCGTTTTTATTAGTGTTAGTCATATCACCAGAGTACGCTAAGCTGTATTGATGAGTATAACCATTCCAACCAATGTGGCAAGAACGTGTCTTTGCATGTAAGTCTATATCAACGTGCTCCGTATCCCAGTAGACACCAACGCTGTAGCTCTTTCTAGGTAGAGTAATCTTTGTACAAGCAGGTAAATGACCAAGCATACGCTTTAAAGATGTAGGCATAGCGATATCTACATTCTCTGGTAGCTTGATATTCAAAGACTGAATATGCTTACGGATAACATCTTCAAGAGCGTTTACTACTTTTCCTGTTAGTCTCTTAGAGCTTACCTTATCTGTTATAAACTTCTTGCCATTTCTAATAGTATAGATAGTAAAATCGTCATTTGTTCTCTGCTTATTCGCATTGAGAATCTGAGTAGCCTTAACTACGTTGATATTATCAACCATATCCAGCTGCTCTTTTTCTGATAGCTCAAAAAATCTCTCAATCTTAGTGAACTTCTTTGGAACAGCCTTTGTCTTACTCTGTCTAAGGGCTCTATTTATAAGAGTAATTGTTTCTTTGCTGCAATGTCTCTTGCAAAGCATAAGAATATCTCTGTATCTGTTAGCGTCTCTTACAACATTTTCGAAGTTAGTTGTTAGCTCTCTGTACAAAAGCGCGTTTACAACATAGCCATTCATAAGATAGTACTTCTTATCAAGCTCTCTTACAAGATTACGATTAATGAAAAGAGTATTACCTGTAACAGTATAATTAATCACACGCACAAGAGTATCAAGACCTACAGCATCTGCGCCGATATTAGCGATATACATTACTTCAAGCTCTCTGTTGTTGATGTTTTCAAGCGCAATACCATTTGTTTCAATAAACTCGTAAATGCTGATTACGTCATCAGAGTCAAGAGCGATGTTTGTCTGTACTAGTGTCTTAATCTTTTCAATTGCTTCGTCAAGAGTGATAGTATTAATAAAGTTAATCTTTGCCTTAACTATGCCCTCTATTTCTCCATTGTTCATAGAGAAAACGTTGCCGTCATTACGTAACTCTTCAATATTACTGTATGTTGATAGGTAGTGTATAATCTGCAATACTTTTGCTGTAACTTCGTCTAGTGACTCAACGAATTCCTTGCTATCATAAAAAGTAGCAGTAAGCGCAGCAGCTGGTGTGCCATATTTCTTTGCAAGTTCTGTAGCTATACAGAAATCTATTGACTTAGGTATGACAATAGAAAACTCTTTTAAAAGCTCTGGGTAGAACTTATCAGTCTTATTATCTACTATTACTGCATTAAACAACTTCATTTGTGTTCTTATATCCATTTATTCCTCCGTATAGCTCTCAGATATATCTCAGACGTATGAGATTAACTTCTCGTAAACTTTTACGTACTTATAGTATAATTTATCATTAAAGTAAAAACTAACGCTCAGAAGTTAAATCTGAGCTTCTTTTAAACTAACTAATCTCTCTAATCTTCTTCTGAATCTTAAGACCGCAATAAATAGTAAAGCAAGACGCGCATAGATTAGCAACAATCTTTAGAAAAGAAGGAGTAGGTAATTCAATCTCATTAACAATACCAGTTAGAGTAATAACTCCAACTACAACCAATATTTTACTGATAATATCACAAATCTTAATATTCATACGTAAAATCTCCTTTTTAAATGGTAGATTAATTATAACATACGTGTACGACAATGTAAACAACAATTAAAAGCAATATCTCTTTTTAAATCTTTCAAACTCTTTTTCTACTTTATCTTTCTCACGCTTTACATCTTCTATAATGTACGGTCTATATCCGCAGTTAATTATTTCTCTTAGCTTTATTCTATCTCTATTCTGAACTTGCTTTAGTTTCTGTGTTTTAGATATTTCAATGTAATGCCAAGGGCCATTCCATAAAATCGCTACTTTTAAATCAGGAATTATTATGTCTGCATCCCAGCCATTGAACATACTCACATTGTGTAAAACATTCTCTTTTCCAAAATACTGCTCGCATAATTGACAAAAAGCTATCTCATTCTTACTTCTTAAATTCTGTAATGCTACAAGCTTTTTACCTAATTCACTTCTAAGAGTATGTAAACATTCATCTGAGCAAGTTTTTCTAAAGCGCATATTATAAGATAAAGCTTTACCGCACTGAGTACATCTATTAGTGTTACGTTCATAAGAAATAATATTCTTAGAAATATCGCGTTTATACACTCTATTCAAACCACTTTTACCTATCTTAGCTTTAGTCTCTTCAGAATGTTGACGAGTATTAGCACAACTACGCGAACAAAATCTTCCTGAACCGTAGAAAACTGTCATAACTCTACCGCACTTTTCACACCGATGCTTCTCATCAATCCATTTCTGCGCAAGTGTCTTACGTTTTTCTTTTGCTTTTTCTGATTGACGTTTTCTACTTATCGACGCGCCACTAGAAAAAGCAGATTTTACTTTATTATAAACATCTAGATTACCATACTTATCTAACTGATATGTTTTACAATGCGATTTATGACCGTTGAATTGTTGCGCGTTCATAAATTCTCTGCCACATACGCATTTATACATTTCCATTAAACTAAATCTCCTTTAATAAAAAAAATAGTAGCCGTAAGCACGACTACTACTCTTGGTGCACCATCTTTGATTTGAACAAAGGACCTTGCGGTTATGAGCCGCCTGCTCTAACCTACTGAGCTAATGGTACAAATGGCGGGAAGAGTGAGACTCGAACTCACGCGACTATTACATCCTAGCAGTGTAGCAAACTGCCCTCTTCACCAACTTGAGTATCTTCCCGTATCTGGCGCGTCACGAAGGACTTGAACCCTCATCCTACTAATTCGTAGTTAGGCACTCTATCCAATTGAGCTAGTGACGCAAAAAGTATTGGATGCAGAGGCCGGATTCGAACCGGCGATTTTCAGGTTATGAGCCTAACGAGATGACCTCTTCTCTACTCTGCAATGTATCTGGCAGCGGGGGTGGGACTTGAACCCACAAGCACTAGGCGCAGGAGTCAAATTCCTGTATGTCTGCCAATTTCATCACCCCGCTAAGTGGTGAGTCCACAAGGAGTCGAACCTTGGACAAGTAATTTAGAAGGTTATTGCTCTATCCAGCTGAGCTATGAGCCTGTATGGAGCAGAAGACGAGAATTGAACTCGCAGCCTTTACCTTGGCAAGGTAACGTTCTAACCAATATGAACTACTTCTGCAAATGAAAAGAGAATAGGTAAATTCTCTTTAATAAATAATATTATATCACAAAATGTTTAATATGTAAACATTACTCATAATATTTCTTCAAGCCTTTGTAGTTTTTCTTTATATTGTCTAGTAGCTTTATCTTCAATAGCTGCGATATGTTCTTGCGTAGTTAGTGTTAAAATGTTTCCAAAGATTACGCAAACGCAGAGTAACGATGTGATTACAATATGCAGATATAATAAACTGTTTTCAGTAGCATGTAAACTAAAATAAAAAAAAAATGCAACATAAGTTGCATAAACTGGAGCTGATAGAGGGAATCGAACCCCCAACCTATTGACTACAAAACAATTGCTCTGCCAGTTGAGCTATATCAGCATAGAATCGGCTACTCAGAGCTCTAAGTAGCCATAAAGAGAATCTGTGCACCCGCTGAAGACGGGACTTGAACCCGCAATCTTCTGCTATTGCAGACGTTTAACCAATTAAACTGTAATCAGCGAAATTCTCTTATTGGTAGGCTATTTAAGATTCGAACTTAAGACCTTTCGCGTATCAGACGAATGCTCTAACCACCTGAGCTAATAGCCTATATTTTGGTCACAGTGGCAGGATTCAAACCTGCGGCTGCACGAACCCAAATCGCGCGCTCTATCAAACTGAGCTACACTGTGATAAGTTAGCGCTTAGAGGTTTCTGCCTGTCCTCAGTACAGCGAAGTTGATTAAGCTAGCTGACTTCCTGTCGATTAAGCGCTGGGAATTCATCGAATTAATCACTTTCGATAAATTTAAATAAATTATAACATATTACAACCTAATTGTAAACATCTTTTTACAACAAATTAATATCTGAATTTGTAGTAAGAATAGCATCTACTAGCTGTTTATCTCCAAGTAGTCTTTTCATGCATAAAATGCCAGATTTATGAGATTCTTCTCCACCATTAGAGTAACAGTACTCTGTAAGTACAACAGGTCTAATATTACTCTCAAACAAATCAGTCGCTATCTTTAGCACACAACAGTCTGTATCAACTCCAGCAATAAAAATCTTTGTTGGGTATAAACCGTCATTTAACTGACAAAGTCTCTGAATAAAGTTTGGTGAAATGCAAGTATAAAGACTCTTAGGAAAAACTTCAGTTATATATGGCTGTAGTTCAGATCTAATCGCAATCTCGTCGTTACTTTTTAACTGACACCAACGCATTAGATTTTCGTAAACGCTATTGTCATAGTTTATATATTGAGTTGCTATAACTTCATCAAATAAACAAAGTATGCTCTCAATCTTTTTTGTTAAATCATTTGTTCGTTGATGCTCAGTAAAACCATTCTGCATATCAACAAGAATTAAAATATTTTTCATTTATAGTACCTTTTAAGCATTCTTTTTCAAAAGAGAAATAATTTCTTCATAAATCTTGACTGTCTCTTCTGCACGCTCAACTATTTCTTCGTCTATGCCATCATTAATAGGAGGTAATTCTTGTATAGCATTACCATAATATATAATATTTAATACCTTAAATTTAACGTCTAACGCTGTCTTATCGAATTTATACTCAGCTTTAAAATCTAGACGCACAAACTTTGAAAGCTCAATAGTAATCTTTTTAGTGTGATTAAAGTCTATACGCAATGCTGTATCTCTAAATGGCTCGACTGCAGTATTTTTAAGCAGTTCTTCTTTTAAATGATTACGTGCTGCAACTACAATACTAGAATTATTTGCTACCTCTCTCGCTTTGCTATATCTATAAAGCAGCAAATCTCCATAAGCTTGACGTAGTCTCTTTTCAAGAATATTTTCGCCCTTATTGTTTACTCTATCTTTAGGTGGCATACAACTTACTCTTGATGTAATACATTTGAATGTGACTCTATAAAGTGAGTTGTCTGAAATAAAATGAGCTGTATTGTCAACTTGTCTGTAGTGTACATGCGTGTATATTGTCGAAGCACGATTCATAACATTCATTATGTTTGCAATATTTTCTATATTACGCTCTTTCAAAAATTTCTTTAATTCTTTCATCAAGATATTTCTATTTTCAGCGTAAAAAGATATTGCAAAAATTGGAGTTTCACTATAATCTTGAGTAACACATTCAAACATTTCAATCTTAACGTCAAACTGCTTAAATCTTTTCTTCTTGTAATTGAATTCCATTTTACTTCCTTTCAAAATTGGCAGGAGTAGTAGGACTCGAACCCACATCGTACGGTTTTGGAGACCGACATCATAAGCCATTAGAACATACCCCTATATGGAGACGGCACTCAGAATCGAACTGAGATAAGCAGATTTGCAGTCTGCCGTCTTGAGCCACTGGACTATGCCGCCTTATTGTAATAAAATTGAGTCTAAAGATGTATGAAAAATCTTTCTATCTTTATCTATGAAAATGCTCAATGTACTACTAGATATATCGTCTCTAATCTGACATAGAATATTTTCTTCATCAACTGCATAATACTTTACAGAGTAAGCGTAGCAAGAACATTCAACAAGACGTTCAGATAGAGTATCACCAATGTTTAATTCATCTAGTTTAACTCTATCAAGAATATCGATAAAACATTCAAACGCATAAATGTCAAAGGCTTTAGTAAATGCTACGTCTTGCATAAACTTATAGAAGAATTTGATGTCGTTATTCATTTGCTTATCTTCTTAATATCTTAAATCAATAAAATCAATATCTATTAACTTTTTCGTGTCTTTTTCTGTATAAAGTGCTAATTGTGCATTTTTCGTGTCGATTACGTAATTAATTCTGTCTATTCCTTTAATACAGCGTATATTAAAGTTGTCGTTTGAGCAAACTTCAATACCACCAAAAGTACTACCAATTCGCATAAAGCCAAATAATTCAGCTTCATGCATCGCACTGAATAACTCAATCAATGCTTTTATATCACATCCCCACTGAGCTGTTATAAACTTCTGTATGTCTGCATTACGTGCTTTTATTCTTTTGAATAACTGAAACTCAACATCATTATACAGCTTATCGCGAAAACGTACTGCGTTTACAGCATCTAGCTCAAGTCTAGTTCTTTCTCTTAGCAAGTCTGCATACTCAGTTTCAAACGCGTCAAGACTTGATATAGCGTTTTGTGCTCTATCATCTGCTCTTTCGCAATCCGCTTTACAATTTATTAGTAAATCTTTTATTTCATCTGTCATACTTTACCTCACCTTAATTAGCTTTAAAATTATAAATTGGCTTAATTATACGCTCAATATCTACTGTATCAGCGATTGCAGCCTTAATCTCATCAAGAGGCTTATATGCCATAGGAGATTCATCAAGAGTGCTTCTACCTACACAAGTTGTATATATGCCTTTCATTGATTCTTCAAACTCTTCTACAGTTAGAGTAGCTTTTGCAGCACTTCTAGAAAGAACTCTACCTGCACCGTGAGGAGCAGAACAGTTCCAATCAGCGTTACCTTTACCGATACCAATAATTGAACCATCTTTCATAGAGATAGGAATGATTACTCTCTCACCCTTTTGAGCAGAGATTGCACCTTTACGAATAATCTTATTTTCTACGTCAATGTAATTATGAATAGAGCAGAAATGCTCTAGTATATCCCAATTCATATATGAGATAATCTCATCAGCCATAGCTTGTCTTGATAAAGAAGCGTACTCAGTAGCTATCTTCATATCGTGTAGATAATCTTCTAAGTCTGTACCCATAACACATCTTAAATCTTTAGGTATTGTTGGGTATTCTTCTTTTATTCTCTTTATTTCGTCTTGTATTTCATTGTATTTACTAGCTTTTTTCAAATCTTCAATAACTGTATTTATATCTACATTATTTTCATTCTTTTCAGCAATGTCTTGATAGTGCTTACAAATCTCTATGCCTAGATGTCTTGAACCTGAGTGTATGACTAAGTAGTTATACCCTTCTTCATCAATATTTATTTCTATAAAATGATTACCGCCGCCTAAAGAACCTAGAGATAACATAGCGCCATTATAGTCAATAGTATCAAAACACTTTAACTCTTTTAGTCTTGCGTCATTTGCAAATCTGTGAGCTGTATTTCTCTTACTGAAACCATAAGGAACTTTAGTATTTGATTGTAGCATTTCGTCTAGCTTAGCGAAATCTATTTTGTCTGTCTTAAACTTATAAACCTCTACACCGCAACCAATATCAACACCTACAAGATTAGGACAAGCTCTGTCAGTAATATGCATAGTAGTACCCACAGTACAACCTTTACCTGCGTGAACATCGGGCATAAAGCGAGCATTACTATCTTTAGCAAAAGGCTGATTTAGAAGATTAACTATCTGTGTCTGCGCTTCTACTTCGCAGTTGTCTGTAAATATTTTTGCTGTACCATACTTTCCGTTTAATTCGAGCATAAATGAACTTCTCCTTAAGTAGTTGATATATTTATTATATCACTTATTCAGAATGATGTAAACATAAAAAAAAATCAAGCGTAATGCTTGATTTTAATCTTCATTGTATATCTTTTTAAATTGCTTTAGTAACTCTTTATCTTTAATAAGAGTTTGATTATGTTTCTCTTCATTCTCTTTATGTATTTCAGCGCTTCGTTCGTCTATTTGATGAATGAACTTATCAATTTCTTTTTCTACTATTTCATTTAAAAATTCTTGTTTAGCTTCGTCAGTGTCAAAATACTTTGACATTTTAAATAGCTTACGCAAGCGTTTTAATTCCTCTCTTGCAACTTTATTATTGCATCTATCAAGATTAACAAAATCATTAACTAATTCTTTTAAATCAATATCAAAATATGCTTTAATTTTTTGGCATAGTTTGCAATCTTTCTTAAATCTATATGTGTATATATGGAAAACAACAAACGATAACACATACACTGAGATTATAATAAATTGGATATATTTCAGTAGTAGTCCATCTTTGTCGCTTAAATCGTTGTATATACCAAAACTCAAAGTAATGCTTAGTATAATTGCTACTTTAATCAAGAATACTGAAAATGCATACATTAAATAATCGTCAGTATCAGATATATCAACACAGCTTTGTACGATTGCATATTGCACCAAATACAGTAAAATTATTAAAACACTAATGGCGATGTTACCAACTATTACACTGCACGTTGCTTCAACTCCTTTGCTACTCTCAGTACTTCTCTAAGTACTTTGCCGTTTCTTTCAGCTATAGCTATTTCCTCTTTAGTAGGTGTAAAATTATTATAGATTGCTTCTTCAACACATCTATGAACATAAAGACCAGCATTCGCCGGTTTATACTCTTCTGCTGCATGTAGAATCTTTTCTATTTCTTTGCCCATACTTCTTGCGTATACTACTTCTTTACCAAATTTAATGTGACTAAATGTTACTTCAACACAATTATTTTCAGTATCAAATAATTCATCGAAGTTAAAGTAAATTTCAATATCATCATTTAACTTAATACATTGCTCACTGTATGGGACATCTATTACAAATACATTGTTATACATATAAAAGCTTACTTCTTTACGAAGTAACTCTTCAAGCTGAGGTTGAATTAGTTCTATAAGACGACGTTCATATTGTCTATGGAATAAGTTTCTAAAGAATCTATAAAGCGTAGCTTGTGTCTGCTTACGTCTCTTTTCGTAGATATTCTCACCTTTTTCATTCACGCTAAACTCATATGCTTCTTTTTTAAGTCTAGTGCATATCTGCTGGATATTTATAATAAACATCATATCTTCAAAAAAATGTATGATGCTCTCATATTTTTCATCATTTACGTCGTTGAGAGCTTGCGTAACCTCGCGCATTATCTCTGGTAATACAGGTCTTGTTACACCTTTTGCCTTAAGAGCTTGCTTTAGGCTCTTCATTGCAGTATTTCTATTCTTGTATTTAACAATATTTTCAATGCTACGTTCATTAGTTGATATTCTGACAGTCTGCAAATCAATCGTGTAGTCTTTTACTCTCTTCTTCCAGTAACCTTTACGCATTATTTACACTCTCCTTTTCTACTGCGATTCTAACTCTCTTACTTATATCTTCTAAGTCGCGCATTAGTTTTGAAAGCTCTTTGAAGCTCTTTTTGTAGCAAGTGCATCTAAAATCGTTGTCGTTTTCTGTATCAACAACTTTTTCTAAGAATGTGTCAATATCGCCGTTTTTCGACATTACATTAAACATAAAGCTAATTCCTGCTTTTTCAACAAAGACATAAGAAGGTGTAACAATTCTATTCTGCCCATTAATTCTAATGCCTGATACAATTTTATAAATTATATCTTTTCTCAATAGCTCTGTAATAATTGTTGAGTAAAAGTCTACTTCATTACGTAGTCTTGTTAATGAATTTTTCTGTGCAAGAACTTGACTCTTTCTCTTCTCTTCAACATCTTCACCTTGCTCGTTAAACTGCGGCTTTTCAACCGATGTTACACTGTAACCTGAGATGAATATATAGTAACTATTTTCATCGTGATACTCAGGTACTACAAATGACTTAGCTTTACTGCTGCAGTTAGCAGTAAGTGCTTTCATAACGTATGTTCTATTACATTTTGAATAACGCAAAAACTGCTTTACGCTCTTGATTACATCATTTTTATTGCCTGTTTCATAAAAATCAGTACTTGGCGCACAACACTCACCACAGCCCATTATCTCTACGTAAAATTCTCTTTTCAATACGTTCATAATATTTATCTCCTTTGTATAGTTAATAATAACATATGCAAGAGTAAATGTAAACAAAAAAAAAGATGTAATTGCTTACATCTTTAAAGTATTTTTGTATAAAAGATATAAAGGGGCTACAATGAGTAAAAGTATTAAGCAAAACTTAAAGACGAATATGATTATAAGTATAACTAACAACAAAGCTGATGTAGCTATGAGTTCCATATTTATCTCCTTAATATCTTAGACTGCGACGTACTAACAAACCAATAATAGCTGCATTATATATCTTTAAATTATCTTTTATTATAGCAATTAATTCTTCTGGAGGTTCGTAGTCATTTTCCAATGCGCATTCTACACAAAGGTCAATAATTTCTGCAATATTACAATCTTCATATTTACTGTCTATCTTTTCTACGACATCAGCGATAGCTTCTAATAACTCACGCTCATCGCTAAAGAAAATATTATCTCTGTTATTTATTAAGTCATACACATCTTCATTCACTACAGAGATAAAACGGAAGTAATCAGCAAAATCATTATCAATTTTCTTACCTTTATATGTAATGCTATCAACTTCAACGATGTACTTGCCAATAGCAATTGTCTTTTTTAAATTAACTTTCACATTTACATCTTCATTTATGTTAAATACTCTGTTGTCGAAATCGAATGTACCTTCATTTATTGCAAGATGAATCTCTTCGTCTAAAAGCTGAGCAAGTACGTCATAGTCAACTTCAAACAAGTCATTGAAAAAGTCTTTCAGTATAACTTTCAACTGCTGCTTTCTGCGCTTATCATAAATATACTCGCCTCTTTCATTACGTCGCTTATCTAGTGATGTTTCTTTTTTAAGTCTCTTGCATGTCTGCTCTACGTCTACAACGTATGTGCAACCAGTTTCTGGACAGAAAATATTGACAAATTCATAAATTCTGTCTTTCTTGTTATTATCTAAGATATAAGCAACTTTACTCATAATCTTGTTATACAACTCTCCTGTAACTTCTTTTTGCTTAAGTGTTTTCTTAAGACTCTGCATAGCAATATTCTTGTTACAGTTAGTAGCTACTTCTTCAAACCAGACATCTTCGACTGGCGCAAACATATTAAACATACGAGCTTTTATTGTGCAGTTTTTTACTTGTTTCTTTCTATACTTTTTATCTAACATAATTACCTCTGTTTTACGCTTGATTTAATTTATATAAGTATAGTATCATAAAATTACGTATGTGTAAACATAAAAAAAAACGTAAAATAAATTTACGTCAAACTATCTGGTGCGCCCGACAGGACTTGAACCTGCACGAATTGCTTCAGCGGATTTTAAGTCCGCTACGTCTGCCGCTTCCGTCACGAGCACTTATTCATACTGCCAATGATTATTAATACTATAGCTAGTACTACTAATAATTTTATTATAAATGTTAAGGATAAAACTACACTAACTGTAATTAGTAGCATTAGCATAAATGCAAGAAATGCTTTTAAATATTCTGTCATTTAAAACCTCTTTAGATATGGAGGAGAGTGTGAGATTCGAACTCACGGAGCTTTTACACTCAATTGCTTTCAAGGCAATCATAATAAACCGGACTCTATCAACTCTCCATAAATGTGTCCCGAATAGGACTCGAACCTATCACCTCTGGTACTTCACACCAGCACTCTACCAAATGAGTTATCGAGACATAAAATTTTAGAATAGCAAGGGAGCGTGCTATATTTGTCGTCAACGCTTCTACTTTAAACTACTTATAGTTCAAACCTGACTACAAGAGAGATTTCCACTCTATCTTAATACTTTCAGTACTTAGTGCCTACAGTATCATATTCTATGCTTGCTATTCTAAGGTCTTAGACAAAATCGACCTTTAAAAACCAGTCAACTGAGTAAGTCGTCTGGTGGGCGCTAGCTACACGGTGGTAGTAGCGTTTGGTACTCGCTGTAGGACTTGAACCTACGACCTCTTCCTTGTAAGGGAATTGTTCTCCCAGCTGAACTAAGCGAGCGTATTTGGGGTGAGTAATGAGAATTGAACTCAATTCCTACAGAGTCACAATCTGTCGTGCTGCCATTACACTATACTCACCATAGCAATAAACTATATTGCCATTATATCATAATCTAGACAAAATGTAAACATCTAACCGGTTATTAGTTTTCTATCTTTTTCTTCTAGCACAAGAGTTTTATGTAATTCTTTTTCTAGCTCTGCAAGTTGCTCTTTGTCTCTTTCTCTTTCACGTCTACATTCGTCCTGTATTGCAAGCGCTTCTTTTAATGCCTCTACTGTATCAAGATGCACTGTCTTGATTCTTGAAATATCAATAATGCCTTTCTCGTTCTCTCTTACTGCTTTTATAATATTACCCTTGAATAGTTTTGCATTATCTTCGAGAGCTTTATTTACAGCATTGTTGATGTCGTTTACCTGCTCTAGTAGCTTTTCTTGTCTTAAGAGAACAAGCTGATTCGTGATTAAATCAGTCCATACAGGAATAGCTAAATCAATAGCGTTTCTGATTCTATCTTTAAGCATATTATTAGCTTCAGCAATTATTCTAATCTTAGGTAGCTGCTGAATAACTGTCATCTTAGACGCGTTCAAGTCAAATACTCTTTTGTCGAGTCTATTGTAAAAATTATTTTCATCATTATACTCTTCAAGAAGCATATAATCGTCTAGATTACTATCAACCTTAGTCTGACGAGCATTAAGATTTTCTCTGCTATCAATAAGCTTTAGCTCACCAGCTTTGATAAAATTATCTACTTCAAGAATATAATTCATTGAGTTTGTATACTGCTCTTCTAGGAGCTTATTATCTGCATCGATGATTTTTATGCCGTCTTCAAGTCTATTCTTAATCATATTGACTTGTTTCTGCACGTTTTCGTGCTCTCTTATTCTTAGCTCTATGTTATTCTTAACTTTACCAAACAGCTTCTTGAAGAAACCTTTGTTGTCAGAGAACATCTTTTCAGGGTTATTCTTATCAAGCACATTGATTAGCTCGATTAAATCTTCACCAATCTCACCGCTCTCATTATTCTTAACCGATTCTAGCAAGCTTGAACTAACGCTTCCTAGCTTATTCTGCACTGCTACTCCAAAATCACTTACTGTCTCTTTATTAAGACTATTACTCATGTCTTGTATCTTAGCTAAATCGAGATTCTTATTCTCAATATCTTGCATTATACTCTCTTTAGTAACAAGCTCAGTTGAATGTTTGTCTAGAAAATTACTCATTTTTCTTCTTCCTTTTCTTTATGTTAAATTTTTATAACTTTTTAACAATTCTTCATCGAATAATTCTTCTGCTTCTTTATTCTTGTAATACATATTAATTAGCTTTAATTCAAATTTATTGAACAACGCTTTTGTTTCACTGTTTCTAAAATCATTCGTTGCTTTTAGTGTTTTAAATGAATACGAAAAATCTAAAGAATATTTAAGAGGTTCAACATATTCTTTGCATATGTACTCATAATCTGCTTGACTTAAACTTGGTAGATATATGTCACTAATAGCGTATAAACTGTCATATGAAAGCTTGATTTTGTCTTCATAAATGCAATCCCAGAGGTCACGCATTAAATCATCAGTTATTTTACTTTTACTTTCTTGCTCATCTACTACAGCTTCTGCAATTGCAAGAGGAATTCTAATAATTCCAACTATAATCAATGCGACAATCGCGAATGATGTTGCTGCTCCCATTTCTGCTGGCATAAATTCTCTCCTATATTAAACTCTTATACTTTTTAGTAATTCTTCATCGTATGCTTTATCGATTGCTTTTTTGTGAGCTTCTTCTGTTTTCTCTAATTCAATATTGCGATTGTACATTTCAATTAATTCAGTTTCGAATGCATTGAATAGTGGCTTCGTTTCATTAGTTAAAAAATCTATAGTTGCCTCTTTTGTTCTGAATGACTTTGAAAAATCTATAGAACGTTGTATCGGTTCGACATATTTTCCGTATAAATACTCTTGCTCTATTCGATATAACTCTGGTAAATATGTTTTACGGATAGTATATAGACGATTTTTTAATATTATGATTTTGTATTTAACACTCAAATAATACTCTAAATCATCAAGTACTCTTCCTATCTTGCTGTAGGGCGTATATTGTGCACGCTTTTCCTTGCGCGTCTCATTTAACGCAATTGCTGAAGGAATTACTATTAAAAATATAAATGCAGCTATTAACAAAACTATCGCAAAAACATTCTTTGCATTCATTTAAATCTCCTTTACATACATTTCTTAAATGCATCAATTATATTTTCATCTTGTAGTTTAAGCTCGTTATATTTATCATTCATTACATTTACAAATTCTTCGATTTTAACGTATACAACTTCTTCATAGAACTTCATCTTCTTTTCTTGTGTATTAAAGCTCCTCGCTGTAAGTATTAGTTTATTCAAAGGTTCAATAAATGTTTTAATAAGCATTAAACGCGTATTCTTATCATTGAATAGTGCTAAAACAACTTGACTATTAAACTTATCTGTATTTAATTTGATAAATGAAAATACTCTACATATTTTATCAGTATAACTTTTACGCAGATTGAGGCAAGTATATAATATGGCGAATATGGCTGCGTATACTAGCATGAATTTACACAACACAACAAGCGCAACGTATAAATGCATAGTCACGTTTATAATTGATAGTAAACTATTAATTATAGTTGTAATCAGCGCAGATGATATGATTGATTTTTCGTAACCCCAATAACTTATATACATGCCGCCGTGAGACACGGCATCATCGATGTTTTTAGGTATATTGCATTTAAGCACCAGTATGCATAGTGTCATTAATATGGAAGTTGTAATATTTGATATTACGAGTATTATTTCAAAAAATGTAGTCATTTCTTATACTCCTTTGACCATCCTAGATTGACATAGAGCACAATATTTCATTTCAATGCTGAGTATAAGCTTCTTAGCTTCTTCATATACAAAGTCGTTTGTAAGTTCTCTAACTATGTGTGAGTCAAATGTGCTGTTTATCCATATTGCAAGCTCGCACATAGCGCGATAGTCGTCAACAGGTTCTATATTGAACTCTTTTAGATACGCAAGCTTATTGCATAGTGAAGTAAACATATCATTTGAAATTATGTGGTAATGAGCAAGACTCTGCAAAAGACTAACAATTTCAAAAGTGTAGTCTAAATTCTGCTCAATGACTGATACAAGCTCATCATACCCTGCTTCATTTCCTTTGCAATCAATGTATCTAACCTTATTAGCGTCTAGAAAATCTGTAATCTCTGCGCATAGCTCATCTGACTCTTCTTCAGACTGGAATCTGCCATTTGGATTGTATGGCTTATCTCTCTGTACGAATACGTTTAAGGCGCGCTGCTCTGAACTTACTTTCTTAACTAATGCCTTTAACTCTTCAGCATAGTTGAAATTATTCTTTTCTGCGTAGAATGCAGAGAGCATCAGAGGGCAGTCAGTAATAATCACATCTACATCACTAATTCTTGACATTCTGAAAAACTGTTTACCGAAGATATAAGCCTGATTTTCAAATACTGCTTTTGAACCTTCGTACACCTTATCTTTAGCGAATTCTGTAACTAACTCTACGTTGTAACCCTTTAGCTTTAGTTTTGAAAATACATAAGCTGCGCCCGTAGACTTACCAGCACCAGGCGCACCGTAGAGATTTAATACTATAGGATGTTTCATTATATCTCTCCTTTATGTTTTTATTTAATCTTAACATAAAATCAAAACAATGTAAACAAAAACAAAAAAAAAATAGATAGAAGATTAGTTCTATCTGTATTAGTGGTACGCCCAGCGGGACTTGAACCCGCAAAAAGTAGTTTCTAAGACTACCGTGTATGCCATTCCACCACAGGCGTATATTATATTAAAATGTATATAAAAATGTCTCAGAAGTTAAATCAGAATCTCTGAAGAGCATTCAAGAGATAAAATTCTTCAAAATCAGTTAGAGACATATTATACTTGCCATCTGACATACAGATATATTCAACATTGATTGAAGCATTAAGCTCAGGAAAAGTAAGATTAGTGTAAACTCTCTTAAAACGTCCTGACATATACTTAAATCTACCTAAGCCGTCACGTTCTATTTCTACAATAGCTCTATGACTGACGTTAGAATCAAGATATTCTGTTATCTGTTTTACTTCTACTAACATTTTAATATCTCCTTAAAATTTTGGTCGGAGGAGTAGGACTCGAACCTACAAGCCATAAAGCGCCGGATTTACAGTCCGGTGTCTTACCAGTTAGACTATCCCCCGTAAATGGTGGACTGAGAGAGAATCGAACTCTCATTATACGGATGCAAGCCGTACGTTCTCCCGTTGAACTATCAGCCCATAAAAATATAAGCGTAAGATATGGCATCGACTAAGTTATCTTCACAATTACTAGTTTATGCAACTATCGCTTGATAAGAGCGATAATTCTAATTTTATTAAATCAGCCTCTTTCGAATCTTTTTAGACTTTGAGTTTTATTAGCAAAACCAAATAGACAAAGTCTGGTATCTATGTTGTTCTACATACAAGTTTATCACGTTCGTATGCAGCATAGGTATTTAATTCTCAACGCTTATATTTATTTGGAGCCAGTGGAGAGAATCGAACTCCCAACCGATGATTACAAAACACCTGTTTTACCATTAAACTACACTGGCATATTTTTGGAGCAGGCAAGGGGACTTGAACCCCTAATGCTTGTTTGGAAGACAAGCGTGTTAACCAATTACACTATGCCTACATATTTGGTGACCCATCGGAGATTCGAACTCACGGACAACCTCGATTAAAAGTCGAGTGCTCTACCAACTGAGCTAATGGGCCATATTTGGCAGTCCGTAAGGGAATCGAACCCTCAACATCCGGTCGACAGCCGGGTATTTTAACCATTAAACTAACGGACTATATGGTGACGCCACTGGGACTCGAACCCAGACTTCAAGGATGAAAACCTTGTGTACTAACCTTTCTACAATGGCGCCATATTGGCGGGTCAGGTAAGACTCGAACTTACGACCTTCCGATTAACAGTCGGATGCTCTAACCAACTGAGCTACTGACCCAAATCTTTGAAGCTTAATCGTTTACCATCAAGCATTAATGAAAATTTATAACCCTCATTGATATACTCTTTTGCTTTGTCAATCATATTTTGTTTATCTAGTGTAAACTTACTTTTTATTTCTATTATTTCATTAGAATCTGGAATATAGAAATCAGGTATCGCTATTCTAACCTTTTGTTTCTGTGTATCAAAATATTTTATTCTTAGATATTCTACTTCATAATCTATTTTGTTATTATCAAGATATTCAGCAAAATCAAATTCGTATGAACTTCTTAAAAATACTTTCTTTTGATTCCAAGCTGTATGCCAACCTGATTTATACTGTGTGTGCTTTTCTATCTGCTTATGTGAATGCAGTATGTGATTTGAACTAGCTTCACTGTACGTTCTTTTAGGTATATTTAAGTAGTTAAATATTTTCCCTGTTAAATTGTATGAGTTTGCATAATTAAACATCTTACTAATGTCGTTAGCTGATTTTCCTTTATTCCAATATAAATCATACAATGTATTCCGTACTCTGTCCCACTCTTCAAAAGCAAGTTCACTACCTAAACATTCTTTGTTAAATGTAAAATATTTAATCAAACTTTGCGATTGATAAAATTTAGACTTACAAGCTTTTGAACACCAACTTTTACTGTTATTCTCTACGATTTCTTTTCCACAAAATTTACAGGTAGATAATTTTTTATTACATCTCTTCGAAAGAGTGTTTTTCAAAGATTCACCTATTTTAGCTTTAGTCTCTTTAGAGTGTTGACGTGCATTAGCGCAACTACGTGAACAGAATCTACCAGAGCTATAGCGGTTAACTGTAATTTTTCCGCATCTTTCGCAAATACAAATAATAATACTCCATAAACTATGAGTTAAGTATAAACTTTACCAATCATAGTAGTCATCATACGATAATTCTTCAAGCAATCTTTCGTCTTCTTCCATTTCGTCGTAGCAGCTTCTACATACTCAGCCTCGACCTTTATATTTGATGCTGTAAGTATAGCAAGAACTACCTTCACGAATAGTTCTACTGCACATTGCGCATTTTCTATCAGCTTTTACTCTGACTTGTTTTAAAATGTCAAGCATTGTTTACACCTTTTTTTTTGATAAAAGCATAGACGTAAATATAGTTTCAAGCAGAATGTATTTGATGAAGATACGTTCTGACTTGAGCGTATGTTATTCGAATAAGCGATGTTGTTCTACGTGCAAGTTCATCAAATTCACACGCAGTATCTTGATTCTCAGACGCCTATGCTTAATGTAATTACCATTATGACGTTGCGCTAAGCTCATTCCTGGGTAAGCTTAGGTCACTCTCGTCAGTTTAAAAACTGACTACCCTCCAGAGCAAATTTACCAGGCAATTACACGGTCGTCAACCGCATTTTGTATATACCATTATATCACAATTTTTATTTACTGTAAACCTTATTAAGCGCAAAAGTAAAAAATATTTTCGTCCCAGTCAACATCGATTAATTCAAAATCATTTATCTGTTTACCGTTATGCTCAAATACTACTTGCTCTACATCATCGAATAATTCAATATCTGAAAATACATACGGCTCTACTTCCTCTTCAGCGCCTGCATGTAGAATTAATGTGTCACCCTTGACTTCAACTGCGAAAACATTGGCTACTAAACCCTCTTGCCATATCTCTTCATCAGTAAGCGCCATAGTAGGCTCAATCTCTTTTTCTTTTATGTGATTCAAGAAATTTTCGTCAAAATAACTGATATGCATATTTAGTCCTCCTTTCTTGATTATTCGCTTATTTTCTTAAATAAGTCTACTTTGTCACTGTAGTTGTCTTGCAACCAAGTCATAAAGTCACTTTCAAATTTTTCATCTGATTCTTCTATATCTTCATTAGGTAATTCTAATGATACAGCAAGCGCCTTTTTCTTTAACTCACTGAATTTTTCATCATCTATTTTATTTACATCACCCGTGTATGTTATTTTATAGATGTTGTTTTTTACTTCAATATCACTTATATCATCAGTAGTGATTTTCTCTGTATACGGAGTATCTATATGCTGACGAGTAATCTTTTTTGTTAGTGTATCAAACCATATAATTCCAGTATCGCATTTCGTTGCTGTAGGGTTTATAATTGAACCTACAGAGAATGTCTTAGTCTTACCTACTTTATATTCTTTAAACTCATGTACGTGCCCGATAAACGCTAAGTCAAAATGTTTTATAAACTCATCAGAAATATCAAAAGCAATATTAACATTAAACTGATTCATATATGTTTCAGTAGTACCGTGCGCTATGAGTACGTTATATTTCTTTTTATCCAGTCTCTTTAGTACTTGCTCTTCAAATTCTTTTTTCTGCTCAGTGCTAAAAGTCCAAGGCACAAAATGAAATACTACATCATCATACTGAATGTAGTTTGTATCAAAATCAATACAAAAATCAGTTAAAGCTGAAACAGAACTAGTGTTATGCTTAGCTTGTTGTAGATTAAAGTCGTGATTACCTAGAATAATTGAAACATCACTACAGTTATCAACTAACGTATCGTACATCTCATTAAATTTATTAATCGCGATTATACTTGGGTTAGGTACGTGAAATACATCACCACAGATAATCACTACGTCAGCTTTTTTACACTCTTCTACATACTCATCTAGCTTATCATAAAGAATAGCTTCGTATTTATTTAAGCCATCATCAGTATTTCTGTATAACGTTTGCCCTATATGTAAATCTGATATAACTGCTACTTTCAATCTTGTTCTCCTCTTATAATGTTATGCTCACGTAATGCTTTCAGCCATTTTATTTTATGACTTGCTGTCGCGTTATGCCAGAGAGGTTTCTTTATCTTATACTTGCTGAAATCTACTTTTTCAGGTTTACGTACTTCAATCTGAGTATACTTTGATAAATCATTGTTTAGAATGCCTGATTCGTATAAGAAACAGCTTTCAAACCTTTCATCTAAAAAGCCTGAACGATGGCTGCGCTTCTTACTCCAGAAATCTCTTAGAAATTCAGAATTGTAGAAATCACATAATCTCTTTTCATATAAATCAAAATCAAAGTCTTTATATAAACGTTGTCCACTCATCGTGTGTGTATATTTCCACTCTTCATCTGAGAACGGCATAAAAATCTTTTCTAACTCAGGTCTTACAGCGTTAGAGCTTTTATAACTCAAAGTAGATGTAACAAAAGCAGAGTTAGGCAGATTAAATACATCTTCTATACCTTCAGATAAAATTACATCTTCTTCAGTAAATAAACCCTCTTTATAATACCAAGGTAATAAGATATTCAAACCCATATGATATGAGTCAACAAAATCATTATCAATAACATCTTTCTTAAACTTATCAACTATAATCTGCCCATCTACTATTTCTGCTGGTATGTTTAATTCTTCTGCTAGTCTTTTCATCTCATCGACTTTATTGCCAATACGAGATTCATTAACTATTGTATACTTACATTTTAACTCAGGTAGATTTTCAAATTGAGCTTCAAGCTGAATAACGTCGTTTGCTAAAATAATAATATTATTCATATACTAAACCTCTACTGGAATTCTACATCTTCGCCTAAGTTAAATACATCTTCACCATTAGCGAATGCAATTACGTCGTCAAATGTTCTTAGACAATTCTTAGCACTACCTGCTAGCATTACATTCATTACTTTTCTTGGTGAATTATCGAAGAGTATAACTGGAATATTATTCGCTAGCGCTACGCCAATCTCAACTAAAACTCCTTTATCAGAAAAGCTAATATCAGCGAATAGCGCTTTACATTGAGTTATACCGTCAATATCGCCTTTAAAAATCTCTCTAGCTTTTTCTAGTGTGAGTGGACCACCTGAACCTGTGCCTACGTCATATTTCGGCTCAAACAAAGTAAAGCCTTTGTCTTTAAGTATTTTTGTAATCGTTTCGTAGTTTTCAATCTCTTTGGAACTCCACCATCCACTTCCAAAGTAAAAATCTTTCTTCATAATTAATCTTCCTCTCTATTCAAAAACAAGCAAATACTGCTCACTACTGCCAAAATCAATGTAGTAAGCATCATTGCCACATTTATATGTTTTCACTTTTCCTATCTGCTTTGAGATTAAATAGTCTTTAAACTCTTCAAACGAGTTAAATACTTCTGTACGCAGAACTTCCCTATCTGTGACTAGCTGTACTGTCATCGTGATAATATCCTATCTATAAAAGGTTTAAATACTCCAGCAGGTTGCTTTGTGTCTATTCCTATAAGCGTATCACTAACTCTCATATCAGCTAGATAGAAGAATGTTAGGATAATAGCACAACCTACTATGATTGCAATTATTTTCTTCATGACTCTCCTTATGACGCTGCGCTAAGCGCATTCCTGGGTAAGCTTAGGTCACTCTCGTCAGTTTAAAAACTGGCTACCCTCCAGAGCAAATTTACCAGGCGAGAATACGGTCGTCAACCGCATCTTGTATTAACTAATTCATTTATGCCAACAGTCAAAATATTCACTGCAGCATTTACGTCTCTATCGTGATGCGTACCACAATCAGGACAAACCCATTCTCTAACATCGAGTGAGTTAACAATCTCCTTGTGCTTAGTACCGCATGATGAACATAATGTGCTTGTTGGCTTAAATCTGTTTATTTTATGAAATACTTTTCCATACCACTTACATTTATACTCTAACATGCTTGTAAACATTTACCAGCTAGCGTCTTGAATAGCATAAGCAAGTCTATGATTTTTACTCATACCTTTTACGTTCAAATCTTCAACAGCAATAAAATCATATTTCGTTACAAGTTGCGTAGTGAGCTTGTTTAGAGCGTCTTTACGTTTATTCGCAATATGAGTCTTATATTTAGCAACTTTCTTCTTATATGCTTGATAATTACTCGCATTCTCATAATCAATACTAACTTTCTTCAACTTGTCTCTCATTTTAGAAAGCTTTCTATCCATAGATGCAATCTTATTACGATTACTCTTAGCATAATTAAAGGGAGGAATCTTGATTCCGTTACTTAGCGTGATGAACGACTCTAAACCTAAGTCTATACCAGCATTCTCTCCAGTTTGAGTCTTTTGCGTTACGTATTTTTCAACTGTCAAAGAAGCGTAAACTTTTCCCGATGGCTCGATGATGACTGTAGCAGACGTAAGCTTTAAAAATTCAGGCATATGTCGAGTTTTAATTTTAACTAGTCCAATTTTTGGTATTTTTAAGTTTTTATCTTGAATAGCGACTTTCCCATTATTAGATGGCACTCTAAAGCTAATCTGACTATGTCTAGACTTGAATTTCGGATAACCATACTTTTGCTTATACTTACCTTTACAACCTTTAAAGAAGTTAGTAAATGCGCGTTGTAAGTCTATTCTAGATTGTTGCAGCGCTACTGCGCTAGAATCATTTAACCAATCAAATTCTTCTTTCAGAGTTTTTATCTCAGCTTCCATTTCTTTAGTATTCATTAATTTTGAGCTCGACTTGTACAACTCATTTTGAATAGAAAGAAGATGATTATAAACAAAACGCGAGCAACCAGCGAATTGCATAATTTGTTGTAGTTGTCTTTTATTCGGCTTAATTCTTATTCTGTATTTAGCTTTTACTAGTTGCGGCGCGGTATCACCTCCTTATATAGTTTTAAATACTGAGTAGTTAGCATCACATAATATGCTTTTAGCAATCGATGTTTCTGCTCTATTCGCAGCATAAATATTGAAAATCACTCTGTTATTTCTCGCTTATACTGCAGTGCCTAATGTATCTGCAACATGTTTTATAAAATCGAATATCTGTATTACTGTAGGCATATTATATCCTAGCGTTGCAAAAATAAAGCAAACTAAGAAATATGCTAACATAATATTCAAGCTGTCTTTGAATGTCCAGCCAAATAACTTAAGTACTAATGAAATGCAAAGCATAATCATTAGATTAACTGGAGCAGCTAGAATAAATTGTATAAAATTCTGTACAAATGTAAGTAAGTACTCTGTCATTGTCTCTCCTTAAATTGTTTCAAATACTGAGTAGTTAGCGTCGCCTAGAATAGACTTAGCTATTGATGTTTCAGCTCTATTTGCAGCGTATATATTAAAAATCACTCTATCATTCTTTGCTTGTACTGCTGTGTATGTTAATTCAGCATTTCTTAATGCTATTTCAGTTTCATCAGCTAGCGTACCTTTAATGATTGCGTGAATGTTCCATAGTCTATCTTTCTTTTTCTTTTCAATGAGATATTTAGCTAAGTATACTCCAGTAAAATTCGTAATGATTGTTACTATAATTACTACTGGAAAACTATAATCATTAAGTAGCTTTACTACAACTACATTTACTGTAAAAGATAACGTATTCATAAATGCTGCTTGTAGTTTACTGCCTGATACAGTAGAAATACTTTTCAATGTAGCTACGATTACGTTAATAAATTGCAATGTAATAAATAATACTATACCCATATATGCATCTCCTTTCTATACATACAGAGTATAGCTCTCAGATATATCTCAGAGACTCCAGAATCGTCTCTCGTAAACTTTTATGCTACTTTAATATAATATATCATTTAGCAGTAAAATTAATACTGGAGAGTAAATCTGAGCATAATTTCAAAAGCAATATCTTCTACAGAAACATCTGTAGTATCAATTATAATATTGCATAATTCTTTATAACCTCTGAATTCTTCTTTATCGTGCTCTATTCTCTGTATTCTGTCTGGTATTCTTCTTCTTAATTCTTCTTCTGCGCAAGTTAGTCCTACGACAAAACAATCTTCTCTATACTTGCCTAGATTTTCTACACCAGCTTTATCAAGAGTTAGCATATCACCCTTTTCAAATTGCTGTAGAGTTATCCAGTAATAATTACCATTGAAATAAGTTTCTGTAATTATGTTATTATCTTTTACAAACTCATCTACAAATGTATGACCTGTTTCATTCTCAAATCTCTTAGGTCTAGTAGTATAAGATTGTATAAGAGTTAAGCCATAGAGTTCAGTTAACTTATCTGCAACAGTTGATTTGCCTGTGCCGCTAGGACCAATCAATACAATTTTCTTCATAGTGTTTTAGAAATATGCACTTATCTCTTTTCGTGCATTTTTCTTTGCTCTCTTTCTATCATATTTCTTGCTTTCGTGAAAACCACTCTTAGGCATCACGTAGTCAGTTGAACGTGCTTTATGCATTTTTAAAATCTGTTCTTTTGTTATTGTCATCGTTTGCTTTTTCATATTACACCTCTTTTATTTCATTATATCAAACAAAATTGTGTAAGTAAACAAGCAATAGAAAAAGATGCTGCATTAAGCAGCATCTTCTGATGAAACAGGTCCAGTGTACTTTGAATTATCACTGAAGGCTAATATAAACAAACCAATAACTGGTAGTAAAACACAACATAACGCTACAAGGCCTGATTTATGTAGAGTCTTAGAAAATAGATAAGTTGTTATAACTGACGATACGGTCGCTATCGTTCCGAAAATGAAATATAAAGCTAGACTCTTGAATACAAAAGCTGAAAGCAATACGCCGATTGATGCAAATAATGGAATAAACATCGTATACCAATTATTAAAAGTATGCATTGACATTATGTATGTATTATAAAGAGGCACTATGCTCTTCCATCCTGCAACGTTATACAACCTTGAAAATATGCGCCACATACAAATAATATTACATATGCTGAATATACCTAGCATCGTGTAAAACGTGGCATCGTTTACTGTATAAGCATTATACATTTTAAAGTCTCCTTTTTTAATGCAGCATCATAGGTAAAATTGCTGCTAGTATAGTTGGCATCATTGGTATGTTCTTTTTATAATACACTGCGCTTGCAAAGAATATGATTAATGCTAGAATAATAGAATGTGTAGTAAATAACGCATACGCTACAGGTAGTATGTAAACATATTCAACTTTGTAATTTTTTATACAGCATAAAATAAAAATACAAATACTGATGCTACTTATAGATAAAGGTAGTGTAAATAACATGCTAAGTAAATTAAATAACACTACTCTTACATCAACTTCCTTTTTAGTTAAATCTTCATATACAAGCAATAAAGCTGTTAGTATAAATAAATAAATCATAGTTCAATCTCTACTGGAATCTTTGCCATATAAATGTTACTATCATTCATTACGTTCTTAAACTTAAGTGCGCGTGGGTTGTTAAAGAAACCTATGTTTGTAAAGTCATACACTCTCCTCTTTGCGTCTATTTTAGTTTTCTCATCAAATGCAGCTATTTTCTCAGCAAGAATCTTTTCATTTTCTGCGCTGAAATCTAGCTCTGCCCACTCACTATCCTTAGGAAAACATAACCAACCGCCATTAATCTCAGTCTCTAGATGCTGTTCAAATGCTAGCTTATATAAAAGCATAGCAGATAAATAACCATCGAAAGTAACAGCGTTTGCTTTAAACTTACCTGTCTTATAGTCTATTACAAACTGTCCTTCTTTTCTTTTGTCTAATCTGTCAATTATACAACTTACATCAAATGGTAATGTATAATTTGCAGCAGGTATGATTATATTCTGTCTAATCTTTAACTCAGTTTCACATTCGAAATCATCGCTGATTGGCGCTTCATATAAATAATCATTCATGTTTTTATAGTTATTACATAAAAGCTCTACGCCTTCTCTTTCTTTAGTGTCAGCTGGTATGAAATCTGTATACTGCTTATGTCTCTCAGGTATTTCTAGCTTATAATAATCTTCCATTGTTTTATGGAAATCATTACCTATATCAATATACTTTGTTACTCCGCTCTGGTCGAATATAGGTCGTAAAACAGACCAAGCAGGGTTTTCAGTATAACTTGATAAAGTTGAAGGTGACAAATAGTTTCCTGAGAATCTATTCATCATAAGCTGTAGAATAAAACCACAACTATCTTTTCTTAAATAACGCTCATTGCCTACTAACAACGATTGTCTTGCTTTCTCTACGTCTTCGAAAAAATCTGACATATCGATAGTAGTGTTATTTATCTTTGCTACAAATGTCTTTAAGTATTTCTTTCCATTCTTTTCTATTAATTCCATGTATTATCTCTTTTCTATGATGCCAACAAGTTTGCCATTACGTTTCACTGCGTACAACCCTGCGCATAAATCTCTTATTCTGTCATTCACGTCAACTGTCTGTAAATCTAAGCACTTTGTAATCTTACGCTTACCGTAGTGCTTAATACAAGTCGTTGCGTCTACAATGCCTAAGTCTATTCTTGCGTATTTCTTCTTCTGAATTGCATTAACTACGTCTTGCATTTTATTCTGCGTTAAAGGCAACTTAGTGAAATAATTGCCTACAATATCTTTATCTTGAAGATAAATAATCTTCTGCTCTTCTAAGAACTTAATCTGCTCTTTTGTGCAAGTAACAAACTTCTTATCATTATGCGAAGCATAGTTTCTAATAATTCTACATACCTTGAGCTTTTCTTTATCTGCTTCTGATAAGCTGTTTTCATAATCAAGCACTGACACGTTATCTTCACGTAGAATCTGCTCTAGTTCTTTATATGTCTCTAAAAACTTCTCTAACATCATACCCTCTCTTTTTAGTTAGTTGTACTTCTTTAATAATACCAAAAATCAATATGTTCTCTATATGAATCTTTCTTATTATGTAAAAGACTATCTTCTTTTTCAGTTAATCTTCCTGTATAGTGTTTCTGTATTTCTCTTAAATCTTGTCTTGCTTTACTTTTATGCGTTACTATCTTGTCTTTAAATCGACTTGTTTTTAATATCTGCTTATAGTAGAGTGGCGTTATATCAATCTCTTGATGTACTGTTCTATGCTTACACTCAAATTCAATTATTTTACTTAAATCGACATCGAGCATTTCTTCTACTTCAGGTAAAGTTAAGTAATAATCACCAGGTTCAATGTTAAGATAAGTAGTAAATCTGCAACAGAGGTATCTTGTATAACTTCTGTATATACACACTCTCTTACCAATCTCTAAGTTGTAGATATAAATATAATACTTCTCTCTATTTACATCAAGAGTGCAGTGCGTATCAAAACTCAATCTTTGATTAGGGTATAGCTTACCACTGCGTGCACGTTTAATTAAATCTTTTTGTTTGTATTGTTTGAACATAAAGATGTTATTCTTTCTTGTTATCTCTTCTCAAAAATACATTATATACAACAAACGAGAATAACAAGTAGTAGAAATAATTTGCTTTCGTCACACCTAAATCTACGTTAGTTAGAATGTTATCTAAGCAGTAGAAAAATATGAATGTGATAAAAGGCATTATTACAGCAATGTTTATAACGTCAATCAGAATAAGGAGCAGTGTACAACCTAATATTTTTAACTTATTATTTTCCATATCTTACCTCTTACGAATTACTCTTTTTATCTGCAGCACGAGATATAAGAATATTAGTGATTGTGTTTATCATACGTCTGCTTTCGTCAAGCTTTACAGCGAATAAACTGTTTATATTTTTATACAACAGCGCTACCATCTGTTCTGAATTTGAAGAGGTTATAGCTACATTCTGTTTTTGAGCCTGAGTACCAGACGCATTATTAAACTCTAGCGCTTGTGTTTCTTTCTTTACACTCTCAGCACAATCACTCTTTAGTGCAGATTGCTCTCTTAATTCGCTTAGATAGAAATTGGCAATCGCTAGCTCTAGAGATGCTTTACGTAATTCTTCGTTAGGCATATCTACACTTACTGATTTTATTATTCTATCTATTTCTTTAGTGTGCTTACTAACTACATCTTGCGCTATTTTATTCAAATTCTTATAAATGTCTTCAACGTAATTTGACGCGTCCTTAAAATCTCTCATTCTTCTTACTCCTCTTCATACTTATCAAAAGCAATTTTACTTTTAGTCGATGTAGCATCAATTGTCTCTTTTGTTGAAATCAACTTCTGGAATGTAGCTTTATTCGGTCTGTATATAAACTGCCCAAATAAATCTTTACTTCGCATTATAGACGATTTAAAGGAGCAAGAATTAAAATTAAACTCATCATCAAGATGATAACGAGAAAGTAAAGCTATCTCATAAAATCTACTCTCTACACCAACAAAACCAATCATATCTATAATTTTATTTATCTCATTTACTGTTGTGTCATAGTCACCACTCTGTAGCTTTGTTTCAAGAGCTTTGTTTATCTTTACTGATACGCCTTTATTCATACTGTCTAAGCTTGCTTGTGTTGCGTGCTCTGTAATCATAAGCGTTGAATAAATACCAATATTCTCAGGAATAAAAGAACTTTCAAACTCTCTTCTAAATAAACCAGCGCATTTAGCACAAAAAGTTCTATGCTTTAAATCACAGCTTAATGGGCTTCTAACGTGTATAGAATTAAAATTCTCTATATCAGAAAACTCTGTAGAGAAATCATTAAGCTCAGTAATAAAATGATTACGTATTTTATAGTTATACTCTTCTTCGCTTACAGGCAGTTCTACTTCAAAACCTTCGCAGCCGCAATCTTCTTCTGTGATTTTCATATCATCACAAGATGCCATAAGCATTTTATAAAAAGTACCTGATTCTGTAATATCTGTTACATTAGCAGCTATTACTGAATCTATAAACTTCTTACTCTCTTCTTCAGTATAATCTCCTGTGCGTCTTTTACAACTTTTTACTACATCGTCATAGTTGCCTGTAAATGTTGTTATGTTTTTTACCTTATCAGACATTACAGCAAAATCATTCACTGTAGGAATCTCGCAGTGTTTAAACATACTCTTTCCAAGTTTCTTATACTCTTCTATATAAATATCTCTAAAACTCATTAATGTACTCCTTTAAATACAAGCTGCAAGCAAGTCAGCATCAGGTTCAAAACTCTTAATCTCAGCGCATCTGTCAACTAAAGGTGTTGTCAAAAGGTATTCAATACCATTGACATACAAATTCATCGTTGCAATAACTTTGAAATCTTTGTGAATCTTGATGTGTCTGCTCTTATACTCAAATTCATCTTTATTATCTAGCACACCCTGTAGAAATCTCACTGTCTCAAAAGGTAGAAGATTAAACTCATCAAGCAAGATAGTTTTACCTGTCTCTGCAGCGTCAACAAAAGCTGATTTATTAAACGATGGCTGTCCAGACTCAAACTCAAAGTCTTCTACTAAGTCCTGAGGTAACATTCCTGAATGGCACACTACTGTAACATCAGCAATCTTCTCTGCAGATGTAGTTTTACCTGTGCCTTGTGGACCGTAGTAAACTATCAGGCGCTTGTTAATAGCATCAGAAGATTTAATACTACGTAGAGTATCTGCTATATTAGACCATTCTTGACTATCAAGCTTATTTATCACTGCAGCACATTCTCTATTGCCAGATAGCTTGAAATAGTTTATAACATACTCTTTCATTTTAGATGTACTTGTTTGTCTAGCTAGCGTATTGATAAATCTTGTTGAAATATCAAAATCGAATTCAATAAAGAAATCGATAAGCTGTCTTGCAACAGTTTTACGCTCTGATTCTTTATCATTCAATTCTAGACAGATGCCTTGCTCTTGTGCTGTTTGTATGAATGTCTGCAGAGTTTCATCTTCGCGCAATTCTTTTATAGTCTTTTTATTTAATTCAAGCAAGAAATCATATTCTGCTTTAGCGATACGGCAATCTTTATAATTCTGTATCTTAAGCACGTATATATCATTAGGATATTCGCGTATGTGCACGTTCTGTCTAAATGCGTTTATTTTTGTTCTTGATATTGCTCTCATATGTTACCTCTTATTATTTATAATACGTTTATAATATTATATCACGTTCATGAAATGATGTAAACAATAAAAAAGTGCACATTACATAGTGCACTTAATCTTTATCTACATTACAGATGCAAGTAACTGAGCATTTGACTTAAATTCTTTGATTATAGCGCATCTATCAACAATAGGCTCGGGTAAAGCGAATTCAATACCATTCACAAAAAGGTTCATAGTTGCTATAACTTTGAATTTATCATGCATATTGATTATCTTATTCTTATAGATAATCTGCTTCTTGCCATCGAATATGCTCTGTAAAAATCTGATTGTTTCAAAAGGTAGAAGATTAAACTCATCAAGTAGAATAGTCTTGCCGTTTTCTAAAGCCTCATAGAAAACAGATTTATCAAATGAAGGCTTACCGTCAGCGAACTTAAAATCTTCAAGCATATCCTGAGGTAACATACCAGAATGACAAACCATAACGTCATCAGCTTTATTAATAGCTGAAGTAGTCTTACCTGTACCCTGAGGTCCAAAGTATACTTCAAGTCTTGTATTTACTTTAGTTTCTGTATCACTAATATTTTTAAGTTTATTTGCAATCTTCTGCCATTCATCACTTTTTAGTTTATCAACAATTAGCGAGCAGTTTCTATTACCTGATAACTTAAAGTAGTTAATAACGTACTCTTTAATATCGTTCTCATTATTAAATCTAACAAGTGTATTGATAAATCTCGTTGATACGTCATAGTCAAACTCAATAAAGAAATTGATAATATCTGAAGCAAGTTCAATTTTATCAGTTTTGTCATTTAAGCCTAGCAATATACCGTGCGCACGAAAGACTTTGCTATTAACACTACTGATAAACTCTTCATTTGTAGTATTATTTGTTTTCTTGAGAGATTCATATAGCTCTTTAGAAATACTCAAACTTCTACCGCCACTAACAATAAGAACATATCTCTCACTCTCTTCAACGTTTCTTTTCTTTACAATATATGCAGACTTGAATTTATTTAATTGCATATGTTAAACCTCTTTTTAATATTCATAAGCTTTATTTATTAATAAGAAGATTATAACATACTCTATGCGTAATTGTAAACAAAAAAAAATGTGTATTAAACTACGCATTTAAAAACTTTATCATAATTTTCTTCGTATTTTCAATTATCTTATCGACGTAATTGTTATCTTCAATAATAACATCAGCAAATTCAAACTGAGTAGTATATTTTTTATTACTGAATTCTGTAATTATGCTTGTGTTTACTCTATCAAATATCTTAAATACTGAGTCTTTTGGCATACTCATATTAAAATGTCTATTATAATCAGTAAGAGCGTCACCATCAAACATAATTATTGTATAATACTCTGCATCAGCGTCGTCTTTCGCATCAAGATATTTACGTACTTTGTTTACAGGTATATCATTATCATCGTTTACTGTAAATACTTTTTTAGTTTTATCTTCTTCAGACCAAACTTCTAGCTGAGTATTTATTGTAGCAAAAGAATACTTAAACATCGGGTATCTATTTTCTAGTGTGTTTAATATTTTAATCAAACGATTAGTTTGCTCTACATTATTCAGAAATGAACCAGAGTTATCAATTAAAAATTTAATATGAATTTTGTTGTGATGCTTATACTGCCCATTTCTATTTGGCGTACACCACCATCTATAATCATCTTTTGTTAATGCTCTAGTGTTGAATACGCCTGAATAAGCACTCATACTCGCAAACTTATTCTTATTCTTCTTTATGCTTATTTCTAAAGCGTCTGATATATCTTGCAAGTTATCTGCGTATACACCTATAATGTCATTAAAAACTCTAAGACTCATTTCAATGAATTCATCTTTCGTGAAATACTCGTCATCAACACACAATAATGTAATATCATCATATCGTGAAATCGTACTATCAGTCGTCTCAGAATCGTCTGTTTCAGAATCAGTCATTTCAGGCTTACGATTCATAATTTCGTCGAATTTTATGTCAAACTTATTTTTAAACTCATGGTATAACGGTATAAAGCTATGAATAGTGCCTAACTTAATAAATGATTTTAATAATCGCTCACAATGTTCACCATAAACTTCACGATTATAACCAAGTCTAACATACCATAAGAAATGATTTAATATGTTTTTGTCGTTATAATCTATTTTGATTAGTTCTCTCTTAGTCTTATCAAAATCTACATTATGAAAATAATCTTTATAGATAAACTCTATTCTCTCGTCAGACGCAATGTTAAATGGTACTAAATATTTACTACCATTAGTATATACTGAAACTGCAGACCATTTACCAAATGTGTCATCAAGAATATGTGAAATCTCATGATAAAACAGAGTACGTACTTGGCACTCTGATAACTTATGACCAAACTTAGATAGCATCTTATAACTAACGCAAATCTCATAGCCATAATCTGTAAGTCTAACGTATGTAGACTCTGCCTTTTCATCTAAACGTGCGCGTATATCTTGTTTTGATTTTGTATAGAACGAAATTGGTAGTGTTTGAATAAATTCATCTATCTGTTTAAAAGTTGTCATAAATATAATATCTCCTTATATAGACATTATATCATAGCTTACCATCAATGTAAACTAAAGCTTCGTATATTCCTTATACCACATTACGCCTACTTTTTTAGCGAATAAGCCACATCTCTGTCCAGGCTTTTCAGAATTCTTTTCTGACGGTCCAATAAAAATATAATTAGGCGCTTCTATATGCTCCATCAGCTTTTCACACCATTCTTTGAAAGTGTAGTAACCATTATCAGTACCTTGCTCTAACTCACTCTTTTCATTCCAATTCTCATAATTACTACCAAAAGGAGGGCAACAAATTACTATCTTGTCAGTAACTACTTTCTGAGCTAAAGCGTCTCTCTGTGTCCAACCGAAGTACTCACAGAATTTAGAGTTATAGTCGTATGCTTCAACTTCTGCTCCTAATTCTTTTATAGCAGAGATTATTCCACCAAAACCAGCCATAGGGCAATAGACGCCTGGATAATCACTGAGATTTATGCCTGTCTCAGTTAAAATCTTCTTCATTGTAGACTTAGACAGAGCAGTAACCTTAGGCGCAATCTTAGCAATAGTAAATCTCTCTAGTACGACAATAGGAATAGTAGACTCTTTCTCAAAATACTTCTCAATCTTCTTAACAAAATCTGGATATTTACCTATATGCTTGCCATACTTACATTCATTATAGATTCTAAAGAGATTATCAACAGCTCTCTGTAATCTACTATCGTCTTGCCAAGCTTCTTTAGGGCTCATATTATTTATACCTACTCTACATTCCCATATAGGATGAGAGCTTTCATATTTACTTGAACCAGGGAATGGTGCATTTTTACATAGATTAAATACTTCTTCTGATGTGTAATTATTTATTTTCATTTAACTTCTCCAAATAATTTTCAATATCTTCAGGTGTATAAAGCGTTACATAATTAAGATTATTCTTTTCAGCACATTTACGTTTTTCTACGTCTCTAATTTTCCAGATACGGTTCCATTCTTCACAATTTAATTCAACGTCTTTGTGTATATTTTCATCATACGCACATTGACTGTGCTGAGGTCCAGTATGGAGTTCTATATAAGCTTTATATTTCGGTAAGTAAAAATCGCAGGCGTAAGGGTAAAAATCATCACTGTGTTCATACTCAAATTCTATACCTAGCTCTTCTAACGCCCGCATAAATTCTAATTCAAAAGTACTACGCACTCCATGTTCATGTAAAATTCTTGTATTACGCTGAGCTAAAGCTTGAATAGTGGAATATACTAAAATATATGTGCCGTCTTCACGCTGCACTTCGAAATGTATCTTACCGTCTTCAATAATCTCTGTATAAGGAATATCTTTCAGTATAGAACGACAACCACCTACTCTTATCTTATCAGCGAACTCTTTAGCTGCGAATACATTTTCTACACTGTACTTTTCAAGATTATTATTCTTAATCTTTTTAGCAATATCAGGTCTTTGAGCAATATTTGTTACGTTAAAGTTTTCTTTCAGATAAAGCTTTTCGTGCTCTCTGTTGCAATACAACGTATAGCCTTTATGCATATTACCAAATTTTGTTTCTTTGCCACAGTACAAGCACTTGCCTTCATCTTCTTTTCTGAAGAAAAAGTCGTAATACTCTTTAGTGCTTAAACGATGATAATGTAGTATATGATTAGTTCTACTTTCATTTCTATGAAATCTCTTATCGCATAAAATACAAACAGGTTCCTTTCTGTCACGTTCTAGCTTAGGTAGACTCTCTATAATCTTTAAGCTATGTTCACGCGCGCACTCAGCGCTGCAGAAATCAGATTTATAAGTAGTAGTATTAGTTTTAGCATTAAATTCTTTATTGCAATTCAAACATTTCTTAATCATCTATATTACCTCCCGTATACTCAAAATCTTCCATTATCGCATTACGTATCGTACCGTTACTACCTTCGATATAGTTTCTGCTAGGCAATCTTAGCTTTGCTTCTGCGCAAGCCGCTTTCGTATACAGGGCGATAACGTTGCCATTATCGCCATCGCAATCGGACGCAAGTCCCTCATATATAATCGGGTTAGTTTGCAGCACATATCTAGCTTTAGGGTCGTCTGTGAACTGAGGTATCATTCCCATAATACTCTTTTGACCGATAGACGGCTGTCTGTTGAATAGCACGTAATATTCATCTTTGATTAAGCGTTTGTTTAATTCTTCTATACTCTCACATTCATCAAATAATTCTTTATATAGAGTATTAATGAAATAAGAGCCGAGCATTACTACGTCTTCATCTAAATCGAAGTTATTTGTAATTACTCCTCTTACTACTCCTGATAGCTTTTGACCTCTTAATTCTTCTGAGACTACGTTATTTCTATTCTTTGCTATGATTTTAAATATTTCATCATAGAATGCGTAGATATATCTCATTAGATAGTTTTTTATTGCTAGCTCTTGGAATTTATTTTCTAGTTTATCGTTGTAATACATTTCTAGAGTTTTACGTTTCTTTAGTATTTCTACTAAACATCTGTTAATATCTCCTAGAACATACTTACCGTCTGAGTTTACAGTAATCGGTCTGATATAAGGGTGTGGTATGTTTATTTCGTTATGCACATTGTTATTATACTGCTCTTCTGTATAACCTAGACTTAGTATAGCGTCTTTGCCTATAAGAATATCTCCACTATACTCTGATAAATCAAAGTTTTCATCGTCTATATTAAAATCAATAATTTTACCGTTATGTATAAATGCTTGATATTTATACAGCTTCATTGCTTCTTTAGGCAGTTTTACGTCGTTATACGGGATATCAAGAAAATCAAATGGTATGTAGTACGTAGGTAGTGAGTTCTTTTTAACTACCCTTGTATTACACTCTTCACATATTCCAGCGTGAGTTAGCTTACCACATTTACACTTGCCGAATCTGCCGAATATCTTTTCTGAAAATATGCCATCGTCATCAAATAACATCTTTCCATCTTTATCTCTAGGTTTTCTTTTGCGCAGTACTCTGTCAGATGTAACTTCATTTTTGCTATTTCTTTTTACTCTCACTCTTGTAATATCAATCTTCATCTCATTACACCTCTTCATCATAAAACATTTCTGATTTTTCTACTAGCTTGCCATCTACTTTTACGTTATAACCTAATATCTTCATTAGATTTACGAATGACAGAGATAAGCGTGTACTCTCAGGTAGCTCTCTTGTCTCTTTCATCTCTTTAATGAGCTTATGAGAGTTTACGTGCTTTTGTTCACTACGTATTGATAGCTCTTTTAAAATGTTATAACTACTATCACTAACTAGATTTAACTTTTCCATTTCACCTAGCTTTAGTTTGCGTACATCAGATACAGATAAATGAGTAGCAGCGTGATGATGTACTCTTATCATATTTATTAAACCTACTGGAATAGTGTTAGTCTCACCTTTGTATTCAACTACTGAATTTTCTGAGTACTCTTTCATCTGCTCAGAATATTTTTCTACTGCGTATGAGATAAACTCTTCTGATTCATCGAATTCTATACCACTCGCTGTAGCCCACGCTTCGAATATCTGACCTAAACTACCTCTACGTAGTACACTAAAACCTGAAATGATTACCTCTAATGGACCTGCACCCATATTACCTACTTTATTCATCAGTCTTGGCATCTCTTCATCAGGTAGTATTCTACCAACTGTGCCTTTTGCACCGTGTAGATTAGTTATCTTATCACCTAGCATAAAAGGTATAGTCCATTCAAAATACACTCTTGCGATGTTATCAGAGATATATTCAATATCAGTAACTGTGTAATCTTTATAATACTCTAATATCGCTTCGTGAGTTGTTGGCCAATAAAGCTTTAAATCTTTTAAAGTCCAAGTATCTTCATATAGCTTTCTATATGCTTCACTGTCGACAGGGATATGAATAACGTCTGTGCCTTTAGATTCTAATCTCTTTGCGAATGATTCAGAGATAATAATCGAATCTGCGTAGTTGAAACCCTCTAAGTCAGTAAAACCTACTCTTGCTTTTATTCTGTTTGTAAACTCTTCTCCGTCTTTCAGAGGTACTGACTGAGCAGAGAGCTTAGCATTCATCATAAGACGTTTAGCTTTGTTGTTATGTCCAAAAGGTGCGCTTGATAAACAAGAGAGTTTATTTATCTTAGGTGGATTGTACATTAAATCAAAGAAATTCTTGTCGCCATACCATAGCATACCATCATTTACAGTTATTTCATCTAGCAACATTCTCTGTCTACCAGCATTACCTGTTGTCGTTGTCTTAAATGCGTCAAACCAACCTACTGTATCAGAATACGCAAAAGGTGGTGCAAAAGAAGAGTCAGCGCTTGGCTTATATACATTTGCTACTGTTCTAAAATTCTCTAGTGCAAATACAGGAGATGAAGATGCTACAAGGCAACCTTCAAACTTTTCTTTATTTCTTGTATATACTTGTCTCTTTGACGCAATCATTTTATTTATGCCAAATAGATTGCCTTTTGTTGGAATAGCATACTTGCCACTGTTGAAAATCAAATCTTCAAAATATTCCATCCTCATAAATTTGAAGTTGAATATACTATCTTTATCAAACTTAGGCAATAAGCTCATAGCTTTCTTAAAGTTATCAATGCTTAACTCTTCATCTTTTAAGCTAGCTTGTAGTAAAGCTCTTGAGCGTTTAGATAGATGATTATTAAAAATCTCTTCAATAGTAGCATCAAAAGGGTGTAGTCTATTAGTACAAATAAATTCGTCTTTTGTGAAATTATAGTCCCAATACTCACCCTTTATTAATTCAAAGCTATGCTTGTATACTTGCGTAGTATAATCTCTTACAGCTACTACTCTTGGTACATAATAAGCACCGTTTATTAGCCAAGTAAGATTTTTATCAGGAGTAGGAATAGAACAGGTTTTAAATCTCTTAATATCATCATTGACTTTATACTCTGCAGAAATATCAATACACATACTAATAGGGTTAAGATTTAATTCATAAGAATTCTTTACTCTCTTAGAAACGTCTCTGTCGAATACGTCAGAATCTAACGCAACTGCAAGCTTACATTTCTTATCTGAGTTCCAGTATTTCTCTGTACACTCATTTATCTCTGCGCACATCTTCTGCCAAGAGCCTGATGTATCAAGTAGTTCTACACCAAATAGTTTTCTGTTAGCATTATTCCAGTATTCTTGTTCTTTTTTAAATAATTCTATTATTCTCATACTTACTCCTTTACGCGTAAAACTTCTGCATTACTTTTGCTATGTTGTCTATAAGCTCTGAAACATAATCATTGCTGACAGTTATATCTGCGAATTTAAAGTTGTCAATATAATCTTCATTTTCGTTATTAGTGATTAAACTTACATCAGATCTGTCAAGCACACTGAATCTCTCATATGCTCTGTTATCAGTCATATGTTCACTTGAAAAAGCGTCACCGTCAAACAATACAATATTAAAATACTCTGTATTCTCATCTTGCATATTACTACGGAAATATTCTTTTATATCTGTATCAAAGAAACAATTACCCTTTGATGCAGAAAATACTTTATTCTGCTTATCTTCTTCTGACCATATAACAAATTCAGTATTTATAGTAGCTAATTGATAACTAAACGCGCTGTATCTTCTCTCTAATGAATTTAATTCTGTAATTAAAGCGCGAACTTTTTTTACATTACGGCTAAATGAACCTGAGTTATCAATAATGAAATTTATCTGCATTCTATTATGTGATTTATACGCGCCGTCTCTATTAGACGCTTTCCACCATCTATAATCTTTATTCGCTACTGCTCTTACGTTTAAAATGCCTGAGTACGAACTAATTGCTGAAAATCTATTTCTCTGTTTGCGTAGAGCTGTTTCTATGTACTCATCAAAAACACTGTTCAGTAAGTCTTTATCATACTTCTTGTTGAACGCGTCTTTATTGTCATTGATTACGGAGTGTTTGTAATGTTCACCATTGATAAAATCGTCAGATTCAGTAACATTTTTAACGTCAAGTTTATACTTTGCTTGAGAAATAAAATAGTCACTATTAACTTGCTGTATGTCTGTATCTTGAAGAAACTCTTCTTTGAATAAATCATATGCTACACACGCTGATGCTTTTGAACCATATCGGATTGCGCATTTAACATTACGAAGAACTATTCCGCTGTACTTATCAATATTGTGTTTTAATCTTACATACCAGAGAAAATGCTCAATGCACGACTTACTATTTTCATTTATCTTTATAAGCTTACGCTTTACTCTCTTAAAATCTACGTCTAAGAAATAATTTTCATAAATTGATTCAATTCTTTCGTCTGCTATGATATTAAACGCATCATTATACTCTTCAGAAGTAGATTTATCTTCATCTCTATGGAATGTATCGTCAAGAATATGCGATATTTCGTGATAAAAAAGTGTACGCACATCAGACTCAGAAAGCTCTACATTAAGCTTTAACAACATCTTATAACCAACGTGTATTTCTATTAAACTACCGTCAGTCTGTACATATGTTTTGTCGCTCTGTCTGTCAAGAAAAGTCTTAATGTCATTACGCGTTTTAGTGTAATATGAGATTGGCAATGAGCAAAGAATAGCACTTGCTCTATCGTAACTTATCATTCTAAAAACTCCTTCACGTCTAATAATTACATTTTATCATAAATTCATGTAAAAGTAAACATAAAGTAGTAAATCTGCAGTCTTTTTGTAAGATGTTGGAATTTCAATACTTACAGACGTTGTATTATTTTAAGAACAATGTTGGAATTTCAATACTTGCGAGACTTACTATATGAAAAACAGCTGTTTTGAGCTGTCTAGCGTATAAATATTCGCTAAAAAGTACGTCCCAGAGCAGTTAGAGCGCGCTAATTTACAACAATGTTCAAATTCCAACACTTTTAAACGTAAAAAAAAATGCTGCGAAAGCAGCATTTGATTACTTGTCAGAATATCTCATATCGTCATATTCACTAAGCATACGACTTATCTTTGTGCTTAGATAAGCTGTAATGCAGTTAGAAGTGTAAATCAACATCTGTCTGAATGTAGCAACGTCTATAGGTACACTAATTCTCTTTGATATTTCTGCACCTTTTACTGGAAGAATTGCTCCAGTCTCTGTCTTTCTACCTGGTCCTTCCTGTATTGTTACAAATACTCTAGGCTCTGAATAACTGATAGATAACTGTCTACTAATTACCTGACCTTCTCTTTCATAACCCGTAAACAGTTGATACTGCTTACTAGCAAGCTTAGTAAATAATCTGCCAGATTCAGCGTCAGCAGCAAGCGTCTGGAATGCAGGGAAGTCTAGATAAAAATCAATGTTTTCCTTAGACTCATAAGAAGCTGCTCTTAGCTTTACCTTGTCGATAGGGAATGAGCTACAGTGTACGTTTAGCACAACCTTATTAGTGCTTGCAGAATATAGCCTGTCGACGTTAAAAATGTTTTTTTCTTTCATATATTACTCCTTTTATTTACACTGAATGTTCGTAGCATTCAGTTAGTTATTCGAATAAATCAAGTTTGTGATTAAGACTTATAAGCTTATCAAGACCTTCTTCTTGTTTATTCAAGTATTTTTTAACTTCATTAATTGTTTCAAATGTTTTGTAGATGTCTACACCGTTAGAACCTTCTCTGATGTGTAAGTTGTATCTGCCGTCTTCTGTCAAGCTTACTGTGTAGTAGAAGCAAAAATCAAGTGGAAATGCAGCTGAGCATTTGAGGTATTCTTTTTCGTCAAGTTTAATAATATCAATCATAGTATGTTCCCTTTCTATAGATATATTTTAACACAATCCGTTATAAAAGTAAACTATACACCAAATTCTCTTTTGATTGAATTAAAATCAATCTCTGCACTTGTTTCTTCTTTTATCTGCGCTTTCGCTATTTCAGTAAGCATATCTAAGTGTAGTGTATTATCTTTATCTTTTATCCATTCTTTTAAAACACTCTTTAATTCTGATACGTGAATTAGTTTATGCTGTGACTTTTCCCATTCATCATCTCTTATTATGAATGTTTCTGTATTATTGACTATACATACATAACCTTCGATTGAGTCGACTTCTATACCAGCATTTTTAAATATTCTCTGCCATACATAAGTAGATGGATTGACTTCAAGTACTAATTTATCTTTACTATCTAATATCTCATGTTTTTCTATGCGCAAAGGGTTATTACTATTTGTTTTTATATTCTTAGCGTCAAGAATAAGAACATTTCTGCCGTACACTAACAAAACATCAGTATCAGGAATATAGTCTTTACTATCATCAGGCTCATAAGCTAAACTAGCAAACGCGATAATATCATTTAAATCGTAATCGTGCTTGATTAAGAGAGCTAAGTACTCACATAGTTTTTCTTCACCCTCTATTCCAGCTTTAGTCAACATAATATTCTGTATAAGCTCTGCGTCGTCTAATAGCCAATCTGTAACTTCGACTGTTTTATTCTGTTGCTGCTCTTCTAAATTAGCAAGAGTTTTTCTTAAACCAGCACCAGGTTGACCTATTACTCTTTGTCCTGAGATAATATGATTGCGTACACTAATAGCTTGTTGTTTATCTTCATCTTTAATGTTCGTCTGAATCAGTTTCATTCATTGCTTCCTCATATGTTTTGTCTTGCAGTGTATGTATCATATCTTTAAATTCGTTTATATCCATATCCTCAATCCTTAATCACTTCTTTCGCTATGCGTAAAATCTTACTTGTTATTTCGTCTAATTTCTCTAGCTTGCCACAATCAACTTTTAAATCAGAAATATATCTAGCGCCGTATGCTAGATTATTGTAAAATCTAACATCAGGCAGTATATCGTCACAGATTGTCTTTAACTCTACTATATGAATTAAATCTAATCTATTAGTTCTATTAATGCCAGTACGCATTGCATTTAAGATTACTGCAAGCTTATGAGTTTCAGGATGCTCTACAGCTAAAGCGCCGCATAAGTCTTTTAAAGCAAGCTCTAAAGCTTGCTCTAATACGTAACCTATACAACAAGCTAAATCATTATCCTTGTTGATTTCTTTCTTTGAATACTTACTCATCTGCTCACTACTCATCTCGTAAAAATAAATTGCTCTATTTAGTAGTGCACTCATATATCTTTAAACCTCTATTCATATTTTCTAGTAGCATAGGGTTAGCTTCTCCTGATTGTTCGTGTTCGAAAAATACATCAACTTCACCGATGCTATCATACATAAGAGAAAGAGTGATAAATACTTCATTAGCGTTTTCTTCTGTAGGTTCTTTTAGCTTAATGAATAAATCAATATCACTATCTTCTCTGCAATCTTCTCTAATTACAGAACCGAATGCTTTTATCCATTCACATTTCTCTATAATTTCATTGTTTGTTATTATGTTGTTTATCTGTTTTTCTTTTAATTTATTTATCATGTAATAATTATAACACACTTAGTTATAGTTGTAAACTATCTTATACTGACAAACGTGCAATAATATCATACTCTTTGTTAGATAAAGTAACTGAGTTTTCCATTACGCTTATACTCTCAATACTTACGTTCTCATATAGAGTATCACATATAAACACGCATACAGTTAACTCTGCGTCTGCAACTAAAAGTATATGCGACATATCTTTATTTTCTATATCATCAAGTATAAGTATAATCTTATCATCTTTTATCTGTACATTATTTAATACATAAATATCGCCAGTAAAATCAAACTTATAGTTAACTACAACATCTTGGAACATCAATTTAGTCTTTATTGCATTTCTAAGCTCACCTAAATACATCACTTACCTCCAAGTTTAAGAATTCTTCTTTCGTCATACTGTTTATATCTTTTTTATCTGTATTATATTTTAATACTTTTATAAATTTATTCTTGATTGATTTTTCAAGTCTTTCTCTTGCTTTCTGACCGCGCTCATCATTATCAGTTGCAATAATAACTGTACGAATAGGCAGAGACTCTAACTGCTTAATCTGTTGAACTGAACCTAGACCGTTCATAGCAACAGCGTACTTGCCGTATTCCCATACCGATAAGCAGTCAAACATACCTTCAACTAAGTATATCTCGTTTATCTCTTTTGTTTCTTGCTCTTTTAATAGCTCATAAGCGCCGAATAAAGGCTTTGCTACATCTTTCATTATGCTATATCTCTTTTTATCTATACTTCTTGCAATGAAATATAATACATTGCCTTGTTCGTCTTTAATAGGGAACATAATAGCGTTTAGCTCGTTACTGTAACCAATATCAAATTTAAAAGCTATTTTCGGAGATATTCCTCTTTCCTTGAGATATGTGTGATACATCTTGTATCTCTCAACTTCTTCTCTACTTACGCAATGAGTTGTAGAAGATTGTTGCTTTAAACCAATATTAAATTTTCTCTGTCTAAGAGCTACGCTATCCCAATGTTGTTGCATATACTCTGTAGCATCAACGCCTAGAATATCATAGATGAGATTGCTTACATTCTTTTTAGCGTCACACGCGAAACAGTAAAATGAGCCGTCATTGCGTATCATTGCTGACGGCTTTTTCTCTTGACCATTCTTATGATAAGGACAACTTACCATTAAATAATCTTCGTATTTATTTACTGTGTTAAATAACTTCTTGCCGAATGAATCGACTTTTAATTGTTTTATAACATCGTTTATATCAATGTTATATTCTTTATTGTTAACTATCAAAATACTATACCTGTATCTTCACTGAACATTTCTTTCTGTTCTTGCTCAATCTTTTCAGCAACTTCTGTAGGTAAACCATCTTTAGAGTTAGGCACATACTTATAACTTCCAACGTCGATATCCCAAGCATAAAGTAGTTTATTACCTACTGAGCCATTTCTATTTTTCTTGATGTTCATTTCAAGCATACCATTTTTATTTCGTATGCTTAAAGCCATTGACGCTGCTTGACCTAGACCGTCACTATCTCTGATATTCTCTAACTCTGGCGCTTCATTGTCACCTTTGTTTGATTCTCTATTTGCTTGTATAACAGCGATTACAGGAATCTTTAGCTCTACGCTCATAGTCATTAAATCTTCTGAAATATGCTGTATAGCTGTAGTCACACTTTGATTTCTATAACCTCTTTCATCTGCAACGAATGTTATACCGTCAATTACTAGCATATCTAGACTGTTGTCTACTACCCATTTTCTTAGCTTACTTACTGTAGGTCTAGTGATAAAATCAGATACTGTCGTAACTAAGAATTTATTCTGATGTTTTGCTAACTGCTTAGTATACTTTTCAAATTCAGGTATAATTGCTTTATCACCAGTTTTAAGACTTCTATTAGAGAAGTTATTATACAGAGTATCAAATCTATAAGCGATGTTTATATCACTCATTTCAGGTGAGAAATAACCTACGTTAAACCCTTGTTCCCAAGCTGCTGTGGCTATCTTTAATGAACACCAACTCTTACCGTTGTTTAGTCTAGCAAAAATTGCTATTAGTTCTTCGCCTCTCTGTATACCACCTGTGATTATGTCTAGTTCAGGAAAACCTGAGCTCATAAACCAGTTAGCGTGATTTTCACTTTTATCTTTTAGTACCTCTAATCTTGCCTGACTCTCTTGTACAATATCAATACCTCTTGATTTAGTCTTAGGCTGTATGTCTTTCAGATTAGTGAGTATATAATCAATAGCTCCAAAAGAATCTTTGCTATACATCTCAATAGCTTTATTAAGCACAGGTACTGATTTTGTATATGCGTATTGTTCTCTTAGTTTATCTGCTAAGTATTCATCTGTCTCATTTACTTCTATAATACTGAATTTAGGGAATTTATCAAGTACAGTTTCTTTGTCTGGCATTGTTTTATACTTTTTATAATGCGACATTATAAAATTATACTCTTGTTCGTAATCAGTAAAGTAAGAAGCGTCAAAGTCATTAGAATCAATAAACTCAGCGTTACCTGTTTGCAATAACTTATTTAAAGCTTGTAAACTTACCATTCTTTAAATCTCCAATAATATATTCTCTACGCCATCTATCTTTAAATCAAGATTGTTTGTAGTTATAATACATGACTTACTATGTAATAATCTATGCCTTAAGATTAATTCAAACTGCTTTTTCTCAAATTCTGTCATACTTGTTGGTAGAGAATCAAATATTACTAAATCACATTCATTTAAATCTCTTATATAGCTATCTGACAATTTATTTTCAAAATTCTTTATTTCATTGAAAAAGTCAGGCATAAATACAAACTTGCCCTTTACTTCTGCGCCACTCTTAAACCAGATTTTATCAAAGTAGCTAAGCATTAATTTAATACCGCAGTTTGTTACATTTACTACATCAGAGATTATAGCGCAACTATATCCTGCTTGCACATATTTATCAATATTAGCTTTTATAACAGATAGTCTATTTGTATTATCAAGACGCTTGTTAGGTTGAGAGTAGTAAGTCTTAGCGACAGGCAAGTCACTCTGCTCAATCAATAACTTCATTGTCTTATATCTAATACAAGTGCCAGGGCAGTCTAATGCACAAACGTCTTTATACCAACATAAATTATTTCGCATATGTATTACTCTTTACTGTGTCTAGAGGGTCTAATTCAAAAAATTTGAAATACTCTCTTTCTGTGCAAAAGTTTACAACATCTACTTTATCAGGTAGATTATCAAGAACATTAAGCATATAGTTTAATGAATATGGCTTAAATTCTGTATTATAGAATCTTGAATCTTCTTTAGGGAATAATCTCTTTCTTACATAAGCCTTTAAAGCAGATCTGAGTTCAGTGTCTTTATATCGCTTATTTATAATATCTGCAAACTGCTGAATGTCTGAATCATCTTCTGTAGGCTTATCTTCTTTAATTCCATTCTGTACTACGATAGTGTCTTCAGTTAATGAAATATAACCAGCTTGTACTAATTCGTCTATAAGCTCTGGTAATACTTTTATATTGTCTTTAACAAGCAGTGTGCAGTAGTAACCAATCGCTGGATAAGAAACATTACTCTTTATCAGTGACTCTGGCACGACTACACTTTTCTCTAATCGTCTAATCTTCATAATTTAAAAATCTTCCCATCTTTCTAATTCTTCAATAACTGGCTTTCTTCTTTTATCTATTTCAGGAGATATTTGTCTATTTATTAAAATCTTGGCAATTCTCTTGTTATCAGTCAGTGTAGCAGAACTGCATACATCAAACTTTGCTTGCTTTAAGCATTTCTTATAGTACGCCATAAATGACTTATTGAGATTAGCGTCAAACTGTGAAGCAATCTTATTAAAAATGATAAAACGCTCAATAGAATCTGGCACCTCATAAGCACAAATATGTTTTACATACTGCCAAGCTTTATTATACTCTTTATTCATTACGTAGTCATTGACTACTGTGTTTAATTCTTTCTTAGTCATCAAGCTCACTCAACATATTCTGTAATATATTATACGGGTGCAGTGTATATCTACTATTTTTTGCTGAATAAATATCTACACCTATTGACCATTCGCCTGTAGTCCATAGTTTCTTTAAATCATGTCTATTAAAAATTACTACATCGTAATTATCTAATTCAGACCGTAGATAAATTATTCTCTTTATCATCGCTTCAGGTAAGTATAACTCTTCATCAGTTTCAGAATCTTCTTTTATCGCTGCACGAATTTCAGACTTAGTGAGTAAAGTGTGCTGCGCATTAAAACCATCAATCTTTAAAACATTATACGTACGCGCTTTATCTTTTTCACCGATGATATAGATATGCATTAACTTATCTATAATAACTAAAAAAGTAGGGAATTTGAACTTATCTAAGAAAAATAACTCTAGATGCGGTTCACTTTCCCATTTATCGAGATGACAAAGTTCTAAACATTTTCTAACATTTTCATTGTTGCCATTGACATATAGCAAACCTTCAATTACATCTCTCGTTCTCACTAATTACCCCATCTAAAAAAATAGGTAGACGTCAAACTAACGTCAACGTCTACCTGTATTAAGCTTTAATTACTTAACTTCTTTAGCACTCTTTCTTCTTAGTGCTGTGATGCCAAGCATTGATGCGATACCAGCTGCAACAGGCATAATCACGTTTGTGCTATCACCTGTGTTAGGTACTGCAGACTTCTGAGCATCTACCTTAGCGGCTTCACTCTTAGCAGCTTCGTTCTTAGCAATCGCCTCTTTAGCTTTCGCCTCTGCCTGCTGCTTGTCGTAATCTGCCTTTACTCTGTCGTAATTCTCTGTAGCTGTAGCGAGCTTCTTGTCGCTTTCTGCCTTAGCTACCTTAGCATCTTCTAGCTTCTTGCCAAGAGTCTTAATCTCTTCTTCAATTTCAGCTAGCTTTTCTGGAGCATTCTTGTAAATATCAAGCTTTTTCTTAAGCTCTGCAATCTCATCTTCAAGCTGCTTTGACTTAGCTGCCTTATCAGCAACATCTTTCTGAGCAGCGATACGTGCATCAGTTGCAGCCTGTAGCTCTGCTGCAGCGTCTGTTGCTTTCTGAGTTGCAGTATCTCTAGCTGCTTCAGCATCAGTTAGCGCCTGAGTTGCCTGAGTAACTTTCTGCTCTGCAGTAATCTTAGCATCAGTTGCCTTAGCGTGAGCAGTAACTGCGTCATCGTACATCTGCTGAGCTTTATCAAGAGCTGCCTTTGCTTCGTCATAGCTCTTCTGTGCAAGCGCTAGTGGACTTTCACCATTCTTTAGTGAGTTTAGCTTTTCCTGCTCTGTAGCAAGAGTTGCCTTAGCAGTCTCTAGCTCAGTCTTTGCCTGTTCTACCGCTGCAGCAGTATCTGCAACCTCTGTTGTATATCTCTGTACATCAGCCTTAGCGTTCGCTAGAGCGTCAGCGTACTTATCAGCGTTATCGACGTATGAACCAGTAGCAATAGCGCCGCTTGTGTGCTTATCAAAAGCGTAGTTGAACTGAACTACTGTTACGCCCATTTTTGTAGTTGAACCAGGAACGATAGTCCATACACCAACCTGACCGTCAATCATATCTTTGCTTGTAGTAATCTGCGCGTGTGCAAGCTCATTACCATTTGCCATATACGCCTTGATTGATTCGAAGATTGCTCTCTTCATATCAGCCATAGCGTACTTACCTTCACCTAGCTGTGAGCCGTACATGTTACCACCAATGCCTGTTCTAGATGAACCAGCACAAAGTGTTTCATAACCTAGGCTGAACTTATCGTTGTTCTTTGTGTAGTCGTCTTCAATACCGATATGATTGAATTCGTACTCTTCTGAACCAGTAACGAATCTGCGCTTGTACTCATTCTGCATCCACTTTGTAGCTTCTGCCACTGGGTCATTTGTCTTAACTAGCTTGTAGCCAAACTGCTTATTCATACTGTTGATGATTGAATTACCGAACAGTGTAAGCTCATTAATCTGGTCGTTCGTCATATTCCACGCATCAACTTCTGTTGTTTTATCGAGCTCTGTTGGAACGTACTTGCCATTCTTAAATGCGTTGATGATGTCTTGTCTAGCAGCCTTAGCACTTGCGCTATCCATATAAGCTCTGTTCTCTGCTGAGCCTACGTTAGAATACCAATTGAAGTTGTAACCTTCAATATAACTCTTTACTGCCGCTGGGTCTGCGAACTTAATCTCTGGAGCAGTACCAATCTTTGCTTCGATTTCCTGCTGCTTCTTTTCAGCGTTTGCAAGGTTTGTCTTAGCAGTATCTGCTGCTGTAGTCTTTTCTGTAACAGTTGCTGTCTTACCTGTAACTGCCTGTTCTGCAGCGTTAACAACTGTTTCCTGATTAGAAATAGCTGTAGCGAGGTCTGTGTTAGTCTGCTTTGCAGTCTCTAGCTCTTCTGCCTTTGTTTTCTCTGTAGCTGTTGCTTCGTCAAGATTTGCTTTAGCGTTGCCCTTTAGAACATCAGCCTGTGTTTCGTCTTCTGTCGCTTTGTCAAGCTCTGTTCTTGCTGCATTAACCTGATTTGTCTTAGATTCAACAGCTGAATCAGCAGCAACCTTTTCTTTATTAGCTTCTTCAGCAGCTACTCTCTTCTCTGTCTCTGTGTCTGTAGCTGTCTTCTCAACGTTCTTAGCGTTTTCTACAAGAGTATCATTCTCTGTCTTTTCTGCAGTCTTATCGTTGATTGCTGTTTCTGTTTCTGCAATCTTTTCTGGAGTTGCCTCACTAGCAATCTTCTCTGTTTCTTCTTTTTCTGCAGTCTTTGCATCAAGCTCTGACTGAGCCTTATCTACTGCGTCTGTAGCTGCCGCGTTCTCTGTCTTTGCGTCGTTAAGCTGTGTAGTAGCAGAATTCATCTCTGTCTCTGTAATCTCACCAGCAAATACATCGTTTGCTGTAATGTTTACTGCGCAACCTGTAACTACTGTTGCGAATGCTGCACTTGCTGCGATATTTCTTTTCTTCATTTAATATTATGTCCTTTCATTTAACAAGATGTTATATTGATATGTATAATTATAATACATAATGAACATTAAGTAAACAACTTGTTGAAAAAAAATTAAAAATTTAATACGTCTTTTCGCGTTGATTTAATATAATATCTATACCAGACGTAGTCTTTGTCTTTGAAGAATTTTCTTGTTTCTTGCAATTCCTTACTCGTTAAAGACTTACAATCAGGACAGGTAGCCATGAATACTTCTAATGCTACAGGTCCTTTTAAATCTTTAAATTTTATAGGTTTAGATGTACGCACTACTCTTAACTCTGAGTTCTGTAGTCTATTGAATTGTTCTTCTGTTAAAGCAGTAGTGTACACTGAGTTATTTTTATAAGAGCGTACTTGCACTTGTCTATCATCAAATAAGATATAGCTTGGTACTTCTTTAACCTTTAATTCTTTTAGTAGTAAATCAAACTCAGAAAAATTCTCACCTTCCGTCGATATTAATGTTTGGCGTACTGGTGTATTAACAATAAATACAATAACAATTAATAATACAACCAACAACGCAGGAATATATTTACGTTGCATATTTTGATTAAACCTCCAGGGTAGCACATATGATATGTGATACGTCACTTTTTCCTAGTTGAATGCAGTTATCGCATCCAAAATAGATTTTATTATCTACTGTTTTAGATATATATTTTTTAAATATCTTAAAATCAATAGTGTATTTAAAATCAGTAAATGCATTACTGATAACGTCTAATACTTCTGTTGCAGTGTCTTGTATTTCTAGTATGATAGAATTTTCTTTAAATTCTATTGTGATATTCTCTGGGTTGAATGCTGTTAAGCGCTTTAGTGCATTCTTCATTTCATTTATATCATACTCTGCTTCATACTCTGACGCATTAAACATTTCTTTTAGCTCATTAGCGTGAAAACTATCTATTGCGCTTGAATCGTGGATTGTGTATAACTCATACATATCAGATTTTAGTATAGCTTGTGAATTAGACATTGAAATGCTATCAAAATTATGCAGTATACTAAAAATCTTTGACTTCAACAGCACTTCGTCTTCAAATACTTGCGTATTAGCTTTACTAGCACAGATTGAATTAGTAACAATGACACAATCGCCGAAGTATACATTTCTGTATATCTCTATTACAAAATCTTCTGCAGGCAATGACATACTCAACTGCGAATATATCTTATCGTCTATATTTAACTCTTTAAATTCCCCATTACAGATCGACGTAGGTTCAGCAATTAACGCTGGATTGCCTTGACTGTCTAAAACAACTTTAAGACTATACTTACTCTTTCCAGATTTTATTATAACTGAATTATCTTTTATAATTAAATCTACAAATTCTGAATCAAGAGTTTTAATAAGCTTGAATGCCTGTTCTATACCTATCGATGTGTCTAGATTTTCACACTCGCCTTCAAATTCAATGTTTGCTACAAGAGTGTTAGCTCTATCAGTAGAATAAAGATAAAGTGTATTATCCCTAACCCTTAGCGTCAACAGGCAAGTCATAACTAATGCGTTATACTTGCCTGCGACTGTATGTAAAAGCGTTACCGCTTGTTTTAGTTTATCAGTTTGTATTCTCATTATTCGAGTCCTGTACTTCCAAAACCACCTTCGCCTCTATCTGTTTTGATACCGTGATAAAATTCTTCATCACTTATAGCGTCTTCAACAACAATGCTTGTATCATTGATAACGATAGGCACGAACTGCACTATTTTCATTCCTTCGTGTAAGACTACATCTTCTACGTCTTGCTTAAATAGATGAGCGTGAATCTCCCCTTGATAAGAGCTATCAATTACTCCTGCGCCTACAGTTAGCTTTACTTTAGTAGCTACACTTGATTTATTCAATGCGATTAGTGCTATTGAGCTATCAAAGTTAGCTTTAATGCCTAAAGGAATAAGTATGTCATTTGCTGCTGACATACTTACAGTGCTACCATTTATTTCGCATTTAGGGTTTAATTCTTGTAGTCTATTGATAAAATCATTATCAAACTTAGGAATGAAGCAATCTATACCTGCGTCTCCAAATCTTCTCTCAGGTGATTTTACGTTCCTTGTCTTTAAAAATTTAATCATTACTTAGAATCTTTCTGCTGCTTGAAACCAGCGTCTGTTAGTACTTTATTCAAATCTGTATATTTAACATCAGTTGACTGTGTATTAAACAGCGTCTTACCTGTTTTATTCAATTTCTTTAAATCGACTGTAACTGATGCCTCAACATATTTTCTATCATCAGTAACCTTTACTTCAGCACTCTTTACTGCGTCTGCGCCGTATGTCTGCTTACTTGTTTCAATCAACTTCTTCGTGTTATCTTTAATAAACTTCTCTTCAGTTTTCTTACTTAGTCCATTAACTGACTTATATGGGAGAGATGTAGAGAATGTAACTGTCTTTACTTCCTCTTTGTGCTTTCTTACATCAACATGCACAATAGCGCCAGTGTAACTTGTCTTTGTATACGGAATAACCTCATCTTTAGTTATCTGATATACACCAGTTGCGATAGCAGCTAGTACGAAAATACATATCAGCGCAATAGCTGTAATCTTCTTCTTACTCATTTAAACTCCTTTGTAAATTAGTATCATCATTGCAAAAACGTCTATATATGTTAAAACGACTAGCGTTTTTTCAACCGTAGAAACGTGCGCTGTATCAAATACATCGCCTAGAGTCTCTTGACAAGACCTCTGCGTAAATATGAGAGCTATTAGTAGTATACCTAGAAATATTAACATTATGCTACCTCCTTATACTTACGCAAACCCTGAATCTGATAAATCATTTCACTAACTACACCTACAATAATTAGTAGACTTACGCCTGTTAATGAGATGTTTGCGCCTATCTTCTTATAAGCAACAATCTCAACGATGAATGATGCAATTACGATAAAGCATAGTACGACTGTACCAATTGTTGTAATGCTTAGCACAGTTTTCTTTAAGAACTTCGCAGTGTCGAGATTTGATATACCTACAAAATAAAGCTGACCATCATCAAATGACTTGCTTATTTCATCACCATCAATCTGTAGTGTATTGAAGACGTATGAGAAAATAATAAGTAGTAGAACGTATATTCCCATACCATACAAACTCATTCTATTCAATAGGTTTAAATTAACACTTATATCAAAGATTGTTACTATCATTGAAACTAGACCGATAAGTGTAGTTGCCGCAATAACTGGCATAATTGAGCTTATCAGTAGTTTTATAGGATACTGGTGTGCAGTAATTCTTGTCGCATTAGATTTTGACTGTATAGCAAACTTATATTCTTTTTTACTAGCTAGTATGCAGATGATTAGTATACCGATATAAGCTGTGATAATAATGCTTGCGTAAAATGCAAAGTTGTCTGCATTTTTATGTTTAAATAGTTCAATAAAATTCTTTGGCAGCGACATAAATATACCTGTTGCTACAAGTACGCTACCACCTTGACCAATACCTTTTTTATTAATTCTTTCAGCAAGATACGTAGTGAATAATGCGCCTACGCATAGTAGGAATATTAGCTCAATCTTCTGTGACTGATTTGCTGTTACCTTTATTCCTACCGTATTCTGCATCTGAGAATTATTTAGTAGACTGACTGATGTAAATAGCGCCATAATTAATGTTAGTATTCTCGTATACTGCGCTATCTTCGTCTTACCTTGTACGCCCTGTTCTTGTAGTGCGTTAAGTCTTGAAGACGCTTTAGTCATAAGCTGCATTACGATAGTTGCCATAATGAACGGCGAAATGCCTAATGCGAAAAAGCCGAATCTAGAGATAGTACCACCTGACATCAGGTTTACAACATCACTTAAAGATGTCGAAGTGTTAGTATGCTCTACATACGGCAAAGAAATGAATGTGCCTAGCATAAATATCGCTAGAATGATTAGTGTTGTAAATGCTCTTTTCTTTATCATTTATAAATCTCCTTTAGTTTATTTTATCATATAATATGTTGTTTTGTAAACTCTATTTTACGTACTGTAGAGCGTTTTTAACATCATCGTTAAAACTCTTGTAAAGCTTTAACGCTTCGTTCTGATAAAATACAAACGGATTTTTTGACTGAGCACACCAACCAATTATTTCTTTCAAATCGTCTACAGCTTTTATATACTGTTTCCAAGTTTTATCAATTACGCTTAGAATAACTAGCTTGTCATTCTCAAGATTTGTTGCTGTGTAATCATACTCTGAAATAAGCTCATTCAGCTCATCTAATGTTTCTGCACATAGAATCTTAAAACGCTTTGCGTATACCGCAGCTCTCTGTCTCTGAATTACGTTATCATACTTCAGAGATGCCTGTCTTGAAGAATAACTAATACTTTCAAGCTCTTTCTGTAATCTTGTAGCTAGCATCTTTACATCAGAGCGGAAAATCATCTTACGCATTGTTTTGTTAGTTCTCTTGAATATCTCATCTTCTTCACAGAAGAATGTGTATGTTATCCCATCTGCGCCCTGACGTGATGTTCTACCCTTAAGCTGATTATCTATTCTGCTACTCTCATTAAACTGTGTAGCGATAACTACAAGAGGTAGTTCTGCCTTAATGTCTGTACCTCTACCAGCCATATTTGTTGAAATAGTGATTGCACCCTTTTCACTAGCGTGTGAAATAATCTCTGCCTCATCAGCATCCTGCTTAGCGTTCAGTACAACGTGCTTTAGCTTATGTTCTTTTAGCATTTCTGAGATTATCTCTGATTCTCTAACAGAAATAGTGCCTACTAGTATAGGATATTCTTTTTCGTGATATTCAATAATCGTATCGTATATCTTCTGTAGCTTATCTTTCATAGATGATGCAAGAATGTAGTTATCTTCACGTCTATAAGGTAGGTTTGTTTCAATAGATATAACCTCTAGATTATATACGCTTCTAAACTCTTCTTGTTCTTCGTGAGCTGTACCACTCATACCAGCTAGATGCTCATACATCTTGAAATAATTCTGTAGAGTGATAGTAGCTGCTGTACTTGTTTCTGTCTGAATCTTTACATTATGCTTAGCTTCTAGTGCTTGATGCAAGTCTTTAGCAAATCTTCTATCAGGCTGTAGTCTACCAGTAAATGTATCAATGATAGCGACTATCCACTCACCGTCTTGTAGAACAAGCGTATAATCAACATCTTTCTTATAATAATAGTTAGCTAGTAGTGCCTGATGTACGAAGTGTGTAACGCTTGTGTCAGTGTATAATGCTGGTAGATGTTTCTTAAGCTCTGCAAGACCGCTTTCTGTAAGATTTACTGTCTTATGCTTTAAGTCTACTTCATAATCTTCAGCTTTTAGTTTCTTTACAATAGAATCTATATACTGAGCATAAGTAGGGTTGCTATCATCTGGCTGCCCGATAATCAGAGGAGTTCTTGCTTCATCGATAAGTACCAAGTCTACTTCGTCGATAAGAGCAAAAAACCTTTTCTGCTTACATTTGTAATACTCATATCTGTGCGTCATATTGTCTGTTAGGTAGTCAAAACCAAAGGTATTTGCTGTACCGTAGACAATATTCTGTTCATAACTCTCAAGCTTAACTGGAAGAGAGTCTGACTGAAAATTCATTGCTGATGTAACACCGAAGAATGAGTACACAGGCTCAAGAATATTTCTATCTCTATTAGCAAGATATTCATTAACTGTGCATACGTGCACCTGACCGAACTTACTCATATATAGCGCAGGTAAGCAGCTAGTAACTGTTTTACCTTCGCCTGTTTTCATTTCAGCAATCTTATTGTCTGTTAAGCAAAGAGCACCAATCAACTGTACGTCGTGTAGACTTAGTCCTAGTAGTCTTTCAATAGCTACATAACCAAGCGCGTATACAGTTAGCTTATCATCTGTTTTAGCAAATGTAATCTTAAGCTCTTGGTCTGTATACTTTGTATACTCTTTAACAAGCTGCTTAATCTTCTTTACTTCTGCTCTTAGCTTTGCTTTATATATGTTATTCTGTTTCTTATGTATATAGTTTTGAACTAGCATTCAACTTCCTTTCACTTATAAGTTATAGATTATATTTAATTATAACACTTGCAACTTATGATGTAAACTATTTTCTTATTTCTTCTTTAACAATTTTTGCATATACAACGATTCTATCTCTTGAATAAGCAGTAACACACGTACTCATTAGTACATACTTCTGATTTTCTTCCATAAATTCTGTAGTATTTAAATCGTATATATCTGAATTTGTTGCGTCTGCTTTTACTGCTTTAGTAATTTCTATTGTATACTTTTTATCTTTAGTGTATATTGTACCTTTTTTATGCTTATTAAAAAATTCATTATCACTGTAGTATTTCACTAATGGCGTAAACATACCTTCGCCGCCAATCATATTATGCCCGTAGATTATCGTCTTAGCTTGCTCATAAGGCTTTTCTACTTTATAATCTATGAATAATGAACCAGTTAAAGCGTATTTGCCGTTTAAGTCTTTATCTAGCAAATAAAAATTATCATTTACTTGTGCAACAGGCAAGCTTAGCACATCATCGATCTGTAACCAAGATAGATGTCTATAATTAATACTCACTGACGACTCAAACTTGTCCCAATCGAACTGCCCGTCGCCAGTGATAACTTCTTTTTCTATATGCTTTAGTTTTACTAAAGGCATTTTTCTGTCATAATACGATTTAGCTAGTAAAAATGCACTAACTATGAATACACACAATAAGATGATGAATATAATTTTAGTCATAATTTTCGAACTCATCTACTTCATCACCTCCCCATTTCTCAGATACAGTAACGTCACATTTAATTAAACCTACACCTAGTTTATCTGCTGCTGCGTATTCCATATCGTGCTTAAATAATTCTCTTACTCTCTTTGCATTTCTAATTGGCGATTGAATAATTACTTCATCATGCACAGGAATAAGAATTCTAGCGCCTAAGTCATTTAGCTCTTTATCGTCATGAATTGCAAGTAATGCTTTCTTTGTCATATCGCTTGCTGAACCCTGTACTATACTGTTTATAACCTGTCTTTCAGCCTTTGATTTAAACATAAAATTACTTGTTGCAGTTAGATTACGTCTCTTACATTCTTCGTAACATTCATTTATTGCTGCTTTTCTCTTATAGTAATTCTCTATCTTAAGAGCTTTTGAAAACTTTGCTTCCATTTTCTCTAAATCAAAATCAGTCACAAGAGGGTCTGTTAATTCTGTTCTTTTAACTGTATAATCAGGTAAGTTAACATCAGGTAGATGTCTTCTTCTGCCCCAGAGAGTTTCTACGTAACCATATTTTCTAGCTTTTTCTAATGAGCTTTGTGTGAACTCTTTAATCGCAGGATAAGCATCAAACACTGATTGTAGTAGCTTTTCTGCTACTTCTACTGTATCGCCTATCTGCTCAGCTACACTCTTTGATTGTCTGCCATAGAGCAATCCAAGAAGAATAGACTTACAAGCTGTTCTACGTAATTTACCAGCGTAATTAGTGTCTGTAACACCATTCGCTAACTTTTCGTGCTCACCAAATTCGCATTTAACATACTTACCGTGTTCATCTGTTTTTATAGGTGTGCCCTCAGGGAAGAATTCCTTACAGTCGTCATATGGTAGTTTATAAACAATTGACGCAATATCTGAGTATAAATCATGTCCTCTTTTAAATACATTAATCATTTTCTCATCATTACAGAGTGTAGCCATAAGAACTACTTCTTGTGATGAATAGTCTGCGGACATCATTACATGTCTCAATCTAGTCTCTGTCGGTTGATTTAATCTGAATACATCTCCGTGTTTTGTATAAGCTACTTCTGTCTGCTTATCTATAAATTCCCAACCTTTTGATGTTTTTACTTCATACTCTTTTGTAACTTCTCTTTTTACATCATATAGTACATCAGCCATAAACATCGGTCTGATTTCATCATTTCTTGCAGGAATCTGCTGGAGGTTTACACCTCCACTAGATGACATTCTGCCAGTTTTCGCACCCATCGAATTCATGCGAGTACGTACTTTGCCGTCGTCATATCTTGCTGCAGGTAGTTTTATAATAAACGCATCAAGTAGCTTTGCAGCTTTTCTATACGCTATCAACGCTTTTGTAAAGTCATTATCTAGTGATGCAAGTCTTTTTGCGTCTGTACTTCTATCTTCTGCCTCAATCTTCATTAAATCATACAGAATCTCAGCAATCTGTTGTGTTGAGTTTAAGTTTATGTCACCATGTAATGCAGAATTAGGGTGCTTTAATAAATAACTCTGTAGATTATATTGGTGTATAATATCAAAGCATTTTTCTTTCGCTTCTTCTAGTATTTGCGTATATTTCGGTCTTAGATAGTTATTTGTATAATCTTCGTCTATCATCATACCTTGCTCTTCTATATCAACTAAAACGTCAATGATAGGCGACTCTATTGTACGAAATACATTCATTACGCTAGGTTCTGTTTTTAGTATAGCTTGTTGTGCTGCAGCGAGTTCATACGTCATCAACGCGTCTTTTGCTGCGTATAGCTTTGCTACAAATGGAGGTATTAAATCAAATGATATATCTTTGAATAATGAACTAAAAGAATCATTTTCTGCTTCACCATTATGACAATACTTAGAGTTTAAGTATTTCAAGTTATGCTGCTCATTTTCATCAATAAGTCTACTTGCAGCACTCGTATCAAAAGCGCATTTTAGCTTTACGCCTGTAGCGTGTAAAAGAACTCTAATATCAAAAGGAGCATTATGCATAATTACATTTGCTTTTAGCTTTTTTAAGCAATCACTTAAATCACTAATTGGAATCTGATTAGGTAGTTCTTCGCGTGTAACATAATCTATATGAGATACAGGCACATACGCAGGCTTTTTATCTTTTGTATATAAACATACTCCTACGAGTCTATCTCTTATAGGGTCTAGACCTGTTGTCTCTGTATCTATTGCGATTGTTTGACAGTTTAGATATTCCTGTAAATCTTTTTTATTGTCAATGATTATGAATTCATCTTGTAAATGTCCAAGTCTTTCATTCACATACTGAATAATCGCTTCTATTCTATCAATCAACAGCGCGCTTTTCTGTGGCTTTGATTGTTTCTTCTCTAACTTCTGCGTCTGCAAAATCTCATAATCTCTTAATCGTTGATTTTGCTGAGGAGTTAGTTTTAAATTCTGAAATAAGTTATTAATCATAATCTTCCCTTAAAAATATTCAAATTTGACTTGTACTTTTTCGTTAATCTTAAAATCGCCTACAAGTCCTGTTATGTAATCTGATTTGAACAACCAATCATACAATCTTGCTGATTGCATCGTGTAATAATTACCATAAAGTAAATCAATTAAACTCTCGCCAAAGCTAATACGACCATAGTATTTACTATAACATTCAATAACATCAATTTTGCGATACGTTTCGTCTTTAGCAAAATTCAAGCAACAGTTATCAACTATAGTGTATAGTTCATTGAGAGTATCGTTGTCAAGAATAACACAAAAGTCTTCATAATCTTGAAGACCATCGTATCTCTTTGCAAATTCGTGTAATTCCTGTATAAAGTCATTATTGCCAAATAACTGTAAATAATCTAAAGACTTGCCTTGTTCGTCAATAATTTCTAGTGTGTATCTAAACGTCATCTAATTGTATACCTTTCGTAAAGCGTGTAAATATAATAAAGCATCTTCTTCTGATATATTAAAATTTCTTATCTGTAAATCTACATCATATATGCATTTATGGAATTTATTGTTTTTATAAAGATTAGATAGTATAGTAAGAAATACATACATACTTTCAACTTTTTCTATATTATACCCATTTTTAAATCTAATCGCAGCATCAAAATCAGAATCGTATGTAATAGGCTGTATGTTGTTATTTATATCTTTTAGTTTAAGATATTTATCTATTCTACCTAAGTCTTTGTATTGCGCTAGTTGTTTGTTACCTGCAAACTCTTCATAATCGGGCTTAGGTACTTCTATTTCATAACCTTTACACTTCTTTTTATCATACTTTTTACATATATTAATAATATCTTGCGTACTATTAAAAATACGTAAATCAGGCTCATCTGTGAGTAAAAGATATTTTAGTCTTAAGAGCTGTTGTACTTGCTCAAACTGCGTTATAACTACTCTGTCTTTAGGGAAGAAATAGCTATCTTCTGTTACTATGCATTTGTTAGCCATTGTCTTCTCACCTCTCTGTAGATAATCTTCTTATTACAGTTTATATATTCAAGTGCAGGTATATTTATCTGTAAAGCATTTAAAAAATCTATAAGCTCTACGCCTGTGTCTGTTTTGCTAAGTTTAAGCTCTTTCTCAACATCTTCACCGTTTTTAAATCTCTGTATTAAATCTTCATCAACAGTTTTTGTGTTTGGTATTATTACGCTATATGTATTATACTCTTTAAACACTATATCTCTGTCAAGCTTGAAAAATCTATCATCAGAATTTTCAACATAGAATACAGCGTCAAAAGGTGTATTTGTTATATCAGTTAAATTATCTGCGATTATCAGAGGTTTGTTTAGTTTCTGCGCTAACTCCCTTGCGTAATCTAAATCCGCTACATAAAACATACTACCACCTCTTAGATATAAATGCGCCAATGATTGCATATTTTATATTCTGAGCTGTTCTTATTACTTCTGTTAGTCTTAGCATACTGCGTACGTGCTCTATATATGAAGAATCTACGATTGAACGAGCAATAGCGAAATGAAGACAGTTTGCTACAAATACTTGTAAGTTTATACCATCTTCAGTAATTTTATTCATTATCGTTATTATCTCTCTTGAATCAGTAGATTCGAATAATCTCTGTAATATTGCGTCGTCTACTATACTCATTATTCTCTGTACAACGTCTATATTTACATAATCTTGATAAAATAAACATTTCTCTAGATTAGTGATAGCTTGTCTTAAGTTATTGTTTGAGTTTCTTGCTATTAGGCGTAAAGCTGAATCGTCAGCGCCTATACCCTCTTTTTCAGTAATAAGCTTTAATCTTTTCTCTATATCTTCAAAAGAAATAGCATTAAACTGAAAAGTGTAGACTCTACTTAAAATTGTGCTTGGTATTTTTCTAAGCTCTGTTGTACAGAAGATAAAATATGTTCTTGATATGTTTTCTTCTAGTATGATTAGCATAGCTGCCCAAGCTGCGGCAGATAACGTATGTGCTTCATCTATAATTAAAACTTTATTCTCACCGACCAGTGGTGCCATTCTTGCTTGCGCTGCTAGTTCTTTTATTCTTTCAGCACTGTTGTTGCTTGCAGCGTCAACTTCAATAACTTCACCTAGTTCTTGCGCTAGAATTCTTGCACAAGTAGTTTTACCGCAACCAGACGGTCCAACAAATAAAAAATTATGGGCGTTTAATTCCTTAAATTTGTTAGATGAGAGTATGTCTACAACTGTGTCTTGACTCAGTACGTCATTCAACTGCGTAGGTCTATATTTATTAGCTAAGTTCAATCTTGCACTTCCTTTCAATCATAGTTCTCAGATATACTCCAGACGTATGAGAATCATTTCTGAGAGACTTTTATGCTCTTAATGATAGTTTATATGCCTAAGCTGAAAATTACACTTAGAAGTTAAACCAGAGACAGTACGTAAGGTGCTGTCTCTTTTTATTTAGTTGTACTTCTTTACTCTACAACGTAATTATGTACTCTTTTGTATTTGCGCTTTTCTTCACATCTGCTATGTTTGCTACTACGATGCGCTTCATCAAGTAGTTTCTTATACTTGCGTGTAGCTTTTTCATTTCTTTCGACGTATTCTCTGTCGCAAATATTTTCATAGAATACTGTACCAACTTCAGGCATATTCGCGTGTACCTTATATAGCCGATAGTATGTAGTTAAATACTCATCTGTATTTGCGTCATAGCAATCAATGTAATATATAAACGAATCTAGCTTTCTGTCGAATTCACGTTTGCTAATAATGTATTTAAGTTTCTTTTTGTTAGCTCTATAAGTTTTCTCAAGCTTGAATTCATTTCCTGTGTATGCACGTTTTAGAAAATCTTTCTGCTTGCCTTTCATTCTTTCTCTGTAGCTCTTCTTATGCTGTCTCTTGTTACTCATAACTAACAAAGCCCTTTCTAGACGAATAAAGCAGTATATGCATCCATTTGTGCAATATACATTCTATTGTCATACCCACACTCACCAACAGCTTTTAGCGCTTTATTAATGTCTTTTGTAATGTACTGTATGGTATCAAATGATTCGTAACCATCGCAATATATCACATCAAGTATTATAAAAACATAGTTATCATTAAGTACGCTAAATAATTCATCTTGTGTAATAAGGCTTAAGAGATTTTCTGCGCAACCGCAATGCACATTTAAAACTTTACGTTCGTTATTATACTCAATAAAACAAGTATTTTCGCTTATTACGATAGTAGCTTCATTTAACTCACAATCAAGCGCTTCGAAATATCTTTCGCCGTTTTTCTTTAATATGCTTTCTAGTTTGCTTACGTTTATTACGTCTTTGTCTAGATATATTCTCTTAGCATATTCGCGAATGCTGTTACTCATACTAACTCCTTTACATCATCGTATTTCTTAAAGGTGTAATTCCATACTTACTACATAGTTCAGAATATAACTCATATTCTCTTTTTCTGAACTGTATATACTCTTCATCTTCTCTCTTATCTGGAGCAGGTATAAAATACGGTAGATATTTGCTTGGGTACTCAGGATATTTATCATCGATTAATGCGTCACTGAGTACGTCAAAACCGTAGTCTTTTATTCTCTTCTCTATGTCTTCATTTGTAAAAAAGCCTTCATTCAGTAGATTGTTTTCTTCAAATCTCTTTAAGAATACTTTTTCATAGAGAGTATAAAATCTATTCCAGAAAACTGCGTTAGAAACGCTGTGTACCTGACAAAGTTCATCTTCAATCTCAGGATTGTGTAGTGTTTCTGCATATGTGATAAAAACTAAATCTTGGAATTCTTCGCAAGTGAATAGCTTTTCATCTACAGCGTTATCTTCTTTTGCTGAATCTGCGTTTACGCTCTCTACAGCATTTATATCATCTAAAAATTCACCTGCTAAACTAGCTTTTAGTCTATTATTCATCTGAATCTTTGATTTAATATTTCCTAGCGTATATACAGTAAACTTATTTGCTTTCTGTATGTAGTCTTTAAACCAAGCTTTCTGCTTCTCAGCGTCAAATGAATTTATATCTAAGCCAGCATATTTATACACAAAACTCTCTGGAGCTTTCTTAAAGGCAGAAATAACATAAGAAAAATCAGTTATATCGCTGTCATCAAAGAATTTCTCTACTACATATGCAGCAGGTAATTCTATTGTTAGTTTATTCTCTAACCCACTATAACCATTATTTTTAACGCAAGCTTGCACTACACTATTAAAAATAATCATTTCTGCAAGACTCTTATTTCCCATTTAAACTCCTATCTTAGATTTCTGTGTACTTTATTTTGCATTCACTTAGTTTCTCTATATCTTCTAAGTATGCAGCTTTCTGTTTGAATACGCTTTCATCAAGTTCAGATATATCAACAGCTCTTAAATCAATAACTGTATTACCAACTACTACTACGTCGTGATAAACGTAAGTCTGTATGCCGTGATATTCTCTTACTCTTATGTTATTAAACTTATCTTCTGCTTCAATATGTAATATCTTTGCAGGTATGTTACACTCTTTTAAATGTTTCTGTAAATCTTCTGCTATTTCACCACAATCATAGTTTGTATAAAGAATCGTATTAGCATTCGCAAAAGCATAGTCGTTTACACAATCAAACATAATATCTTGCATTGTCATTGTATTATTACCTCTAAATCTGTTCTACTTCAACTCCACATAATTCAAAAATATGCATAGCGGCTCTTACGCACTCTGTGTCGTGATACAGAGTTTTATAGTAAACTTTCTTTATACCTGCTTGTGAAATAACTAAAGCGCAATTATAACAAGGAGATACAGTCACATAAATCTCTGCGTCTTTACATTCTTTTATATTACTATTGAGTATAGCATTTACTTCAGCGTGTACCATATACGTATTCTTATTCTTGATTAAATCTTCAGATTTTGTCATAGGCACTTCAGAGTCGTCCATTACTCTTGGTGCACCATTAAAACCTACTCCAATAATCGTTCTGTCTTTTACTATGCAGGCACCAACTTTAGTAGATGGGTCTTTACTCATTGACGCTGCGTTCTCTGCAACATTCATAAAAAACTTATCCCACTTTGTCATAATCTCTCCTTTTATTTAATTATAACACGTCAAAATCAGCACGTAAATACTGAAAAATAAAAAAAAGAGCATTACTGCTCTTTTTCACTAATCAAAGCGTTACCACAAGTTATTCTGTCACTGTCTTCTTCTTGAGATGGCACAAATACGATTACATCCCAACCGTCTTCTACAAGAGGTTTTTCAAACTTCTCATATACATCAAAATCTTTTATAATCTCATAAGAGTTATTTACTGCCTCAACCGTTTCGTGTATTGGTGTAATCTTTACTATACACTTCTCTTTATCAAAATACTTATTCATTAAGTCTACGTCGAGATTACTATCTGACGTTACAGCGAAGTTGAGAGTATATTTTCTACCAACAGGCATTGGTAACTCTGCTATAATATCACTAATCTCTTGTAGACTAAGCGACTGATTATTAAACATCTTGTTTCTATCTTCTTCATTAAGAGTGTTAATAGAGAACTGCAAGCCTAAACCACCATTCCACTTAGACTTTATCATTAAATCTGTCCACTGAGCTAAGAATTCTTTTAATCTTCTATTACTCTTAGGACACATAGTCGATACTACTGGGTGGTATTCATCATAATAGTTATTTACAAATTCACCAACGACTCTTGCTGATTCGATTACGTTAAAGTTGAACGAAGGTTCACCCATTCTTGCGTAATGTACATTCAATCTCTTACCCTTTTCTAAACCACTTATAGAAATAGCTGTTGTAATTTCAGAAAGTAGTTCTGCTAGTGTAGCATTTCCTTTAAACCCTACCTTAGGACAATCACAAAAATTACAACTCATAGGACAACCCTTTTGAGTACTTACTGTAACAACCATCTTATCAGTAATATCGACTGGGTTATGCTCTACTTTCTCAATTCTCTTAGTATAACCTAGAAAATCTGCTTTGATGTTGTTTTCTTTGCCATAGTCTCCTACAAACAAGTACTCTAATGATAAATCTGTATCAACAACTATTCTTCCTGTGTTTGTGTCTACAATCTTTCGCATTCTTACTCCTTTAAATACTCTTAGTCAAAACTTCTATATTATTATTAGTCACAATAATAAAACTATCATCAGTCAGTAGTTCGACTCTCAGAGCATCCTTCAATAAATATTCAAGCTGTTTGTCTGCTAGTTTATTATACTGCACTATCTTACCGCCTTGCTTTAAGAAAATGCGTATGTAGCAGTATTCATACTCTTTTACTTTGTCGAACATCTTTAACTCCTTATCTCTAATACCAGTGATTTCTATCCCAGAATGCTTTTGTCTGTCTTATTCCACCATACCTGCTTACCATATAGTCGTACATCCATCTAAGCTGCGTTTCTGGGTTTGTTCTCCAGTCTGCGCCGTGAGACGCCATCTTTTCAGCTGGTAATGACTGTGGTAAGCCGTATGCTCCTGAAGAGGAATTTGTAGCATTTACCTGCCAACCGCTTTCGTGCTCTATTACGAATGCCCAAAATGTGATTTCATCAGCAGCTAGTCCTTTTTCTGCAACTAGCTTATTGAATGCGTCTCTAGCGTTTCCTGTTGGAATACTAGCTGTTGCATATGTTGTAGCTGCTTTCTTTTGCTCTTCAGCTTCTTGTTTCTTCTGTTCTTCCTCAGCCGCTTTTAACTCTGCCTCAAAACGTGTCTTTATTGCGTTTACTAGTGTGTTAACTTCAGCTGTTGTTTTAGCATTTCTAATATTATAAATGTCTGTTTCTATAGGTTTATACTGCTGTACGTTTGCGATTGCGTTATCTTTAGATTTCTTTAATTCTGTGTTATATTCCGCTTCTGCACGTGTTGCAGTGATATTAACTAGTGTACTTCTACACGTCATACCTATTTCATCATTTTCTGCAGCGTATACTGCGATTGACGTTAAACATATCATTAAAAATACTATCGCTATAACTTTCTTCAAAATATTTACTCCTATTCTGGAGTCTAAGATTTATAATAGCGTACACTGCTTCTTTGCTGACAGACTTAGACTCGCTTGGCTTTACGTTAACCGTATTGTTACGCTTGTTTCAGTCAGCTTCACATACTCTCGTTGTACACTAAGTTTTTTTTATTCTACATACATTTTATCTTCAAAATACTTAAGTTGCATTTTATCACTTATTTTTGTATTCTCATACTGCTTTGACGATATTTCTACTTCATACGTCTTATCGTTGTACTTAACTTGTACATAGTAGTTAGTTGAGTCAACATACATCGGAACATTAACATTACCGACTTTATTATAAATAGTAGTATCTGATTCAGTTCTATACTTGTCTGTTACAATTGCTTCAACTACAGGCGCATTGTTGAATGCTTCCTTATACTCTCTGTATACTTCAACTGAGTATTTACACAGCTTTAAGACGACGAGTATTGCGCATATTGTTATGATAGCTACTATTACTTTTCTATTTGTATAAGACATAGAATATATCCTCCGTTTAAAAATAAGATAGATATATTTTATCACACTATTATTTGTATGCAAACTCTTTTTTGTTAAGCTATCATTTCGTATTCTCTACCGCACTCTAAGTACTCTGCTACTGTCATTAAAAACTCTCGTTCTCCATCAGTTAAAAATAGCAAGTGTTCACTGTTTACTTTTTCTTTATTGCCGTTAGGGAATTCTATTTCGTATAAGTCGTCTACGCCGTCTCTTAAATCTTTTATTTCTCTTGGCTCATCATCAGGTCCTAGTAGTAAATCTCCTACTTGTAAATCTTCTACTTTTTTATAAGAACCATCAAACATCGGTACTTCTTCTCCTACTGCGTGACAACCTGTACCACCTATAACCATAACTACTACAGATTCTGATGTCTGTATAAATCTGTCATTCTTTTCGTCGTTAGTCACAAACCAACCTACTGGTGCGATTGTCTGTGTAAGTTCGTCTACTGCTAAACCAAAAGGTATAATGTTCCAAGTGCTTGTTTCTAACTCTGTCTTTTCACAGCTCTCAGGCAACGGTTTTTTCTTTGTAATTTCAATACATACTACGTGAGAATCGATGTATGTCTGTACAAAAAAGTAAGTATAGTACATAGATTTATCTGTACATTCACTTATTGCCTCGAGTATATCTTTATGCTTAAGCGAAATATCATAGTCTACGTATATACACGAGCTCGTATAGTACAACACTTGTGAACCAAGTCTTTTACTAAATATCTCAAATGCCCAATAGTCAAAATCAACTTTTCTTAAGAATATTGCTTTTACAACAAAGGATAGTAACAAACAGCCTACAGCAACCATAAGCACGAAAAGTATCAGTACGCTAAATAAATCGTTCTGTGTAATAAAATCTGCTGACCTTATGAACTTAGACGCAGAGAGCAGTATACCTAGAATAAGTACACCAACTGTTAGCGCTCTTAGCTTTTTAAATAATCTATACGCAGCTTGATTCTTAGGTTGTATACCTTTTAAGACTTGCTCAGTTTCGACATTATATTGCGTTAATTTATCATCTAACATAGTTAATCTTCCTTTGCCTTGTCTAATGGGTTTGAGGATAGTTGTTTAACATCATATATTGATTTTATCTGCACAAAACCGCATCGTAGTTTAGAGTCAATCATAAAGCACTGTCCTAAACCTAAAGTAGGAATAGAGCTTAAAACAGAGTTTGTATTCATCTGCGCTTGAGAGTTTAATTTAGATGTATCAAAGTTTTCTAAGAATAACTCTGCTTCTTTTAAACCGCTCTTAAATATAAACTTAGTTGCATAGTTGTTATATGAACCCTCTGGGAAATGACTAATACCTTGACTTAAACTAACAATAGACCAATTTAAACTTCTTCCGATTACCTGGAATTTATCCATAATCGTAGCCATTTCTTTGTTACAGTACATCAGATGCGCTTCATCGCAGAATAATATTGATGGCACTCTATTCTTAAACTTAAGCATTTCATTTAATTTCATCGTGATTAAATAAAGTATTGTTGCTGTAAGTCTTTCTTGTGCATTATAATCTTCAACCTTAACTGATTCATCTGGTAATGCCATACCGTGTAATGAAATAACCATAGAGTCAGTCATTGAAATTCTCAGTGGCTTTACGTCTACTTTTCTTGTAAAGAGTAGTTTACCATACTGATTATCTTCATACATCTTTAATTGAGAACCTATAGCTTGTGCATATTTATTATCTCTACTGTATAAATAATCTGCGATTTCTTGCATATCTGCGTATGTGCCATCTCTTTTAGTTTTTATGATAAAATCTTGCACGATAGGCGTAACTGCAATCTTTGTCTCTTCTTTCTCAAACTTACCACATAGCGTTTCTATAATAGATAACATCTTTGCAGTATCTACGTCACTTAAGAATGTAAAAGGGTTTAATGCGCCTTCGTGTACATTATTTATATCTATTACTTTAATATCTTCACAGATATTCTTTATCTTAACAAAATCATTCTTAGGGTCTAGTATAACTACACGCTGTCCCATTAGATAAGCTGTAATTGCAGTATTCAGCGCGAAAAATGTCTTACCGCTACCTGATTGTCCACATATTACTGTGCCGTTAGCGCCATTCTCTAGTATTGATGTGCTTGGCGACCATCTAATTGTACTCATCTAAATTACCCCTTTTATAAATTTAATTTTAATGTTGTCTTAGGTTTTTCACCTTGTCTATATTGCTTTACAAAACCACTATCGTCTATTTCTATACCCCTTTCAGCCATATTCTTTATGTACTGAGGGTTTATGTGAGTATCTTTCATACTTTCGTCAAATTCCCATTCTGACTGCTTGTTGTAGTACGTCTGTAATCTGTATAATGTGTTAAAATTCATCATTAGCGCTCTTCCTTTAATCTCAGGTTGCGCCAAGTGCGATAACGTTTATCTTTACATTAGGTCGTTAATCTAATGCGTACTGACTATGCAGTACCTCATATTCTCATATGAGACGAGACTATATCTTCATCTTATTCTTAACTTTTATTTTATTATTGTAAAACTACCTGAATCGTACACGTCGTACTCAGTATAGTTTAAGCGTTTTGGACCTGAATAAGTAACTTTGCTGTAATGCGGAAATTGTAGTGGCGAATACTTATTAAAATCGTTTGATATTTCTTCTGTATTTGTAAATATACGGTTAATAAAATCTTTAATAAATAACTTGCTATCTAATGTTTCATAAAAATGTATAAGTCTTATGCCGTTATTGAGACACATCATAGACTTATTAAAATGATAATCTTTTTCTTTAAACTTAGACGAATGCCAATATGCACCATTATATTCGAACGCTAAGTTTAAATCGGGTAAGTATATATCTAAGCTGTAAGGAGTTATAACTCTTGTATCGCTAAGTATGATTTTACCAGCATAACGCTCTCGTATTAAATCGTATATGTATTTCTCATACTTGCTGTATTTACCGTTAGCACTGCAATAATATTCTTCTATTGTTTTTACGTCACATTCTCGTACAAAAGCTTTTCCTGATTGAAATACTAGAGGCACTAGATTTTTCTTGCGCCATCCTTGACCATATTTAGCTAATAAATCAGTAACAGCAACATCGTCATTTTCTAATACAAATGCTTCGATGTTCTCTTGTTTTTGTCGCAAAATATTTTCGACGTTATAACTCTCTTTAGCACGTTGCTTAGCTTTCGGAGTCTGTACGCTGCAACTAACGCCATATCTTTCTAAACAAGTTTCTTTAGCCTTTTGTGCATTATTGTATGTTTCACTACCGTATCTCTGTAGTTTAGTCGCTTTTTGCTTATCTTTAGTAGATTTTAATGTAGTTGTATATTCAACACCGTATTTTATTAAATTGTTTTTCTTTATACGCTCCTTTATTTCATCAGAAGCGAATACGTTACTTGCACCGTACTTCTCCATGTTTGTGCTTTCGCGTAATTTTATCACATTTATATCTTTTTGCGTGCACGCTTTTGAGCAATGCTCTGCATAACCTCTAGTAAAAGATATAAACTTTGTACGTTTACCACACGTCTTACATACATCTTCATTGTCATACTTTCTTGAGTATTTATCGTAATACTCTTTACTTGACATACTGTGCTCATTTCGTATATGCAAACCGAGTGATATATTATTTTTTAATGTTTTACCGCATATTTTACATTTTATCATAGTTTTGTGTTTTTCTTTAGTTAAGTATAAGAGCTGGCTGTTTCGAACTCACTTGAGCTCTACATAATAGTCGTTGAACGTTCTTCTATTCGAAGCTTCGCTGCTGATTGTCTACATATCTATTTTATTTTCAAACTTTCACGATTATGCTTATTTCATCATTGCGTTGTAGTTAAAATAGTTTGAAGAGTTCCCAGCAATTAAACCAGTTAATTTTTGTATACATTACTGTATACCAGGACTTGTATGTCAATCCTTGTCAAATATCAGATTAGAAGTAGTATCACTAAAATTACCTAAAGCAACCTTCAGATAAATATTATTCTTTAATTCAGTGTTTATAGCAGCTGGACTTGCGTACTGTCCTGCTATGAGTAGTCTTACATCAGCAGCTCTAGCGAGTCTTGCAATCGCCGACATGCAAGACCTAACTGAGTCTGTGACTTTGTAGTCGTCACTGCTCATTAACTCATTTAATTCATCTATTAATACTAATACTACTTTTCTTACAAATGTACCTCTTGTTTTTCTTATGCTGTTTTCATCTACATAAGAATTATAACCTTTTACCTCAGGTAGTTGCGGGTGTCTTGCAATGAATTCTGGGTCTTTTAGTTTTTCATATAACATCTCATACGTCATAATTTCGTCATATCTGCCGTCTTCGTAGATTTTTAGTAGCTTGTTATATTCACGAGATGTTTTATCTAAATCTAGCTTTACTGAGCAGATAGAGTCAAACTGATAAGAACGACCCATACAATCATAATAATCTACTTCTAAGTCTTTAGGTAAGTCTTTTATATGCTCTACGAAATTCTCTTTTAAAAAGCTATAACGTTTATTCATTATACTTCTTGCTGCTTCCATAGCATTAGCGCAAGACTGTAAATCAAGAGCTATACCTTTAACACAAGTAACTCCTCTTGCTAAGTTAAATGTTACCTGCTTAGGGTCAAGTATAATGAGCTCATATTTATCTGGGAATTTACTGCAGTGTCCTATGATTCCATTCTCTACAACAGATTTACCGCTATTATGAAATATAGCACCGCTTTTAGAGCGATAAAGACTATCCTTGTCTAATATAAAACCTTTATACTCACCTTTGCCTATAGGTTTTATTTTAAATGATGTTGTCTTCTTCATATCTTTCTAATCGCTCCACTATTACATTCGCAATCTGATATGGAGTCATAAAAGATGTATTGAATACTACGTAATCGTTTAGTTCTTCTAGTCTTTTATAAAAAGCATTTCTATTTGCTTCGTAGCCCATATCTTGCTCATTTGTTAGAGCACATCTAATTTCCCAATCTTCTTCTTCAACATCTAAGAAAAATACAATCGGTTGATAGTTAATGTACTCGTAATCTCTGTTATATAAATCAGAGTATGTTTGCTGAGATAGCCAACCTCTAACTCTTATTAAATACTTATAGTTTGTTAGTTTGTTAATATAAGCTAGAATTGTATCTTTACCAGTTCTATCTATACCCTCGATTTCAATAAATCTCTTCACTTTTATACGTCCTTTCTTAGAATGTATTCAGAGAATGGAATACCATCTAACCAATATACTCCATTCTCTTCATCATATATGTATATTCTACCGTCTTGTTCTATTGTATCGCCATTTGTCATACGCACTTGCATTCTATTTTTTGAATTATCGTAATATACGCTGTTATATATTTTGAATATAACTTCTTCTCTACTTAATAATTCATTTTCGTACACATACTTATTTTTCTTTTTCTGTAGATTATCTAACTCTAGTTCGTAGTCAAATTTTCTATCATTAATATAAACAAGCTCTTGTATGACTTTGTAATCTACTATCATTTTGCCGTAGAGTCTCACTACTGCTGTGTCAGATAGATTCATCTTCTTCTTCGCTTGATAAGAGATATTTCTAACTGCAGCTTCAAGACTATTAGCTTGCGTATTGAATTTACAATCTATCTCTAAGTTGTATGCTTGCGCTAGACCATCAAATTTAAACAAAATCATACATAGCCCTCACTTTTTATATTTGTATGATGTACGCGTTTTCGTTTCTTTTTATGATTTCGAGAATTTCTCTAACTATATCTGAATCGCGTAGCATCTCTTGCTCCGTGTATTTATCACTAAAAGTCATAATTCTCAAAGGGTCATTTAAGCAGTAATCAGGGTATATTAAAAATAAGTCGTAATTATTATCTCTTCTCGATTTTAATATCATACCCGTACTTTTGCACTACATCAACAATGTCTTCTGATATAAGTTCTGCAAACATACATATACCTCTCTTTTTATTTAGTTGTACTTCTTTTGATTGATATTCTAATATCTAAAGCGTATACTCTTTTTCAAATTTTCTGCCTGTATCGTCACATACTGTAGCAGTTATTAGAATATCATCTAATGAATTTTCGTAGCTTCTGAATATTCTTGGAATGAATTCTTTTTCAAATTGCTCAATCGTCTGCTTTGTTAATTTACGCTTTTCTACATTGATTGTTGTATCGATTGAGACTGCACCTGAAACACCAAAAATATTCATATATTCAGTTGTTGCTCAATAACCAAACACAGAATGCGCCTCTCCTCTTGTGCCTATACTGTTCAGTTGTCTATCAAACGCAATACGTTTTCTTTCTTGCGACAATGTATCTTTTTCTTTACCGTGAATGGCTAAATCAATTGTTAGTATGTTTATCTCTCGCTTTCTAATTTAACTTCTGAGACACTGTTTAGCTTAGGTATATAAACTATCATCAAGTACATAAAAGTCTCTCAGAAATGATTCTCGTTCGTCTGAAGTATATCTCAGACCTCAGTCCACTTCTGTTCATCTCTATGGTCTAATTGTTCGTGCTCGTCATCAACACGTACGTCTTCTATTTCAATCGTTTTGTTGATGTCTATACTATCTTCTAAAACAATCTCTGCAGCTTTAGTTTCTATATCTGTAGTATTACCTAGTTCGTCTAAACCTCTATCTTTGAAATAACCCTGTAGCCAATCGTCTGGCGCAAAATAAAACTGTACAAAAGTAGGTACACCTGACGACTGCGCTATTCCTCTACCTTTTATTGAACCATCAATGGTAGTACCTAACGCGCTATCTAATGATACAAGACTTGCGCCAGAGTCTAGATTACCTAGAGCAATTCTATATCCACAGTTATGTGTAAATACTGTCTTTTTCAATGCACTTCTCCTTTGTTACAGTATTGTATGTTCTTTCTCAAATTTGTTATCTAAATCATCTTTAACTCTAATAAAAATAGTCATATAATCAAACGTTTCGTCGTATGTACCGTCAATCATAGGTATAAATTGATTATTAATTATATCAATTATCTCGTCTGTTAGTCTAAGTTTCTCTACTGTTAAGTTTACGTCTATTAACGCATTATATTCTCCATTAAAAGTATTTACATTACTGACTATTGACTCACAGCTGAATATGTTATACGCCAGTCTTTGCATGCCTATTTCGATTAGTTTCTTATCAAACCTAATCTTTCTAGTGCTTTGTTTTAAGTGTTCATTTACTTTACCACGAATGCTTAATTCTATATTTAACATCTCTTCACGCCCTTATCACAATTTAAACTAATCTGACCAATACACAGAACGCTTCTTCGCGTGTTCAGTCTTTCTAACAATTTGTACGACACGTTTAATCTACCACCTCTGTCTCTAAAATCAATTGTTTTATTGTCGATGTCCATCAACACAAAAACGCCTCTACTTCTTCGACCCTTGACAAAACAAATTTCGTTTAAATACTTAATTTTATCATATCTTCTAAAACCAAGTATCTTTCCAGTGGGTATCTTCTTTTCTCCACGAATGCCTTTGCAAAGTTGTCTGTTTTGTCTTGGAACGCGTCTCTTTTTAAATAATAAATCTAATTGTTTGAATTCCTTACCGCCACTAGCAATTACGCAAGCATCTATGAAATGCTCTTTTTGTAAATTAAGATTATTTCTATTTTCTTTAGTCACGAAACCGAATGTTTCAATAGCATCTGGATAGATTTTCAATAATTGACCTCTAATAATACTCATATGAGTTGCGTGCTTAAGATTTAATCTTCTAGGCGTTTTAGTTAAGACAAGTGTCCCGTTGTGGATTGCGTCGTGACAACCTTTACAGACAGTGATTAAATTATTTTCGTCATCTGTACCACCTTTACTTCTAAAAATTATATGATGAACTTCTAATCTTACGCGCTTTTTACCACAACACTGACAAGTATAATTGTCTCTATTGAGTACTGCTTCTCTTCTAGATGAATATTCGTAATTAAAACCTTTTTGATAACCCCAATGTCTAACTTTTTCATTAATGAGAACTGGGTTCTTCATTAATTGAGTGTCAAACTGGCTTACTTCAAGCACAATCTTACTTATTGGCAAAATCTTTTTGCAAAATTCAATTTCGTCAACGTGTGATTGCACCTTACTGCTTACACTCGGCGGCAATCTATCTTTCCTAGTCGAATTAGCTCTATTAAGGAATCTTGCTTTTCTATATCTAGTTTTTCTATTTCTGCGATTTCTTCTTGCGCCTCTACGATTATCCATCTTCTTTTTAATATCATCTCTTAGTATGACTTCTGACTGATATAATACTTTGTCATTAGCGATGCAAGCAGTACCAGCACACTTTGAACCAGTGTCTTGTCCCAAGACGACTTCTTGCACAGCCTTAGTCTCAGGTTCATACAATAACTTGACTGTAAACGGACAACGTCTTATTACTTTAGCTTTCTTATCTCTCAATAACCTGCGAACTTTGCCAAAACGTTCTGTCGGCATAAGCGGTTGTCCGTCTTTAGATATTACATATACAGACATGACGTTTTAGCTCCTTCTGTATTTTTAGAATTGTTTACTCTGTAAGACAGTCAATTCTAAACTGTAGCGCCTATCTTGCGTCTTTAACCAACGTAAGAATTGGACTTCTCTTCGTCAAAGTTGTAAGAGGTTTTTAAGCTGTAAGCACAAGGCTATTTTTTAAGTCCACCTAACTTAACTCACAACCACAGAGCGAGAGTCTAGAGCATCAACTCAAGGTGTGTATGTATTTCTCTCAAACAACGTAGTCAAAATTTCTCAAGACTTAGACTAGTAAACAATTTAAGGACTGTGCTCTTTACTGCTTAAAAGGTGGTATTGAGAGCACATATTTACTCTCTACCTCTAAAATATATCGTCTAATTCTTCTGTATGCATTTCTACATCAAACAAAGTAACTGACTCTACGATTGTATTATATTTCTCTTCTACGCTTATAAGTAAACCAAAAAATGCTTCTGAAAAATCTTTATACGTTATTTCATAATCATCGGTCTCAAAATTATCTATTGTGTCAGGCTCGCATTCTGACATTGGCCCATAAGAACTGCCCTTGTAAAAATCATAACTGCAGTTTACTTCATATACTCTAGTTAAATGTATCTCTGATAAGAATTTATTCTCAAACTCTTCTTCTATTAATACAATTTCATCACTTAGTAAATCATCTATCATATCAGGTAAACCGTCTACTAAATCGCAGAATACTTTCGCAGATACAATATCTTGTAAATATATATTATACTCTGCTCTTACTCTTATTTTTCCTCTTCGCTTTTCCATAAATCTCTCCGATTATTTCAATACTATCTCAAATAAATTATCTTTTGCTTTAGTAGTTATACATTTTACTGCCTTAGGTTCTATTTCTTCTATATCGCATAAAGTAACATTATCTTCTACTCTGCCAAATTTTACATTGCTGTCTATATACCAAGATTTATTCTCAAATAAATCAAGAGTATCTGTCATAAAAGTACTATTAAGAGTATAACTCCACTGATGAGTATCACTACATTCAACGTAGCCATTAGAAAAAGTTATTCTAAACATTCTATTAGGAATATGCTCTTCTGTTACGCCTTGTACTCTACTCCATTTATTGTCAATTGTGCGAATCTTATCTCTTTTTGTTAATTCACCAATAGGCTTGATTCCTTTTTTAGTAGTAACAAGAGTATCAAGCGCCAGAGGGTTAGAACGAATAGTAGTAGGAATAATATCAGCTTTAGGTTTCTGTGTAGCTAGCATCATTAATACACCAGCACTTCTGCCTAACTGAGTAATTGACATAATAAGTGACATTATCTCATCTTTTGCATTATCCTTTTCTTTAGAGACTTTATCTTTCATAGTTAACTCTGCTATTTCATCTACTACGCTTATCAGATAATACATTTCATCAGCATAAATATAATCTACACAGTGTTGATTTACTGGCAACCAAGTTTCGCCATTTAAACAAACTTCTACTTCAGTATTTCTTGTTAGTTCTACTAACTCTGCGGCAGTTATTTCTCTATCACGCAATTTTATCTTATCTTGCTCATAGTACTCTCTGCCAGTTATCCAGACTTTACCTGTTTTCTGTTTAGGTTTATAATCAGCAACTTTCTTTATGCCTAACTCTGACATCTTTTTGTTACGCTTGTGCATAACTACTCTTGCTATTCTGAGTACTTCTCTAGAATCAAATACATCAGTCGCTACTGCTACTATACCTTTCATTCCCTTGTACATCATAAACTCAGTCTGTTTAGGGTCTATCAGCGCGCAGCGTACTTTGTTGTTGTGCTGTATACATGAACCTATAATTGCAGAAACCGTAACTGAGTTGTGATTTGTTAAATCATTAACACAGTATCTACCAGTATCTGTACTTACACAAAAACAAGGCAAGCTACCTACATATACAGATTTCTCTAGTAGTATATCGTTACAATATACTATCTGTTTATTATACAAAAGATAATGTATGCCCTCTACTGGCAACCAGTAGTGATTATCGTCTACTTTCTGTGACTCTGTTTCTGTTACGCTTCTTTCAATGCGTAGTATAGTTGTACCATACACATAATAATCATCGCATAGATTTCTTAGAAAACCACCATTACGTAAAATACTCTCTACTTCTTCTACTTCTGTAAAATTGTCAGGATATTCAATCAGTATATCTTCTTTAAGAGGAATATTACCTACGCAATACTCCTCTATATCTTTCTTATACTCTTCGTCTAACTCAGAAATGTCAATGAGCAGTAGATGGTCTTTTGAGAAAACTGTTTCTTTATTATTATAGTATAGCTTATAGCAATCATACATCTCTGTTTGATGTCTTTGTATTACTACTGAGCCATCAGAAAACTTATGCCCATTCTGTATCTCATTCCATTTCATAAAATTTTAGCCTCTTTGCTTTTCAAGTTCTTCTTTAACTTTTCTATATAACTTAGTATATGTCATCTGTGATTCTTCAAGACTTTTAGCTAGTTTCTTAGAATGTGCTTCATTATAAAATGCTGTAAACCCAGCGCCATCGAGAACATTTGTCAATAGAGAATATAAACTCCAGTCTTCATCAGTTAGTTTATCGTGATAGAATTTATCAGGATAATATACGTGCAAGAAATAAACAATCTCTCTGTTTAACTGATTTTCATACAACTGATTTTCTTTATGTTTATGCTCAGTGTCACTCTCTTTAAATTCACGAATAATAGCCAGAATAACAGCCAATATTGCGACTACAATAACCATAAAGTGAATTTCATTTATATGTAAAAATGTTGCAACAACAGCGAATATTATAGAAAGAATAAGTACTATAACAACAGTAAATAGAACAATCTCTAAAATTTCTTTAGTCTTTCTCACTTAAAGCCCTCTTTCTTACAAATCTCTGCATTCGTCTAATAGGTATTGAGCAAATTCTACAAAATACTCGTCTAATAGTGTGTTGCATTCATCATACGGTCTTGCTTTACTTACTCTTGCAATGTTATAAGAACCAACATCTACCTTAGGGAGAGTATTATAAACTAACTCTTCAGGAAAACCTAACTCTAGTTTCTTTTCAGTCTGAAGTCTCTTACGCTCTTCTTTAAACTCTTGCTTTGATACAATTTTAACTGTTGTTTTAATATCTTCTGTATCAAAATCTTTTAGAGCTTTATTGCAGATCTGATAACAGTCCCAGTAGTCTTTTGCTGAGCCAGTAATATCTGTACGAAAATCAAACTTACTATGCCAGTTTCCTTCATCATCTTGTTCTGTAAAGTTAGGTATAGCGTACGATTCTTCAAATTCATTAGGGTTATTCGCTCTGTATTCATACCACCAAGCGTTGAACTTTTCAGCATTCTCTGCATTCTCAGCGTTTAATGCAGCCTCTACTTCAGCATCGTTTACCTGTTTTACTCTGTATGATAAATAATTTTCATCTTCTGTTTCTTTTAGCTTTCTTGCGAAATATTTCTTGGCATAAGACAATAGCTCATACTTACCTAGAGATGTTAGTCTTGCCTCTTCATTAATTTCAAGGAATTTGCTAAAGTACTCTGTTGGGTTATCTACTACGAGTCTGTTATTTTCTATATTTACGTTTTTAATTCTCGTTTTAAACCTCTTATTGCAAATCTTTCGTATCTAGCTCATTTTTGCTCAACTCTTCATATGTGTCTATGTATCTCTGTATTTCTGCTTTTGTTGCATATCTCCAGTGTCTACCATAGTAGCTTTTTGCTTTGTTATCACATACTCTGTAGATTTTGTTACAGTCTTTAACTCTGATTTCATTCGCTCTACAAGCCGCTGACGCTGTAACGTACAAGTCTGTTTCATCTGCTACAACTGCTCTTGACTCATACTCTTCTCTTTCTACTCCAGCTAAGCTATACATTTTCTGCAATGTTTCAAGAGTGATTATCTCATCATACTCATCTTTTAAGTATAATCTCTTTGCGCCGCGCGCACGTGCCACTTTAGCAGCTAGTTCTGCTGTATTATCTGTTTTCTTGTAATTCTCTTCATACTCTTCAACAAATTGTAGCATTTCTTTACTTAGAGCGTCTTTATCGAAAAATTTCTCATTACACAGTGCAACAAGTAAAAATTCTTTTGAGATTTCAACTCCGTTATCATCAAAAACTACGACTATCTTACCACTGTAGTTCTCTCTTTCTTCAAAGTTGATGATTGTTCCTTCACCATAAATATTATGTTTTACTACCTGTCCTATAATATTCATATTTCACCTATTCTATTTCTTGATTTATATAAATAGCTTTACCTGCACCTGTATTTCTTGTTAGTACAGAACCTTCTTCTTTCGTTTTGTATATCTGAAATAGATGGTCCTCTGCCGATGTCATTATACATATTACTTCAGATGGCTCTATTTCTTCTTTTGATACAACTGTCCAGTTTTGTTTGTTACCTTCGATTATATCATCTTTTTCTATTGACTGTAATTCTACTAAGCCCTTACCGACTATAGGGAATCTGTGCTGATAATCTCCTCTAATACGTAACTTACCTAAGTTAAGCTCATACATTTTATTAGGTATCATAATTTCAGATTTTGCTAATACGTCAACAAGATTATTATTTCTGTCATAGACTTTGTCGCCTACTTCAATATCAACTAATCTTTTTATACCTTTGTCAGTATTAACTGGAGTAAAAATGCATAATGGCGCACCAGCAGTTAGTCCTTGAGGGTTAGGGGGTAATGTCTTATCAGTCTTTATAGGATTGCCGTGGTCATCTAAGAATAAACTTCTACCATAGTCTTTTACTGAGTCTACTTGCCAAGCTACTTCACCTTTACCTGATACACCTACTGGCATATACTTAAAATTGCGTAACCAAGCGCCAGGGTACATTGCCTTTTCAGGCGGTTTATCATCACCTAGAAATAAAATATATCTACTGTCTAAGTATAACTCATAGTACCAAGAGAATGTATTTAAAAAGTTATTTAACTGACCTAGTACACTATCGCAAGCTTTACTATTAAACTTAGACGGCTCAACGTCTACTTTTATTTCGTTTACTTTGCCATATTTATATTTTAATGTCATTAATAGATTGTTAAAATCAATATCATCTTTTGATTTACCTAGTATTGTTGGTCCAAGTATTTCATATAATAATATAATATCTTCTCTTTGCTTTTTGATTCTCTTGATATTCAGCGCGCTAATCATCTGTATTATTACGCCTAGAATTACAGCGTATATGAGTATAAATATCAGATATGATGAAAGCACTATCTGTAGTACACAACCTACAGCAAACATTACTGCTATGATTACACTGTCTTTTTTAGTAAAATCATATAACTCACTAGTCGCATCAGTTAAATCTAGCATTTTCATATTTATTAACTGAGAAACAGAAAGCACTAAGAAAAATACTACTATATACATCTTACAACACCTTTACTACGTATTTCAATCTATTAAAATATTTTGATACTAATTCTTTTATATCATCATCAAACACATTACCTGCGTGTTCTATTATATCTAGTTCATCACACACTCTGTCGTATGTTTCTACATTTTTAAAATCATATTCTTCGGGATAATCAATCTCATATATTGAGCCTACTTTAGCGTCAAGCTTGAGTATTGTCCCATCGTTTAACATAATCATACGCGTACCTCAAATAGCAATTCAAAATCTAGTCCATCGTATTTAATTACATCGTTTGTTTCTTCTAAAACAATCTTCTCTGCTTCAGCCTGTGAAATATCAGAGTCATTTGCTAAAATCTGCGTAGTTATGTTAGTGATGTCTTTTTCAGTAACATTCATGTCAACACCATACTCCTCTAATAAGTTCGCATAATCAATGTTCACTACCTTATTAATCTCTAGAGTTTGATTAAACTTTATGTTATGACTATCTGAGAACATATTAAAATATTTAATCTTGGCTTTTAAGCTTAGTTTAAAACTTTCGTCATTATATTCCAGTATCTCTATGTTTAAGTCACACAACTGGTGTTCCATATCGATGTTAGTGTTGAGTAAATCTGTAAATTCAACTTCATATGGAATTTTTATCGTATGTTTACTATTCATCATACCGTGTCGTAGAACTCTCTTGTTGCTACGTTGTTTTCCTTTCTTGCAATCTCTATTCTTTCTTCGAGTAACTCTCTTAATTCTTGCCCTTGTAGTATGTTTTTAATTTTAAACATACCTGCAGTAGCGTCTAAACTATTACACTCTACAGTCCACAAGCCAAATAGTCTCTGTAATAAGTTCTGACGTAGAGTCACATCAATGATTCTGTATAATCTTACATCATCAAATTCTCTTCTTATTAAACCAGATTGTATGCAGAACTTATCTTCATATAAAGTATAAACTGTAAAAGATAAAGGCAATCTACACCACATTCTCTTTCTTTCTTGCCAAATATTTCGCACTAATTACCTCTCAAATATAAATCTTACAATCTGTTTTTCAAACTGCTTCGTGTTTACATTAAAATACGTATTCATTACAACTACATCTTCTTCAGATATATAGTCATACATTCTTTCAAAATCATCTTGTATGCCACTCGCATCTGAAGTGTAGCGAGATTCATACAATTCAAAAAATCTATCTTTATCGACTATGCAATCGACACCATCATTCTTTTCGACTACTTTACTTACGTCTATTAAATTTTCTAATGTGATTCTTGAAACGTACGTACCCATTACAACAGTATCATTAAAATTTGCAAACATGCTCTACCTCTTTTTGTAAATTACTCTTTGATTACTAGAGCCTCTATATTGTAAATCTAAATCTTTTTTACTATCAATAAATTGCCCATCAACTATGACATCACAGAGATTCGCTACCTCTAGTTGCTCTTTTGACAGATTTTCATATTTATAACCCGTCCATAGCCAAACATCTTTTTCAGGTATTTCTTTTCTAAATCTCTGTAATAGCTTTTTTAACTCTTTTAGATTACACTCGCTTAGAGGCTCACCACCTAATATGCTAAGTCCTACGATATGCTTCTTTTTGCACGTATCAATGATTTTATCTTCTGTTTCTTGTGTATATTCTCTGCCTGCGTTATAGTCCCAAGTTTCTTTATTAAAACAACCATCACAGTGAAAATGACAACCTTGCGTCCATAATGACGCTCTGACTCCTGGACCGTTTGACACGTCCATTTTTCTTATACGTGCATATCGCATTCTTTCTTACTCCTTACTCACTCCAGTTAAATTCCCAACCTTTATCTTCTGAGTAGACTGCGTAACCGAAACCACAACCGTTTTGACCGCCGCCTCTATGCTGATACATCATTTCCATTCCCATACGTAATTCAAATTTTAAAGGTTGCTTTATGTCGAATGTACCAATCTCTTCAGTAAATATATCGTCAGTATATCTTCTGCCGTCTTGTAAATAAGCACTTACTCTCTCAAAACCAAAAGTCTCTAGTGTATACTCACGATATACTGTGTTTAGCAGTTTTGACTCTTCTGCTAGATTGTTTGATGTATAATACACATAATAATCAAATAGATTATTAGCGCTATCTTCTTTTATCTCATATTTGATTTCAAGATTTTCAACACCAAGCTTATTCTTCATAGTCGCTGTAAACTCTTCAAAAGGTACATTCTGCAAGAATTCAAGTACCTTGGGTTTGTTGTACTCTATGAATTCTGAATGTTTTCTACGCCAGTTTTCATAATCTTCAAATGTATGCATACTTAATTTTCCTCTTCTTCTCTCGTCTGAAAAGCTATCATCTCATCATACGTAATTCTACTTCTGTCTCTTACAACGCTTTGAACAGTTTCCCTTACTGTTTCTTTAAACCACTTTGTCTCATATCTATCATAATGACCGTAAATAGGCAATGCTTCCATTGTTAGAGTATCTCCTACTGAACTAACTAAGCCCTCACAGTAATAGTGCATTTTACCTTCATTCTCAAGCTGTTCTCTAAATTTCTCAGTCATATCATAGATGTCTTTTACTTGATGAACTGTAAAGTAGAATAACCTACCGTTTAATTCAAGAGGTACGTAGTTGTCGTATTTCTCTAGTAGATACAAGACTTGGTCACGCTTATTCATCTTTATGAGCTCAGCAAGCTCTTCTCTATTTAATTTTCTCATCTCTATCTCACGTTTAACTTCTGGCTGTAACTTTATTGCTTAATGATAAATTATATTACACTAGCATAAAAATGTCTCAGAAATGATTCTCGTAACTCCGGGATATATCTGAGAGCTAAATCTGCACTAGCTTAACATTCTTGTGTCTTTCTATTACTTTCATAATATCATACGCAAGTTTTGAATCTCTCATAATACTGTCAAGCTCACCGTACACTGTCGCAGCATAAACATCATCATTACCAAAGTTTAGATATACATCATGAATTTCTTCTGTTACTAGCGTATTTTTATTAATGCTTAACTCACAGTCAAAATACTGTGTTAATTCTTCAATGTCATACGCAATAATTTCGACAAACATTATATCAGATGATTTATCTTGATAAAGACGTACTTGTTTACTACCGTTCTTTTCACGCAGTATCTGCATTAAATCGTGTCTAACTAAAGGCATACGTAGAAACAACTCACTAGCACCTTCGAATGTATATTCATCTACTAGCTCTACGCCGTTATCGTCTTTTAGATAAACGTCAAATTTAGTACCCTCAGACTCGACAACTAAATCATATCCGTAGTACTTTGCTAATTCGTCAACACTACTTCCTATAACTCTTGCAAATGCAATCATAGCACTTATACTCCTTTCTTAGTTAGATTTAACGCTTTCGCGTGCATTCTTCTCTTTTTATTTAGTTGTACTTCTTTGTCGTATGTATTCTTGTTTATACTTACAACGCTTAACAAGCTTCAAACCCAAAACTAATTATCTTATCATCTATACAGTTAACAACGATGTAATCAAACAGAGGTTCACATTCAGATATGCAATGAACTATAGGCAGTTCGTATGTATTATCATCACGCTGTTTAAAACATTTCTTTACAAAATCTACACTATTCCCTCTTTTTAGATTTTGTATGCCTACTTCTATCATAGGTCTTAGCTCTATAACTCTACACTCAGGATAGTCAGTATCTCTTTTTGCTACTTTACGTAATACATCTCTTAGTTCACTGTCTTCTGCTGATACAATCATTTTATGCATAAGCTTATGCAATAAAGCGAATGCTTTTTCATATGAGCACGCGCTTTCAATTTCGTTTAATATTTCTATCATGATAATTTCCTTTCAAAAATGCAAAAATTTAATCTCATTTGTGAGATGTTGGAATTTCAATACTTGCAGACGTTGTATTAATTCAAGAACAATGTTGGAATTTCAATACTTATGTGTCTTGCTACGTCAAAAACAGCTGTTTTGAGCTGTCTGACGTATAAATATTCGCTAAAAAGTGTGCTCCAGATAAATCTAGAGCGTTAAAATGCAACAATGTTCAAATTCCAACACTTATATAATTTTCTCTAATACGCCAGAAACTGCGAGCGCTTTAAGAATATTTCTTGCGTAAATATTACAATTGCCGTACGTTATATTGTCAATAATATGTTTTGCTGTCTCATCTAATGGCTCTTTTATTAATATAACTATGCAACTATCATATTACATAGATCTGATTATCTCGTCTTTTTCTTCTTGAGAAAAAGATTTGCTTTTGAAATGCTGTATAAAAGTTTTTAATCTATTTATATTCTCTTCTAGCTGTGGTACAGCACGCTTATATGCTTCGCAGTAGTATGAGTCTATTTTATCCAGCTCTGATGCTGGCATTTTATGCGCGAGTTCAAGTAACTCTTCACAGTAACTTAATTCTTTATGTAATTGCTCATAACATTTCTCTGTATACACTTCTTTGCTGTCAACTTCATCTAAAGCTTTTAAAAATAATTCAGCGTATCTTTCACAATTAGATTTTAACTTTGAAATATTATTTCTTAATTTTGCTTCTGTACAAGAGTTAAATTCATTTGCTAAATGCATCATCTCATCTGTCATCAGATATGATGGTAGTTGTATGAGTTTATTTTTAATCTCTAGATATGGATGAAGTAATACATAGTAAGTATTACTTCGCATTGCGCTTGACAGAATAACGTCAACAATCTTACCACCGCAGTTTACAGCGTATGTATAACCTGTGAATTTCGTTTTATCATCAGTAAAGCTATACTTATCTGAATATGTAAAACCATATTTGTTTAAATCAACCATTTAATTACTCCTCTAAATAGCAATAGGAATATTCTTAATCTGCTCACCCGATTTATAGTCTTCTATGATTACATCGTCTACTGTAAAATCATAAAAGTCTTTAATCTCAGGGTTAAGTCTTACTTTAGGAGCAGGATATTCTTCTCTTGAAATAAGCTCCTCTATAGCAGGAATATGCTTATCATAAATATGCGCATCAGCGATTACGTGTACTAGTTCTCCAGGTTCATAGCCACAAACCTGCGCTAGCATCATAACTAAAACAGAGTACTGACATACATTCCAGTTGTTCGCCGCTAGTATATCCTGCGAACGCTGATTTAAAATAGCATTCAGCTTATTACCCGTTACATTAAATGTCATACTATATGCACAAGGCTGTAGATGCATCTCGCTTAAATCATTAAAATTATAAATGTTAGTTATAATTCTTCTTGACTGAGGTGTATTCTTCAGTAGCCAGATTACGTTATCTACTTGGTCCATTTCGCCTTGAGGGAATCTGTATTTCTGCGCCATCTGATAACCATAAGCTTTTCCTATTGAACCTGTTTCATCTGCCCATTCGTCCCAGATTTTACCTTTTAAATCTTTAATGTTATTTGATTTTTTCTGCCATATCCAGAGTAATTCGTCTACTGCAGTTTTAATTGCAGTTTTTCTAAGAGTGAGAGCAGGGAATTCCTCAGATAAATCATATCTATTTACTATACCAAATCTTTTAATAGTATATGCTGGACTTCCATCTTCCCATCTTGCTCTTATATCTTCACCCTCTGTTGAAAAGCCATTGTCAAGTATATCTTGACACATTGACTTAAATAATTCATCTGCTTTACTCACTCTTTTAATATACTCCTCTAAGCTCTTTACATTTCACTCTTCTCACTATGCCACGAAAATCATAACAAATGGTTAAATCTACTGATTTCTCTGCTAAATTTACTATGAATGAGACGTATACTTCACTATCTGACGTCTCTACTCTGATATATAGCGCATCGTTTAAATTGTCTCGTTTTACTTCAGCTAATGGCGCAGGTATAAGCTTGCCTACAGCGATAGTATCTATCTGCATTTTACGGAAATATTCAACAATTTCAGCAGTTTCTTGTATCATGTTTGTATAACCAACGATGACATAGTCTAGAAAATCTATAACAGCGTCATTTTCACAATTTGTCTGTAATGCACTTTTTATAGCTTTTGTGTTTTCTATTATTTCAGCATAATTTGGATATTCACTCATTTAACTTAAATACCTCTCTCTTATAATAATGTAACTTACCCGAATCATACAAAGCAAACTTATTGTCGTAATAAGTACACTCTGCGTCAGTACAACCTAGATATTCCCAATTGTCATATTCTGCGCCTGTGTAATAATTTCTATCAATGTATATGTGTACATCTTTTTGTTTAATTAGTTTATCTAAACCGTCAATGACTTCAGTATTTAGCTTGTCACAAATACGTATAACATTGTCTTTTACTGCCGCTAATTTCACTATTTCACCGTTGTATAAAGCAATATATTCGTCTGCTGCGCTGAATTCTTTTATGTCATTTTCATCAATAAAAGCTTTTGCTGTAATCTCATCTACTTTGATTAAGCTACAATCTTCAGCAAGTATTTTGTCTGATAAATTTAAACTCTTCTTTAGTATACTTACACATACTTCTCTTTTGTTATACCACTCGTAGTCATTTAAATGTATTAGTTGTATGCCTAATTCACTACAAGTATCTGTTTTGTTTTTATGTAAATACACTTTATCAGAATGCCAATATATACCATTACACTCTACTGCAAGATTATGCTTAGGCAAGTATAAATCAAGCTCTAACGGACTTATTACGCTGCGAGTATTAAGTATGATTTCTTCTTCAGGAATATGTAACTCATCTCTTAAACAATGAAACACATCAAACTCAAATCTGCTTCTAAAATTAGATAAACTGTTATAAAAATCTTCTAATTCAGAGAGTTTAGAGTTAGGTATGTACTTATGCGTGCCATCAGTTAAAATAGCAAAATCTTTTAGTAAATCTCTGTATTTATTTTGAAAAGGTACTGCATATACACAATCATTCTCTTTTTCAAATAATTTAATTCTTTCAACTAGCTTGTCTCTAGCAGCTTGTCTAGTGCTTTCCATCTGAAGAGGACTATCAACGCCGTATTTCTCTTTATATGTCTTTACTCTTTTCTCAAGCATTTCTTCACATTGACTTGGATATTCTACACCGCGCTTTTCTAAATGAGTATGCTTAATCTTGTCTTTAATCTCATCAAGCTCAAAAACATTACTTACACCATATCTCTCTTGCACCGTTTCTTCGATTGATTGCTTTGCGTGCTCTGAACCAAAATGCCAAGGTGTGCCGTATCTCTCTAAATAAGTCTTATTAACTTTAGCACGAATTTCTTTAGACTTTAGAGCGTTATCTACTCCGTATCTTTCAACATTCGTCTGACGTATTTTAGCTTTTACGCTATCTTTTGAAAAGAATGATGTCGTGCCATACCTATGTAGCATTGTACAGCTCTTACAACAAGTCTCTTTGTATGTATTAAAAAATTTTGTAGTCTTACCACAAATAATGCATTTATCTTCGCCTTCAATTTTGTAGTATTTGTCGTAATACTCCTTGTATGTCATTTTATGCTTTTGTGTTAAATGACGTTTTAATAGACAGAGAGTGTTAAACTCTCTGTCGCATTCTTTACATTTCATTTAAATGTCCTTATTATCTAAGTGCTTTACTCTGTCGTGTATGTCTTGCGAACGAGCTGCAGAATTCGAATATGTCCCAATATATCCGCACACGCGCTTAGCATGACTGATTTTATTCTCATCATTGCAACCACAATGTGTACAAGTAGCCTTGTAGTTATCTCTGTCGCCCATTAGCTTTACTGCGTTAAAAGCGCCGCAGTTAGCGCAGTAGCTAGTTTCTGTGTTTATCTCTGCGTACATACATTTGTCGTAGATGAATTCCATTACTTGCTCTACTGCTTCTAAGTTCTTTGTCATATCAGGAGTTTCTATGTAAACTATATTTCCTCCTGGTGATAGTTTCTGCAGTATGCTTTCTTTCTCTAGCTTATCAAACGCATCTATGTCTACAAATACTGGAATATGACAAGAGTTTGTAATATAATCTCTATCATGATTATCTAGCTTTATGAATACATCTTCACCTATTTCTTTTTTGCAGGCTTTTGCAAATTTACCTGCTAGACTTTCTGATGGAGTACCATATAAAGAGTAATGTATATTCTCTTCTTCACGCCACTCTGAGCATAAGTTATTCAAGAATTTTAGAATATCTTCTGCTAGTTTCAATGTCTCTTCATCTTCCCAGAAATTCTTACCCGTTAGAGCTTTAGTGCATTCGTATAGGCCAACATACCCTATTGAGGTTGTTGAATAACCGTTGTGCACTAATTCTTCTAATGTTTCGTCTGCGTCTAGTCTAGCAAGAGCACCGTGCTGCCAGAGTATAGGCGCTACTTCTGCTTTTGTTGCACTTAGTCTGTCTGCTCTTACTTTCTGCATCTTATGCGCTTTTTCTGCATAGTGTCTTAAGAGCTTATAAAATTCTTTTATGTCTTTAGACTTCATCGCTATGAGAGCTAAGTTAATGCTACACACACCTTGGTTGTAACGTCCGCTGTACTTACCTTCGTCTTCTCTATAATTCTTCGCTTTAGCAATGTTGCCAACTGTCATTGTATCAGGAGTTAAAAAGCTTCTACACGTAATTATCGTATGTCACCATACGTACTGACTATATCTTCTACCTTTTCAGATAGCCTTCCGCTTCGATTTTCATACACTTCGTTTCCTAAAATGTAGCTGGTACTAATCTCCAACTCTACTCCCATACATTCATCAGGGATAGTCGATACACTTTCTCATTATATGAGCTTAGCACGGTCTCATCTATTGCTTTATCTCTGTAAAGTTAGACCTAACCGTTAGCGATTATAAATAATCACACCTACTTAGTAAGTAGTTCAAAAGGTTTTAGATGAGCTGCATATTACACTTACCCATCGGCTGATAAACATCTCCTTTTCCGAATTTGTTTATCTTCTCTTCTCTCATTACTTTTTCTGATACATAATCAGGTACAAGTCTCTTGCTTGTACATTCTGCTGCTAATCTTCTTAAATCAACATATTCTTCGCTCATTAGATATTCATCTAAGCAAAGTACTAGTTTAGGGAATGCTACAGTTATCTTTGCACCATACTCATTCTCTAAACCTTCTATTCTCTGTTTTAAAAACTCTTCTATTAGTAAAGCTAAATCTTCTCTTGTACGCTCATCTCTAGCTTCACCTAAGTACATCCATAAAGTAACAAACGGTGTTTGCGTCACCGTACAATTATATTTTCATATAACAACTGACTATATTTTCTCATTATAAAAATGAGCACACTCTTTCGAGAAGTGACTAAATCTTCTCTACACTGCTACACTCATCGCAGTTAGTCGATACAGGTTTGTTTTATGTAATTTTTTATAAATGGTTCAATTTCTGATATATTCCAAAGTACTACATAATTAAGTTTATTCTTTAACGCTGCGTCACGTTTCTGAATATCTCTAGTAGTCCATACGTATATTGCATTATCATAAAATTTCTTATGCTTGCGCTTATAAAACTCTAATAATGCCTTGTCGTTCTCATCGCTAGCATCAAACCAATGGTCATTATGCGTCCAATGAAAATTTAACTCTACGTATGTTTTTGTATCTACTAAGTAAAAATCACATTTAAATGGGTATTCATCGCTTATATATTCGCATTCATATTTAATGTTATGTAAATCAAGCAATTCTGCGAAATAGTTCTCTTGCCTTGAACTTCTAAGAGTACCTCTTGCTTTCGCTGTTTCAACACGCTTTTTTATTACGTTTAAGTCTTTACCTTTTTCAGATAAAACTTTTCTACCTTGCTCAGACGCTGTCCAAGTCGTAGTACCATATCTTTCAATGCAAGTGCGTATTGTCTTTTTAATTCTATCTTGCGCATTGTCTTGCAGTTTTTTGTTTATACCTGCTCTAAGTGACGAATTTAATGACAAGCAGTTTTCAGCACCATACTTTTTGATGTTTGTCTGTTTTCTTTTGTCTTTAACTTCTTGACGTTGCAGCGAGATTTTATTATTCTCTCTGCTTTTCTTTAATTGAAACGCATTTTGCACGCCATACTTCTTCAAACAAGTATTTTTAGTTTTTTCTTTTAGAGCACGTTTCTCTTCATCACTCTTATTTTGAAAAGTGATTAACCCTTGTTCGCGATTACTATAGTTCTCATCACCATAGCGTTCTAACTTAGTAATTTTACCCTTTTCTCTGCATTTGTTATTGCCTAGTGCGCCACCTTTGCCATACTTTTTACATATAGCTGCATAAGACCTTTCCCAAGCAAAGTGTTTAGCACAATCATTACATCCGTGTTTTGAACCCATTATTTGTTTATAATACTTTTTAAATTCACCGTGTTCTTTACACTTAAATGTAAAAAGCTTTGAATCTTTATTATATTCGATTATTTCAAGTTTTGGGAATTTTTCATTCAAATAATTTATTTTCTTTTCTAAACTGTACATAAAACCTTTCCCACGGTATTCCCTTTATCTCACCATATTTCAGGTTTAGGGTTTCTTAGTCAGATTATTCGTCTTGTGGTCTATGAGAGGGGTTCCTGTAGTCCATCCCTCTAATCTTATTTTTCTGATACCGTTAGCTATATTTCTATAACCCTTAGTCGTCAACTAAGAAAAGTGTGTTTTATAACGGCCAAACTTTATACTTGTAAACCGTTTCCTGCACTTATACTATTAATCTGATAGTTAAATGTCTGTACTGAGTCTTTAATTTCTCTTGCTATATCTTGCTCTACAAACTTATCCGCAAGTTCTTTGTCAAGCTCTTTATACTTATCAATATAAAATTTTCTAGAGCTATCTACAAAAGGCGCTAGATGCTCTAGTGATAAGCTCATGCCTCCATATTGCGACGCTGAAACAGCATGTACTATTTGCGTCATAAGGGTCGTCGCAGTCAAAAGTCTTTTAGGCTTATTAATCTTCAACCCTTGCATTACTGTGCCGTTCTGCAGCATATCATCTAAATTAGCAAGACAACAATTATGTCTTGTATGCTCAGCGATATAATCTAAATCATGTACATGTATTGCGCCTTCATCTACTGCTTGCTGTACGTCTTTTGGTATAATATATCTTTTAGCGATGTCTTTGCTTAATATACCTGCAAGATAATCTCTCTGTGTTGTTACTACAGTTGCATTTTTATTTGCATTTTCTGTATTCCACTCTTCATTACCTCCAGATATTAATGATAGTACGTCATCGTCTGTTGTATTCTTAATTAAATCTTTATCGTGTCTATATTCTATGTAACTTCTTGCTACATCTTTGTATTTCGTGTTCATTAACTTATCTTCAACGATTTTACTTATTTCATCTGTTGAGTAAGTTTTCTTTTCATTATTCTGCAAATCATATTCAACTGACTGAGCTATTCTCTCTATCATAAAAGTAGGCATTTCTACATCTACTCTTTCTGCAGCTTTTAGTATAGCTCTCTCTATTTTTACACCGTTGAACTTTTGTAGTTTACCGTTCGTTTTTCTTATTCGCATATCATTCCCTTTCAAAGAAAAAAAGGTGCTGCATTAGCGCAGCACCTTATGCTTTAGTTTTTAACCATTCTCTTACGAGCAGCGATGCACATAAGTAAAGCAGACAATCCTGCTAGACAAGCAAATACTTCAGTATTATTTTCAACACCTGTGTGTGGTGTAACTGGAGTAACTGGCTTATCAAGCTTTGTAGTAGCTTCAGCTTCTAGCTGTGCCTTGTTAGGTACTTGAAGTGTAGCTACGTTCTTGTATGTGCCATACTCAAGCACTTTAGCTCTATAGGTAACTGTAAAGTCTTTTGACATCTTTGACATCTTTAGCTTAAAGCTATTGTGTCCTGTGTCTAGCTTAAACTCATCAGTTGTATCAACCTTGATTGAGTTCTTATCAAGCTCAACTCCAGCAGGTAGTTTATCTTCAAGCACTACATTATTCACAAATTTATCTTTTGTTGAAACGTGTAGCTTGTATTCGATATAATCTCCTACAACCTTGAACTTACCTTCGTTTGTAATAATCTTAGATAGCTGTGCAGCTGGGTCTATGATTTCTACTGTAGCTTTCGCTGTTTTCTTCTCTGTGTCCTTTGAGATTACTGATACTACGTTCACTGCTTCGCCTGCTTTTTCAGCATTAGCTTTGTAAGTAATCTTAAAGTCCTGAGTCATATTTTCAACCTTAACAATAATCTTGTTATCAGTCACTTCTAACTCATACTTGTCGTGTGTATCAACCTTTACAGAGTCTTTATCAAGTTTGATGTTTTCTGGTATGCTATCTTCAACTACTACATTTTTCGCAATTGCTGCGTCTTTTGTAACGTTGATTGTGTAGTTTACATCTTCGCTTACGTAAGTCTTTGTAACATCAGCCTCTTTTGCAACCTCTACGTTAGTAGCAACTTTCTTTGTAGTTGCAGTTGTACGTAGTGTAGGTATGCCAGGGATATTAACTTCGAGAGTATTTACGTGCTCACCATTCTTAAGAGCTTTTGCTCTGTACGTAATCTCAGCTGGCTGCTCTAGTCTCTCAGCAAAGAATTTCATATCTCTACCGTCAATTGTAGCAGTACCAACATTACTTGTAATAGAGTCTTTATCTAGTTCCATATACTCTGGTAGAGTATCGTGAATCTGTACATTTGTAGGTACACCATTCTTAGGAATTACTCTTAGAGTGTATGTAGCATATTCGTCTTCTGTTAGTTTTGTCTTATCAACTAACTTCTGAATCTCTGCAGATGGCTTATTCAGCTTAGTCTGAACTTCATTACTTGTTACAGGTGGAATCTCACCTACTGTAACTGTAGCAGTGTTAAGCACTGTATCTCTGTATGTAATTTCGTGGCTTGAAATAATCTTAGCAGTAATTGTAACTGTAGCTGTTTCGCCTACTTCTAGGTCAAATGTACCAGTCACTACTGAATCATTCATTGTCACATTACCCTTATCAATAGTAGCGTTTAGTCCTGCTAGCTGTGAATCGAGTGTATCTTTGAACTGTGCGTTCTTGATAGGAACTTCACCTGTATTTGTAATAACAACATTGTATGTTAGTGTATCACCAATTGATGCTTCATTCTTATCTACTGACTTAACAACTGTGTGCTTAGGCTCTAATGATTTAATTGTAACCTTTGATGTTAGCTCAGGTTCATTAGGTACGTTAAGTGTAGCTGTGTTTGTCTTATCTCCATATGATAGTACTTTAGCTTTTACTGTGATTACATCATCTGTTGTAAACTCATCGTATGTTACAGTTGTGCCGTCTACTACTCCGTGTTCAGATGTCATTTCAACTAGCTCTAAATCGTTAGGTAGTAAATCTTTAACAACAGCATTATAAGTCTTAGCTACTTTAGCATTAAGCTGTTTTACATTAATCTTGAATGTAGCAATATCACCAATTTGATACTTCTCGCCATCCGCAGTCTTTGTTAGTTCAAATACTGGATATTCTGTTGGTGTTGAAATATCTGCCGTAGCAGTATTACCATTGATACAAGTTGTTGATGCGTTAGCATCTACTGATGCAATCTTTGGAGTGTCTTTCTTCAATCTTAGTTTGATTGTAACTGTTCTGCTATCGCCAACAGCAATGTCTCCTAAGTCGAAGTGTACTCTGCCATCATTAGCTTTCTTATCTACTCTTTCTAGGTAACCTGGAATGTTATCATCAAGAGTTGTAGTCTTAGCTACACCATTTCCGTTATTTGTAACAGTATAAGTGTATGTAAACTCTTCACCGTTTGTTAGGTATGTCTTATCTATACTTCTAACAATATCTAGATGAGGAGCAACTGGGTTTACACTTGAGTTTGATGATAAATCTTCGAATGTACTTCCAGTTAGTCTAGCTGTGTTAGTTAGCTTATCTAGTCTATCAGTTGTAATCTTAGCGTTATATGTAAATGTAGCATCTACACCATTCTTATCGATTACAGCCTTTGTTGCAGTAAATCCCTTTTCTGTCTTGTTTACTACAAAACCTTCTGGAGCATTAATCTCTCCAACAATCTCTAAACCATCAGGTAGAGTATCTGTCACTGTAAAGTTCTTAGCAAGATTGCTCTCTACACCTTCAATAGCTGGTAGTGATGCATTGATAGTGAATTGTACAGTATCGCCTTTCTGAACATCAGCTGTAGCATTGTTTGTCTTTACAAGACTTGGTATAGGGTTAACAACAATAGTTGTAACTTCTACAGGAGGTTGACCTGGAATATTTACACTATTAGTAGCATTTCCTATATTGATAGTCTTTGCTTTTAGCTTAAATGTAGCTTTCTTATTGTGCTCTATTCCTTTAATCTTATACTTGCCATCTTCAAATGTAATGCTCTTAGCATTCTTTAAGTCGTATGGCTCTCTGTTAAGCTCAATAACGTTATTAGGTGTTTCTACAACTTCAGCATCGAATTCCTGTGTAAAATCTCTATTCTGATTTTCTACACCGATTGTATACTCAAGCTCGTCACCTCTTACAACCTTTGTCTTATCTACTTCTTTTGTAACTTTGATGTCAGGCTTTGCAGCAGGTACTTCTACTGGGTCTGTTGTCTTCTTAATATTGTCAATTGTAACTGAAGCAATATTAGTCAACTTCACGTGCTGAGTAGCTGTAGCAGTAAGCTCAATCTTCAAGTTCTTTGAGAATGCTTCTTTCATTAACTCAGGCTTTAGAGTAACTGTTACTACGTTATTCTGTGTGTCAAGAGTATACTTAGAAGAATCAACTTCCTGATTGTCGAGATATACTTTCGTATTCTTATGCTCTAGACCGTTCTGTAGTTCATCTTTTACAATGATTGACTCAAAGTCTTTATTTTCTCTCTGAGCTTTTGATGGTAGCTGCTGTGTAATTGTGAATGTAATATCATCACCCTTATTTACAGTAGACTTGCTTGACATCTTCTTAGGCTTAGGTAAGATTTCATCAGTATCAGGAATAATAGGTACTAGAATACTGCCTAACGCATATGAGTGCATATTACCAGCAATCAAATTCTCATTTGGCTTACCAATAGCATAGTAGTCTACACCATCTGACGCTGAAGGATTGCTAGCCTTTACAGCAGGCATAATAAACTTATCTCTCATAGTGTAGTTTACTCTGTTGCTCATAAGCATATCAACAGGTGAATCTACTCTGATACCTTCACTCATTCTGTGATTATAAACTAAATCTGCGAATTGTGCGTCAGTCTTACCTGCATCGCCTGGTCTGTAGTCTGTATCTACATCACCAAAATACATCGATGTGTGTATGTCTTCTACTTTTTCGTCTGTATCTACATAACGAACTTCGAACTCAAACACAGCGCCTTTCTTAGAGAAGTTTTCATCTGTTGTTGAGTTTCCGTCTCCACCTTGAAATCTATGTGAAGCATCCTTGAAGTAGAAAAAGTTCTCAAATGCAATGTCAGTTGCATCTACACGGAAAATACGCACGCCATCATTCTTATTATAGCCCTGACTTGCAGGATATGGCGCTCTGTCTTTTTCTCCATTAGGCTCTACAACTACTTCTTTTAGTGTAGCCTTAATGTACATCTCTCTGCCATTAAATCTGTACGCTTCGCTGTTGTACATTTTAACAGTCATTAGGTTGTCGCCCTTAAGTACATATGAGCTACCATTTCTCTGAATCTTATCAGTCTCAGTCTTATTTAGTGATACAAACCAAGATGGCTGTCCAACTGCGACTGAATAGCTTGTACGATACCAATCAAGTAGTCCTTGATAGCCTGAATATCCAGGTACAAGCGCGTCTGTTAGCTTGTCGTATTTTACTACATCAAGCTTAGTGTTGTCGTAAGAAACAACTTCTGAGCGATTAGGTTTCTGTTTAGAAAACGCATTCGCAATAGGCGTTATTTCTGTCTTGTCGTCTACAAACTTTACACTTTTGTAGTTGCTTGGCAACGACGGGTTAAGATTGCTTGCGGCAAATGCTGTTAGAGGCATATTACCTGCAACAATAACTGCACCAAGCATAAAACTAGCAAATTTCTTTAGTCTCTTAATCAATTTTGGTCCCTTTCTTTCTTAGTTAATTTATTCTAAAGCAAATTCTTATGAATCTGCATCTTAGATGAATTTATTAATATCTTTGATAGTAACTGGCTTAGAAAAATCAAATTCTTCTAACGGTTGTTTTACTTCTATTTCTTTTACATCTTCTTTCTTCTTTTTGCCTGTATACACTGCAGGTATAATTCTGTACATTTCATTCGTACCATGTTTCTTAAGCACTGGATATTTTGAAATAAACATTGCAGTAGGAGGTTTACCTTTATACGGTTTTCTTAGTTCCATTATATACTGCGTTTTATCTTTATCATTCTGTACACCTGCTAGTAGCTTTGCAGTTTCTTCTGTAGCTCCGGCGTGTATGATAAAACTGTTTATCGTACCTAGAATTGCTTGCACAAAATGCATACCTGATGTCATAGCAATCTGATTTATATCAAGAATAGAGAAGATAGTTTGACAACCACCACTTCTACCTTTCTCTATCAAGTCTTTTATTAGTATACTACTCTCTAAAGTACCGAATTCATCTACACCTATTACTAGCTTAGGTGAATATCTCTTTCGCATACTTCTATCCATTATATCTTGGAATATAAATGAACTTAAGCTATTCGCTAATGCTTTATTGGCACTAACAAAGCTAAACATTATGCAGTATTGACTATCTTCATTAAATGAAAAACGTGTCTTACTTTCATCAAACATCTCAATAGCAGCAGATGATACAATAATATCAAGCTGTTTTAATAATGTCTGATAACCATCTCTCATATTAGAGTCAGGTTTAAAAGATGGCGCAAATTTCTGCAATCCAAGAATATAATTACAAGTTTCGTTATTTTCTTCTCTATATACCTCATAAGCGTGCACTAAATGTTGAATAAGTAACTGTGTAGATGTACGGTAATGCTCATCTGCACCACCAGTGTCCCATCTACGCGTATTCATCAGCGCTTCAACTTTTCCTGTTTCGTTTAGATTTAATAAAGGGTCATAATAAAAATTACATCTGTCTGATGAGAATTCGTAGAATGGGATATTTCTCATATCACAGAATTCTTTTAAATCATCTATTATGTCTTTTTCACCCTTGTAGTCAAACATTGCAGCAGGTTTACCTTCGTCTAATGTCTGCTTTATTAGCGAAAGCATAGTACGCGTCTTACCTGAGCCTGTTGAGCCAGTAATCATCATACTACCTGATAGTATACCATCTGTTACGCTTACTGTTGCATTGTTGTATTTTAACTCGCTTTCATCTAACGGTAGTACGTTACCTATTTTAAAGCTATCTTTCTTACTAGGGTGTAACATACGCAGGGAATATATCCTCTTGTCAAAATCAAGCGGTTCAATTACATATAGTTTTAATGCTAGTAATAAAGCAGTTAAAGGTATTGCTGCAAAACTCCACCAAGAACGGAATATAAGAGCAGATAATATCATTAATACAACCATTAGAGGTGTAGTAATGCGCTTATAGAAAATAACGCATAATATAAATACAATTATACTTAGCATTGTTTTCCTTTCTTAAAATAATGTCAATGTATTAATTTCGTGCTTTTGTAGTATGTTTGATATTTTACTATTAAAGCTGAATGATATTGAGTTATCACTGACTTCTGAGTATTCATTTATTACATCTTCTAACTGTAGCATAATAGTATTCTGCATTGAGCCGATGTTTATGCTAGGTATATTTTCTTTTATCTCAGAGATGATTAACTGTTTTTCATTCTCATTTCTTACATTGACTGCGAGTACAATATTCTGTTCTTTTTCTAATGAATATATCTCTCCAGTTGTGTTAGCGTATAGCGTTATACCAAACATACTCACAGTATACTGACGTATATCTGCTGGAGGGTTTAATCTTATCTGTATCACTTTATGTATACTCCATCATCATTTACATCGATGCTGTCTGGGTTAAACCAACTTGCTACTGTCTGCCCTACGTTAGCACCTAGTCTCTTTGCAGCTTCCCAAGTCTTTCTCTGATTTATACCACCAAGTAGTATAAACAAGATTAGTAGTACTACAATTAAGCCAGTTAGTAGATTGTTTGCGCCTTCTCTATCTGAGCGCATTCTATTCATCTCTTTCTGCCGTTTAAGTTGTGCTCTTGCTTTAGGTAGACTTATTTTAGCAGTTGGCGCTTTTTTCTTTTCACGCTTAGCTTTACGCTCTTCACGTTTCTTTTCTCTATCTGTCGCCATTAGTCTTTACTCCTGTTAAATCAAGCATAATTCTCTGCTTATGTTCATCTTTTGCTGTATAGTTTGACATTCTGTTTGCAGGTGGAATAAAAGGCACAATGAATAATTCGCAAGTACCTAAACCTCCTACAGAATCATACGCGTCTTTAACCATCTTCATTATTCTACTACTACCACAGAGATAGTATAACTTACCGAATTTTATGTTATTTCTGTAGTTCTTCATAATTTGTAAGTATTTCGCTGCAGTCTTTGAAGATAACTCTAATTCAATAGCATAACTCATTGGCTTAGAGTCTTGTCTAGGTATAGGCACAATAATATCAGGAGTTTGTGTGATTAACTGATTATCATCTGTATAGTTTACAATAGGGAATAAAGAAAAATCTTCAAACTCTTTTGTAAATGCATTACCTGTGCGTATGTCTATCTCTAAATCTTCTTCTTTTTTCTTTAGTTCATTTACGTTGTATCTATTTACTTTAAAGCTATCTTCTCTTATTACGATTGTACCTGTATCTTCTATAGGTTTTATATGAAGAGGGTGGTAGCAAGGCAAGATATTATCGCTTTTAAGAATCTGCCACATCTCTGATTTACTGTTACCTGTCATTATGTCGAATATCAACTGAGCTTCACAACAAGTATGATTTAATAAGCCGAATGGTATTTGCTTGTATGTCTTATCTTCTGTCTTAAACATATCAAGCAATAATCTTGTAGGTCTAATAAATACGCCCATTGTTGATGTCTCTGCCCAGACTAAACCTACACTTATCCAATCTTTTACAATTGAAAAATAGCTTATATCAAATGCGTCAAACCACTGCTGCACTTGCCAGTATGGCGCAAACTTAAATTCTGAAATGACGTATAGTATTACTTCAGCAAGTTTATCTATTTGTGCACTATCATCAACAGTTCTTACTTCTACGTATGTATGTTTATTCTCTATCGTAGGAGTAACCTTTGGCGCTCTATAAAATGTATTCTTTACTGTTTCACTATCTTGTAATTTTAGTAAGTCGTTCAAGTATTACTCCTTTCGTATAGTATAGTGTTGTACTGAATGATAATAATAATTTTCTACTTACTATTATGCTTAGAATTAGATTTATTACCGCAAACAATAAAATCAAGTGTGTATATCTGAATGTTAAGTTGTATTTAAAATGTATAATAATGAATACAGCGCAGATAAACATTGCTTTTGTGTACAATTCATTGAACATAGTAAATAGTATATTTTTAACTGCTTTTTGTTTTCCTATACAAGCAAAGAATATCGGCTCTTTATAATATGCCCAAGCGATTAGGTTGTTATATGGTATAAGTAGTATTAAAAATATTATCATCATCTTCTCTTTTTATTTAGTTGTACTTCTTTGCACGTACAAATAGATAATCTGGCACGCACTTACATCTCATTAATGCTGGGTATCGTTTTATCAATTCATCTGATACAGCAGGCTCTGTAGTTTTCTCAATCATAAAACCGTTATTGATTAAAGGATTGATTATATCACTAAATGTTCTATGATATTTTATAACGCCATTTATAAACCAAGTCACGTTTCTTTTTCCTGAGTTTACATAGTTATCTACTACTATGCTTTTCACTGTATTGTCAATGTCTGTCTGCCAAGTCACGCCATTCATATTCGCTGTAAATATCGGATGCTCTTGTGAAAATAAGAATATACCATCTTTGTTTAGTAGATTGTATACATCGTGACAGAGTTTATTAAAATCTTCTACGTAATGCATTGCTAATGAGCTTACCACGACATCATATTTCTCGTCTAGCTTATCTAAATTACTTAAGTTCATTAATTCAAAAGTTATATTATCATAATCAACACAGTTGTCTACTGCTTCATTAAGCATCAATTTTGAGATGTCTACACCTTTAACATACTCTGCGCCTAAGTCTACGCAAGTTTTACATAGATTTCCATAACCACAACCTAAGTCTAGTACACTTTTACCTTTTAAATCAGGCATAAGAGATAGCATTTCAGGTCTTTCTTCTAAATCGTTAGCGTTATTTTCATTATCTCTTAATTCTTTGTATTTATTAAAGAATTGTTTGTTATCGTATAGAATCATTGTTTACCACCTCAAATGTTCCCATTCGTCCGTGTAAACGACATCAGTACTAGCTATTCCCCATTCTTCGTCTTTAGCAAGCCAGTCATTCACTTTCTGTACAAACATAATTGCGTCTACGACTATTTCATCATTAGCGCTTATATACTTTTCATCGTTGCACACTATTTCAACTCCGTAGTATTTGTACTGAGATGAATTCTCACTTACAAAAGGTTTGTATGTTTTATCGAACTTAATATAAAGCTTACTTGTATCTATTAAAGCACTATATACAATATCAAGTATATTATGCACTGTACCATCAAAATCTACTAACTCTCTTTCGACCAGTGAGAAGTATTTTGTGTTTATTGCAACCATTTCAGTTCTTCCTCTCTTTTTATTTAGTTGTACTTCTTTTAGTATATTTCTTGATATTGTACAATTACGTCATAGTTTTCTTCTAGACAGCTTGCTAATTTCTCTAGCTGTGATATTGTACTGCGCACCATACCCATACTCTTAGTGTCTTCTAAGCATTGACGCAACAATAATAGATTAACACCAGCGAATATATCATCATTTTTAACTTCGATAGTGTTTTCTGAGAATCTCATAATAAGATATGAAATATTGTATCTTTTACAAGCATCAAAGAATGGTCGGTTTATATACGCATCATCGATATTTAAAACACCGTTTTCTTCTATACTGTCAAAAAGCGGCTCTACTTCTTTTTTATGCTCTAAAAATTTATCAACTGAGTTTATTATCACTCTATTCGTTTTCATAATATCTGTACCTCTTTCTAATTAGTTGTACTTCTTTAAGATGCTAACCACTCAGGGTTATCATTCAACCAAGCATTTACTCTATCAGCAAAATTAATTGCGTCTTGTAAAACTTCAATCAAGTCTTCAATGTCTTTTCTCGATGGCGTACGATTATTGAGTCCATACGATACATATGCATCGCTATGATATTTATATTGAACAGGTGTGCCGTCAAACTTAGGCATATTTCCGCGCATACCGATGCTAACAGCTTGCTCATCTGCTTTTCCTCTACTGCGCACTTCTAAGCACGCATAAGGTGTGTCATGCATGCCTGTTCCTTCGTACATAACTAGCATAAAATTATCATTTTGCAAGATTACGTTTGTCATTACTCTTTCTCCTTACTTTAAATGTAGGTCTAGCCATAGCGTGATTATATTTCGGTTTATATAAATCTATAAAGAATTGTTCTGCATAAGTTAACGCTATCTGGTCTGCATTCTTTATTACAGCAATAAGTTTAAATCTTAATTCACGAAGATTATACGCTCTTGCTAACTCATAATATTTATATTCAACTTTAAGCTTACGCACTCTTTTTACAGATTTAATATGCTTTTTAGCTTTCTTATAATTATTCTTATGCTCACTTACTCTTCTTGCTACGTTAAAGCTTTGACCTACATATAAGCATTTATCTTTATAAAATATCCCGTATATACCACTACACGCTCTGATATTACCTAATTTCTTAGGTTCTCTTAAGCTTTCTAAGAGTGTATAATACTTCTTATCTACTTTTTGTTTATTGTAGTTATACCAAATATTATTCTTTTTATGCACCCTGTATACTGGTGTCTTGTACTTCACTATTTTCATTCACTTCACTGACTGCACTTCTATATACATTAGGCAAGCATTCATAAAGCCTCCCTGTATGCGTGCAGCACTGTACTCCTGTTATCTGTGAAATATAAGCGCAAAATTCTACGATTTGCTGTTTATCTTGAATCTTTGGCTTAAAGTCGTTATCAAACAACAGTTCTCTTTGTTTCTGTATATTCATATTTACAAAATCTTGACTAGAAAAATACTCATGCTCAGTCTTTAGACTAATATATACAGAGTTCTTTCTAGTATGCCTTTCTTAGTTCTTTTTCAAAAATAATCGTATATGACGACGTGTTTCCTGTTTTAACCGTCTAACTATTTGAACAACAGTTTCTTTCTGTGTTTTGTTGCAGATACAGGATGCGCCTTTAAGCTATAGCTATATTTGGAACGATTTTTTGACTTATACATCTCGTTGTACTCCTTGCGCTTACTCTCTTACAAGCGTTCAATTTAACTGTTTTTGGGTTCTCAAACTTCTGCTCGATGCCATCAATATTAGACAATCTGCAATACCCAGTACTCATCAAACCTTTGATTAAATATAACTGATTTCTATATTCAACTATGTCCTTATTTAGGAACCCACAAACTTTTCCTCGTGGTAGTTTCTTATTTGAATTCTGTCCTTGGTATAATTGATATTGCCATTTTGCTATGTGCTTATTTTTATACACTCTATCGACTAAAAATATAGGCTGTGTTGTTAAGCCCATACTTACTGTGTCCATCCAGTGCGTCTTCTCTAAACCTAACCATTCTCGATTAGCTTTTGTTATGAATCCGAACGTTTCAGTTGCATTAGGGTAGTATTTCAATAGCTGAATACGAATACTATTCATTTGAGTAGCATGTTTTAGCTGCCCTTTCTTCTTACCAACTAGCTTAGACTCAAATTCTTGTAATTCTCCTCCATGTAATTTCTTATGACAATCTTTGCATAGCGTAATTAAGTTATCTAATGTATCTGCACCACCATTTGACCGATAAATGATGTGATGCGCATTTAGTGTGCCTTTCTTAGTCTTACAACATTGGCACTTATAGCTATCTCGATTAAAACACGCTTCTTGAGAATTTTTGAATCCGTAATTAGGACCCTTTTGATAGCCCCAGTGTCTGTTAAATGCTTCATCTTTGTGATTAAGTAAGTTAGGGTCAAATGTTCCAGTCTCAAGAACTAATTCTGATATTGGAAGTATTGACTTAACATATTCTATTTCTCTGATATGAGAATTAAACTTACTAGTTATCGTAGGGCTAAATCTATCTTTCTTAATAGAGTTATGTCTATTTAACCAACGAGCTTTTCTATACCGTAATTTTCTATTTCTTCGTGCTCTACGATACATAGCTCGCCGTTCCATCTTCATGTGAATATCGTTTCTAATTTCAACTTCAGATACATAATATACACAAGCGTTATCATCAGTAACACCAGCACCTACATACTTAGAACCAGTATCAACTTTCAATGTTAAACAAGATACATTTTTCTCAGTATCAAACAACAATTGAATTGTAAATGGCTCTTTACAGACAACCTTAGCTTTTTTAGAATTGAGTAATCTACGAACCTTGCCATGTCTACGGATAGGCATAAGCGGCTGTCCGTCTAAACTCAATACATATACCATAAGCATGACTCCTTTCATAGTTTTGAAACGATTTAATGTTATACACCAGCCCGTTTCCAACTGTCGTGCGTATCTTATCTCTGTAACCAAGATAAGAATTCGACTTCCTCTCGACAATGTTAGTTAGGGTTTCTTAACTACTAACACAGAACTCTTTTCAGCACTCTTAGTTCAACTTAATTAGTAGTCACAGAGCAGCAGTCTGAGGCGACAACTGCAGGTGTGTAAGTATACTCACCTAACTAACGTAGCCTACATTTCTGTAGCTTAGTCTGTTGACGCATCGTACCTAGAAGGTACTCGGTCTTTAACCGAGTGCGGCGTCACCTCGTTATGCTCTGAGAGTCATAGATTTAATCTCTCTTGCATTTTTATTCTCGTTAATAGTTTAATCGGCAATAGCATAAAAATCTCTCAGAAGTTAATCTCGTTCGTCTGAGATATATCTGAAGACTACGGTGTTACTGTTACGTACGCATTCTTAGTCACACCATCTGAACTTGAAAATGTAACAGTATATGTACCAGGTACCTGTAGATTTACTACATTATAATTACAACTTACGTAACCACTACCTTGTACTCCAAGTATAAGTTTCTGTAGCATTACGCTTGGCGCTGTATTTACTGGCACAGAAATATTATGTACACCGTTTATATAAGGTCCACTACTGCTAGATGCCCCTCCTCCACCACTGCTGTATGATGGAGCGCTGTTGCTTACCGCTGGGGCGCTTGGTCTTTCAACTTCACCGCTTTCGCTTACAGTAGGTTTTTCTTCATCTGCTCCGTATGTAACTACAACTAATGTAGCGTGACTTTCATTACCCGCTTTATCTTTTGCTGTATAGATAACCTCTAACTTCTCTTTTTCAAAGTTTAAGTCTTTTGTAAATGTAGCTGTTACATTCTTATCGTAGTTATCTTTAACTGACGCAATATAGTCTGCTGGGTTAAAATTAGCTTTTTCACTTCTCTTAACTACTATTGCTTTTTCTTTTAGTGTTATCTTAGGCGCAGATATATCCTTTACTTCTACATGTAATGGAATCTTAGTCGTACGCATACTATTCTTTGATATATAGTACACAGTTGTCTTTAAAGGCTTATTAGTCTTTAGTTTAGGGTACTGTACCTTTATTCTCTTATTTTTAATTGTAGTTATATAATCTTTAGCGTCAAATTTCTTATTTATATCAACAACAACACTATCTTGCTTTAATGTTACAGTAGGGTTGATTATTAAATCTACAAACTCAGCATTGAACACGACAGCAATTGTAGTAAGTATAACTAGCAATATCGCTGCTACTGTAGCTATTATCTTTATAGGTAGTTTCTTTTCACCTATAGTTAAATCAGCTTCTTGTTTATAATACCATTCCATATAATCTCACCTACCTTCTTATAATTAAAAATATAGCTTGTACAAAAACTAGCACTGTTGCTATAATGTCTACGAACGTATTAGCTATACTTCCTGTTGTTATTGCAAACGGGAATCTAAATTTCTTCCAAGCTTTTTTCTGCCATATGATAGGTATAGGGAATAATAATGGAATACCGTGGTCTGCAAAGTAGTCTTCTAGCGGGTGTAGTATAAAACCGAATGCAAAGAATAAACAAGCTAGCTTTAACTGAGATAAAGTCAACGTGCAAGCATAAAATACACAAGCAAGAGGTAGTATATCAGAAATAAATGTAGGTACTGATATAAATCTATTCAGTAGCTTTACTATCATACTACTACCTACTAACACGGCCATAAAAACAATTATTAAGAATATTACTAAGCTTACGTAGTTCTGCAGTATATGTGATTTTTCTTCTTTAACAAATTTTATCAACGATGTTTCTTTATCAGCCATTGTGTAATATAATAAGCTAAAGCAAATCGTTAAGAACAAAGGACTATGCCATAAGAATCTATGCTGATTCTCTGGTCTATAATCATTCTTTAAATGATACACATTCCAAGTCAAAGCACTTGTTGATTTCATAAATGCAGTACACGCTAAACCTATTGGTCCAAGCACATAGCCTGATGTCGAAGCGTCAGCGTCTAAATCTACTAATAATGTAGCACCAACGAATATCACAAAAGTAAATATGAAAAATGCTACGCTTGATAGCATTTCAGTCACTATAGGTAACCTTAATATCAAGCATAGCAATAATATGTTTATCGATAGTAATGCGTGGGTTCTACCCATCCATCCTTCGAGCTTTCTATTTATCATCATCTTGTCCCTTTTCAATGTTAAGTTTCAGTATACCTGCAGCTTTATCAGTTGCAGATGAGTCATAATCTTTACGCACAATATCCTGAGCTAGTTTAACATCATTACTTGTTACACTGACTTCATCTACTCTCTTACCACTATTCAGAGATTTTAAAGCTTTCTTATGCTTTATGATGTTCTCAATGTCTCTTGTTGAATGTTTCGAATGATTCTTAGCTTTTTCTTCTGCCGCAGCGATTTCGTCTGTTAACGCCTCTTTCAATGAATCAGCGTGCTCAGCTTGTGCATCTAAGAATACTCTTTCTTTAACCATATCATCGAGTTGACTCTTCATTTCTCTTGCTGTTTTCTCTTTATGCTCAATAGCTTTATGAATATTAGCCAATCTCTCATTTTCTTCGTTTGTCGGGTTTTCTTTGCTAATCAGATGTTTGTACTCTGCACTATTGATTAATTTCTCTATATCATCTTCATTCGACTTAATCTTCTTGTTTAAGTCTTGCTCTTTGCCTTTTGCTAGCATTTCATTAATATAGTTGCCGTTTTCATCTTTAGTGCTCTTGTATCTACTGCTTGCGTCGTTACTTACATCTTTCAATGCAGCATCAAGCTTAGATTTCTGTTTTCTATGCTCAGCATCCGCTAGCTTATCTGTTGCATCAGTATTAGCTTTTGTTATACTATTCGCTGTATCAGTTTTAATCTTACGCATACCGTATCTTGATGTAGCGCTTGAAGCGCTTGCGTCTGCAGCTGTTCTGAAGATTGCCTGACGTAGCTTTCCTACATCTTTATAAATAGGATTGCCGTTTTCATCATAACCAACAAGCTTTTTCTTCTGCCCTGCTTCGTTAGCTTTTCTATTCATTGCCTGATTGAATGAGCTCTTAACCTGGCGTTTTAACTGTGATGCCTCTGGCGCGTATGCTCTTTCAACTGACTGTACAATCTGATTTACATGGTCTTCAAATAGCTTTCTTGATTTATAGAAGAATGTTACAAGTATAAGTACAAGTACAAAGCTTATAAAATTAGCTTTTAGCACAGCAGATACAATATATAGTATTATATCGAATATTGCGCTGTATAATATTACTTTAATTAATGAAGAGATAAGTATTCCTAATATACCTTTACCTGTCTTTACGTAACTCTTCTTACCTGAAAACATTAATAAACCTGCTGCAGGTAAACCTAACAACGCAGCAGCGAATTCTATCTTTGATAATGCGCAAGCTATACAGAATCTCCATAGAGATAAAGCTAGTAGCGTGTATATAACAATAAGCATAATTGCATACACAACACCTGATAGTCCACTTGGTGATGATAATGACAATATCATCTGCTTTATGTTTTCCTGTATGTCTGGGTTTTTATCATTCGCATTGTACATCTTCTGTAAATACGTAATCATTGAGCCTAGCTTAACTTGCTGTGTATCACTTATCTTAGGCACAGTAGTTCTATCAAGAGAATAAGCGCCTGAGTTTGCATACCAATAGTAGTAACCTAGATTATTAGCTACTTGCTTTGAGTTATTTAAGCCGCTTAGTGTCTGTACTGCTATCTTGCCATCTTTATCGCCTAACGTGTCGAAGTTTAAATCAGACATTTTCTGCACACCAAACTGAGTACAGATCTGCACGTCAATGTTTATTTTATTTATCATTGACATCTCTTGCATCAGTAAATCTTTTGAAGAATCTCCACCTACTGTGTCAGTTAAAAATATGCCATCTGACTGTAGCATAGCAGGGTTTACGCTGATTAGCATCTTATTAGTAAAATTAGCTCCACTACTTGCTAGTGTACCAACCTTACCAGTTAACGATACGCCTATGATACATAAGCCTATCAGTGAAACAGCAATGACGTTTGTAAATAATGATTTTAATGTCTCTGAACCTTTTAAGAATCTGAACACAAAACCTACGACTACGAATAACAAGCTAATTATGCTAAACGCTACTAATGGTGATAATACTCCTCCTGAGCTGATAAACACTTCATTCATTGTCTTACTTAATGAATCAATATGTAAAGCTTCAAAGAGTGTAGTCATACTTATGTTCTTTATCATAAGTACTAATGTTATTATCTGAGTGCCTAACCAGATTATACCGCTTAGTATGTATGCAATTACTGATATTGATGCAGTACTTTTCTGTGCTGCGTATAGTCTTAGTGATTTTATGCTATCATCATTTACTTTTTCTAGTGTAGCTCTTGATACTTCATCTTCTGTAGATTTTACACCTTTTCCCCAGTAATCTTCAACAGTTGTCTTGTATAATAACTTACCATTATACATATAGCTTGGGTTTGTATCATCTACTATTGACGTATGCTCTCTAAAAGGTATATTACCTAAACCACTAAAGGGTATGCCTGAATCTGCGTCTCTTGTTTCTTTGTATGGTATTTCACCCTTATATCTAACAAGCTGTTTTGTCATACCATACATCGCGTCAAAACCAACAGATTTTACTTTAACATTTTTCTGATTAAATGGATATGAATCTTGATTTATAGCTACTGTATCACTTGTAGAATCAAATAACGTAGTTTTACTATCACCGTAATATGAATCTTTAAATGAAGAGGCATTTACTTGAGTCATTACACCTAAACAAAGCATAAATATCGCAATTAACGATAGTACTTTTCTTTTACGCTGCATTCTGTAACTCCTCTTCTATCGGCCACGCATTATCTACTCTATTACAGATAGCATAGCCATTATCTTCTTTTATAGCAACAACTGATTTTCCGCTTAGTGTATACATAATAGCTACAACCTTTGTTTCATCTACTCTATACACTATTCTTGCTGATAAATTATCAAATAACGAGTAGTCTGTATTCTGCAACCAGTTATCAAATTCTTTTGCATACTCCGGTGCATCTTTATAACTGCCATCATACTTTTCTACTGTTGTATGCTTTTGTATTTTATTTAATACATAATTTATATCGTAATTTGAGCCTTTAATCTTCTTTGGCTCTTCACGCAGTTTGTCCCATCTATATGCACTAAAGTTATATCTAGCGATTGCTTGATTTTCTTGCACCTTAATCATATTATCTCTTAACTTGTCGTATGAGATTGCATAAGGACCTTTTTCATCAACACACCAGTCTTCTGAGATTGAGTTGTCATAAGCACCAACTCTACTTCTCATTAACTGAATAGCTTTATCAGCTCTTTCTTTTGTTATCTCATCTTTTGCTGCTTGCGTAGTTTTAGGAGTTTCAAACACATCTTTTTCTGTTTTCTTTTCAGGTTTTAAGAAAAAGTACCATAAACCAGTTAATAAGCAAGCGATTAATAAAGCAATTAAAATAGTCTTATATTTCTGCATTATAAACCTCCTTTATGGCTTTAGTTTCTTAAACTCACTATTTTCATTTATTTTGCCTATGAATCTAAAAGCAGCATAACCGCTGTTGAACGATTTTGTAGGCGGTGTATTATTCAGCATAGGATAAAAATCTTGCCAAGAGCCTTCATATCTAGCTGATGTAGAACCTGGCCATACATCTTGTATTGCTTTGTTATCTGTAACTACTCCGTCTTTTGAGCAATTACTCATGCTTATCCAAATATGACCATTGTCTACACATACATCTCCTGGCTGTAGGTCTTGTCCTGTTACTTCTTCCCATTTATCTTTATGATTTCGCATATACTCTCTCATTGATGAAGGACCGTTAGTTATAGGAAAACTATCATCAGAACCTGACCAAACTATAGCGCTACCTGCGTTATAAGTGCAGTTAGCGTATACTTTATCAATTACACCATTAGAATACGGCGTGCCTCTCTGACTTAGTAAATCATCAATCTGCGGCGCTAGTGATATCCAGCACTCAGGCTTATATCCACTTTTACCGATGAACGGTGTTAAATCATTAGTTCCTTTTGTTTTCCATTTAACTTTCTCTGCGCCGTCTAATGTAGAATCTGTAACTGCTATTGAATTGCAAGCTTGCACTATGCCTTCGTTACTTGATGTGCCAGTGTTTAATACGCAATATTGCTTATACACATCAGAGCCTAGTTCTTTTTGAGAATTATCACAGTAGAAATGAGGTGATGAACCAAAAGCAGATAAAATTGATATAACAAACACAGCTACTTCTATTACGATTATTGTTTGTATAATAGTCGTCGCAAAGCCTAAGATGATTTTTAAGTTAGTCTGTAAGAATTTTAAGAATCTAGCTGTTTTTAATTCCAGTTCTCTTTTCTTCAGATTCGCTTTGCTCATTGCGTCTGCTTTTATTTTATCTAACACTGTTTATCACCTAATCTCAGCTAAAATTTCCTGTTTCTGTTCATCTGTTAATGCTTTTGATAGTGTAGAAATATAGTTCTTTATATCTGCCTCTGTAGCTTTGATTGAGAATTTCTCTGAACCACTTTCATTCACACCTTCAATATCTACGAAACGTGTACTACCCTCTTTTTCTACAGTCATTACCGCTTCACTTAGAACGTGTCTACATTTCCTCTTCCCTACATTTTCTTCACTTGCTCTGCATACTGAGCATCCACCATCTATTAATGGTCTAATCACCGCTTGTGCCATTTTGTCCTCCTATAAGAACGCGTTAATTATCCAGCTTTTACCATCTTTCACAACCAACAAGTAGTGACTACATTGGTAGTTAAAACCTTCCTTTGTCTTTACAGTGTACTTAACTAAAGCATTATAACCTAAGTTATTACTGTCTTTATACAGTTTAAAATCATCTATACCTAAGTAAACAGCTTTCTGACTGTTAAACTTCAAGTAGTTATAGAATGACTGAGACGTATCCCTACCTAAGTATAAATCTCCTAGTACACTATCAACTTTTACTTTCGCTGACTCTAATGTCTTTTCGTCAACCTTACTATCTTCATTAAATTTTAAATTATCATTCTCTGTAATCTTAGCAGAGTTGATGTCTTTTAATGAATACATAGTCATCTGCCCTACTGGTCTAAAACCATTTACTGTAGGTGCACCATTCTTATTATACTTATAATAGTTTTCAATAGGCATAAAGAATCTATATCTTACTTTTTCAGTAGACGTAGCGTTTTCATCGCCTGCTGCTACTTTTGTTACTTCTAAGTCTGCTGAGAAATATACTCTTGCTAATGATGAGCTTAGCTTAGTAACCTTATCTATTCTTACTGAACTGTCAACATACTTTACTTCTTTTATGTTATCATCTTGTACATTGTATGAAGTAGAGTCATTCAGCCAATCTTGAAAATTCTTATTTATATAATCGTCTAGTCCTGCAACAGGAAAATCATATACTGACTTCGATACAACTTTTCTTACATCATTCTCATTGAGAGTATGCTTTATAAATGTATTGTATATACCAAAGATAAGTATAAAAGAGATTACAAAAGCTACTATACTGCCTGTAATACGTAGCTTTCTTTGTCTACTCTTTACTAGCTGTCGTAGCTTTAAATTCTGTAATTCTTTCTCTTTCTCTAATGCGTTTATCTTTTCAAACTTCTTCTGCTCTTGTTCAAGCAGTATTTGCTCAGGACTTTTTCCTAAATGTAATTTTGCCATTATGTATTACCTCGGAATACTGTCAATAAATTCTTCAGGGACTAAATACTTCCCATCTTTCCTATATTCAAAATGTAGATGAGGTCCAGTAGCATAACCTGTTGAACCTACTTTAGCAATAACATCTCCAGCGAGTACTTCATCTCCAGCTTTACAATCAATCGAACTGCAGTGATAGTAACCAGTAGTGTAACCATCTTTATGCTGTATTAAAACATATTTACAACCGTCGTGTAATACTCCAGCTTCTTTCACTGTGCCATCCATTACAGCATATATGTTACTGCCCTCTGGCATAGCGTAATCTACTCCTGTATGCATTACACTTGCACCACTTATTGGGTCTAGTCTCATTCCACTAGGCGATGTCATAACTAGCTTGTCAAGCGGTAGATGTTTAAACACTGTCATTTTTCTGTATAAGCACACTGAGTCTTCTGTTAGTATGTTATTTAGATTTGTTCTTAAATTATGCCAGTTTTGTTTACCTACTGTTGATGTGTAAACTGTACCTTCTTTTTCATTTGAATTAGCGTTTACTACATAAATATCATCTTTAGTTAGTATTACTACTATGTTATCTGAATTTGCTAATTCATTTATTGCCTTACTTTGTTCTTTGTATACATTTATGTCTAACTGCATCTTCTGCCAAGTAGATAACTCTGATAAAGCGTATGCCTTAAAATCTTTTAGTGTATTAAAAGGCTCTAATTGAAATGCTTTACTAAAATTACGTATAAATACATCTCTATTATCTGAATTAAAATACGCATCATCTGTAGTGATGTTTAAGCCTGCAAGCGTACTTTCAGTAGTACGCTGCAATGCATTTGCTTTAGTAGCCTTGAATGTAAAAATAAATATGTTAAATAGTAATAGCGCGAGTAATATCATCGCTAAATGCTGTCTGTTACTGCTGTCTTTAGTTTTGCGCGTATGTCGTGCCACTCTAATCTCCTATCTCTATTTCTTCATCTAAATGTTTATTGAATTTCTTTAAAGCTTCTTTAAACTCTAATTTTCTTACTTTTATAGACTCTTCCATTATCTGTTTCTTTATCTCAATTGAAGCTTCACTTACCGCTAAAGCTAAATTGTTTACTTTTACTCCGTCTTTTGACACTAGTCTCAAACCGTCAAGTGTCTGCGCTCTTGATAAAGCAACATAGCCTAGATTTTCACACCAGCAACGCGATAAATCAATCGCAACATCAGAAAATGTCTGCCCTTGAGATTTATGCATTGTTATAGCGTATGCAAGCTTAAGAGGATATTGATTAAAAGATGCTAACTCTTTTTCTTCTAATATCTTACCATCAATTATATCTTCTTTATTGTCTTGCTCTTTTGCTTTACGCCACTTACGGCTTGTTAATGCTATATGTACTGGCTTTTTAAAAACATACTCATCTCCATTAGATAATTGAATAGCCCATCTGCCCTCTTTGTCAATAAAGAACTTACCTATTGAACCATTTCTTAATGGCAATGCTTCATCTTCATTTTGACTATAAATTAACTCGGAATTATTCTGATTAGACGTAACCATAACTGTATCTCCTGCCTTTAGTGCGAGCTCTTTGTCTACGTTACATCTCTTTGCAAAATTCAAATCTTCTGAATTCGCTTTATCGTGACTTGTTTTCTTGCCGTATGTTGTAGCATTCTTTACAAGCTTGCCTTTATTTAAGCGATGCATTTCACTGTTTACTTTATCCGCAGCTTTATTCGTGCTAAACAAACGCATAATAGGTTTGCCATCATTCTCTAGTGTCTTGATGTTTTTAATCTTATCATAGATTTCACTGTTGTAACCATTACCAATTGAGATTTCCTGTAGCACATCTGCAAACTCTTTATCATCTTTAGCTCTGTAGTTTTTATCAAGGTATAAATGTAAAAAATTACACTTATTCCATTCTTCTGTGCCATAGCAATAATCGCCTTCAACTGGAGGTAGCTGTGTAAAATCACCTGATACGATTATCTGCATGCCGTGCTCTCTTAAACTACGAATTCTTTTAAGCACATATTCAAACTGCTTATCAGAAAGCATAGATACTTCATCTATAATTAAACAAGACGTGAATCTTATAATATTGTCTGTATGATACCAATGTGCAGGCGGTTTCTTTATGTCATCTTCATATGATGACGTAGAAATACCCAAACCTGACCAAGAATGTATTGTTTTCCCATTAATACGATTAGCCGATGTACCCGTTGTAGATGTAATAGCTAATCTCTTATTAGGGTAGAATAAATTATATAAATCTTGAAACTTCTGTATAACCCAAGATTTACCTGAACCAGCTGGTCCACTTAAGAATACGTTATATCCTGCTAGCATATAAATCAACGCTTCAGCTTGTGATGTATGCTTTGCTTGTGATATATGCTCTTCTAAACTTTCATCTGAGCCTATTAACTCTCTTATTACTTTATCTCTTTCTAATATTTCAACTTTTTTCTTAGTTGCCATAGCGTCCTCTATAAAAAAAAATAAGCGGCTCAATTAAGAGCCGCTCTATAATCATTACTGTTTCTTATGCTTACGTCTAAGAACCAATAGTCCTACAAGAGCAAGCGCAGCGATACCGCCAGTAATTCCTATTACTTTGTTGTCTATGCCTGTTGGAGGAATGATTAGCGCTTCGTCTAGTACATCGATTTTAATCAAGTCTGTTCCAAGCTTATCGTCACCTGTTGGCTTAACTTCGAACTTTTCATGGCTAATAGCATAACCATTAGGAGCTTTTGTTTCCTGTACATAGTACTTATGCTCAAAGCTGTATGGGATAGAGAAGCTTACCTTACCGTTTTCATCAGTAATGCCAATAGCATCTTTTCCGTTTACATCTTTTGCAACTGTACCATCTTCATTGAATACTGTAATTTCAGCACCCTTTAGGAAATGTCCTACGTTGTTTGCGTCAGCCTTTGCGATGTTGATGTCAAGTAGCATTGATACTCTAACTGTCTGGTCTTCATTATCAAGCTTAGCGTGTCTACCTACTGGTACTCTGTTACCATCACGAGTGATTAGCTCTAGTTCTTCGACAACAACTAGCTTGTATGAAGCATACTTAGTAGCATCAATCTTGAACTGGAAGTCGTGTGTCATCTTTTCAGAGTCAGCAGTGAATTCCTTTGTTAGTTCATAGTCTTTGCCATCTTTCTGAACATAAGTTAGCTCTTTATGCTTAGCTTTTGCTGCATCAGTAGTAGGTACCATTGCAAGCTTAGCAACTGTTCTGTACTTAGCACCAATAGCAAGGTCGCTTGTCATCATCTTTTCGTTGATGATTTGCTCTGTCTTTGTACCATCAATGAAATGTGTACCATCCTGAGCTGTAGCCAAAGTTGTAATCTTAGGCTCCTTTATCTTATCTTCAACGCTTACTACAGTTGATGTACCCTTTACAGTGAATGTTGTTGGCTCTGCAGTTTCAAAACCAGCAGGCGCTTCAACTTCTTTGATAGTGTACATATTGCCATCTGTTAGTCCCTTGATGCTTGTAGGTTTCTTTTCAGTAACCCACTCTTTAATTACCTGACTGTTTTCAACGTCAACTAGCTGTAGTTTAGCTCCAACTACTGGATGCTTCTTACCGTTAATATCTGTTGTGTATTTCTCTACAATCGTATTTGTAGGAGTTTCCTTAGATGTTACTGCATAATCAAAGAATGCTGTATTTATTTCTTTAATCTTAGCGTCTACCTGATAGATATTGCTGTCAAGTAAATAACCCTTTGAAGGTGTCTTCTCTTTGATAGTGTATCTGCCAGGAGCAAGTCCCATAGCCTTAGCAATACCTGCTGCATCTGTAACAATGTCTACTACAAATGTTTCTGTATTTGCTTCTACTCTAAATACTGAGTAAATAGCACCGGCTAGTGTACCGAATTCCTGTCCTTGAGCATTTTCTGCGTCAACCTTCTTAACAATCAGATTTACTTTCTGTGTCTTTTCAATCTGGTCGAATAGAGCTGCACCTTTTTCAATCTCTTTTGCGTTTTCAAATGAAGGCACTTCGCTGTATGACTGTGTTACATCAGAGTTGTCTGCATTTGGCGTAATTCTTACGTAAATAGTTCTTTCATCAAGAGCAAGTCCCTTAGGCGCTTTTGTCTCTTTGATTGTATATGTGCCCACTAAACCGACTGGTGCGCCATTACTATCTTTGAGTAGTTCGTCACCGCCAATTTTATAAGAATCTCTATACTTCACATCACCATTTGCATCGGCTTTGAATTTCCAAGTTTTTGTAGGTTCTGTACCTGAAATATCTCCTACTAAAGCGTAGTACTTAACTTCAAATTCAGCGCCTTCAACTGATAGACTCTTATCAGCACCCTCTTCAATCTTCTTATTTACAAGAATATTAATAGGGTCAAACATTGGAATATCTTTTACATCAACAACAGTTGTCTGACCGTTTACAATTGAGATTGGATATACCTTACTGTTTAACTTATAGCCATAAGGAGCTTTAGTTTCTTTAGCATAGTATGTTCCAGCTTTTAGACTAATCTCTGTACTTGAACCATTAGCGTCAGTTGTAACTGTGCCTCTTGCATCTGTACAAGCTTCGTCACCGTAGAATGTATATTCTGCACCAGCTAATGTGTAGAGTGGGCAGTTCTTTAATAGCTCACTCTCTTCTGGCTTAGCGTTAGCTTTCTGCACTTTACCTTTTCCACCTGCTTGGTATGTTACCTTATAAATGCCTACACCAGCTTGTGTATAAGCTGTTGGTGAAATGAATGAGCATAGTAGTGTATTTCCACTCTTACCAAGAATTCTTACTCTTAGTCCTGGGTCTACTGTTGCAGGGTTATTTGCTCCTGGAGCATACTCAAGGTCTGAGCTTACACCGATATGTGAACAGATTAATGAGAATGTAGGTGACGCTGGAATCTTTACATCGCCAACTGTCTGCGCTACAATTTGTGATGTTCTTGTTGAGTCACTGTGCATTGCGTCTAAGTCATCGAGCTTAGGGTCTCTTAGTCCTAGAGCAACTTCTGCTGGATAGATGTACTTAGACTGATAACCAGCTTCCTGCCAAGCTGTTGAATTACCATAATGATAACCTGTTATATCTGCTGTGTCGTATCCATGGTAATCGTTTACTGCATTAATCTTTAGTACTTCGTTTACCTGAGGTTCGTGTCCGAATTCCCAAGTTCCTGGTAGTGTCATTACAGGTGATGTGTACCAAGCTGGAGCGTCTGGCTTAACTAGGATTGCTTCGTTTGATAGTTCAATCTCTACTTTGTTGATTGACGCTGGCACACCGTTGATAATGATTGTTGAGTCTTTAATAGCCCAAGCTTTCATATCGTTTACTACTTCTTTACCGTTAATCTTGATAGATTTAACTGAGTAGTAATCTAGCTCTGTGCCGTCTTTAGTAATCTTGAACTGTACAACATTACTTTCTGGCTTTGATGTAACTACTAGATTTTCAACGAAATTACCCTCTACTCCATTGTTCTTTACTGATACTTCTGTCTTAGCAACAGATTCGTCAGTTGTTGTATAAAGTAGCTGGATACGTGTATCGTTGTTTGTGTCATATTTCTTAGGCACATAAACTACACCGTTGTCATATACTACATCTTTTCTAAGCTCTGCCTTTGTGTTATTCTTAGCTGCAAGTGCCTGCACAAACTTAGCGTCTGTTACCTGTGGCTGAGCGTATGCTACGTAGTAATCTGAATTCTTGTCTACGTCATAAAGAGCAACAGTTGAATAACCTGCACTCTTAAACTTATCAATGTTCTGTGCTGCCCATAGGTCATCAAGTGATGTTGTACCCTCTGTAGCTAATGTAGGTGCGATTGTCATTGAACCAACTGTTTTAAAAGATTTTACATTAGCGTAATTTGCACTAACATTTTCTTTTAAATACTGCTCTGTCGATGTTGTAGCAACTACTTCTTCAGATTTTGAAGGCATGAGTGTTACATCATCACCGCCAGTTTCATTTTCTTCTGATGCTGGCTGCTCTGCTGGAGTATTAGTAACCTCTTCAGGCTGCTTTTCCTCTTCAGTTGCATTCTCAGTTGACTTTGATTTAAATGTAGCTTTAATCACAGTATCTTCTGTAGCTGTAACCTCTGCTTTATTATCTTTTACCTCAACCTGAGATGTTTCTCCACTTGTAGTCTTAGCCTCAAGCTTTTCGAGTTCATAACCGTCATTAGCTTTTACTTCTAATTCTACCTTTTCGTCTTTGTTGACTAGCTTGCTTTCTTCTTCAGTGACTTTTTCACCGTCATAAAACTTTACAGAGCCGTTGTCAGATTTTTCAATTCTGACTTCTGTCTGGTCTTCTAGCTTTAGCGGACTGGCTTTTTGTCCTTCAGCAGCGTATGCAACGCCGGCGAAAGAACTTACAACCATTGTCATAGCTGTCGCTAAAGCAAGTAGTCTGCTCTTAGTCTTTCTCTTCATTAAATGTTTCCTTTCTTATATAAAAATAAAGGCGCACGAATGTGCGCCTAGTTTAAAACTATTTTTAGTATTCCCAGTGTCCTTCTTCAGGGTGATTGATTGTCTGTGTATCAGTTCTGATAAGCTTTTCTTCTAGATTGCTTGCATAACCAGTAGTAACGTATTTGCTTCTATCAAAATTATCCATAGCTGCACAAGCTTCATCATACGAATAATAATTGCCAATATACTCTGTAGACTTATCTGATTTTACACCGTATACCTTATAGACGTATACGTAATCATATACTGGAACCTGCTTAGTTTCTGTCCAAGCTGCTCTGTCAACTACCCATCTAGGTGTCTTTGTAGCTGGCTTGCTAGTGTTTGTTGATGGCTTAGCAGCTGGCTTATTAGCTGCTGGCTTGCTTGTTGTATTTCCTGTAGACTTGCTTGGCTTATTAACAGTTTCTTCCTTAATAGCTGGAGATTCTGTCTTATCAGTAGACTTAACTTCTTCTTCCTGCTTAACTTCTTCCTTAGCAGTTTCTGTTTTCTTTGTATCTTCTTTCTTAACTGCTTTCTTCTTTGTCTCAACCTTAATAATCTTCTTATCAGCAACCTTAGGCGTTTCTGTCTTTGTAGCTGTAATTCCAACAATGATTAGTGCAGTAATTAGTATAACTGCAATTGCTGTTGTTATTGTCTTTACCTTATGCTCTGCTACATAATTCTTTATGTTCTTAAAAAAATTCTTCATTTATTTTCTCCTTAGTGTTTACATCTTACGTTTTTGTGATTTGTTTATTTTTATGTATCATATCATAAACAAATGAGTTTGTAAACATCTTTTTGAAAATATTTTACACTTTTTTTTTATTTTTGTTGTTTACAAAAGAAGAATCTGCTCTTTTTATTTAGTTGTACTTCTTTAGTACAACTCTTTTACTTCTTTAAGTATGTCTTCGAAATCATCATACCTACTTGATTTTCTGCTTTCCTCTAGGTATTCACATAGCGAATCAAACCACTGTGATATGTCTTTTGTAAAATTGTCACGAACGTGATATAAATAACTATCAAGCGCCATATCACTAAGTAACTCTGTCTTTTCAACAGGTATAGCGTAAAACTCATCGTTATCAATCATATGCGCAATAAGCACTTCATACGCGTCAGCATCTGTCTCTGTCTCTAATGCTTTCTGTATTCCGTAACCTTGCTCATACGTCGCTATTCTTACATCTGGGCTTTCGTGATTTACAAGCTCTTCAAGCCAATTGCCATTTTCAGCTGCCTCTATAAGCACGCCAGTTTGAGAAGTATGTTTTAGTTTATCATAACCATAACCCATTTCAGCAGCTGCGTATAAACTTTCTAGAGTTGCGTCATACTCATCAAAATATGCATCTATTGAACCATACATATCTTTTGCAGGTCTATCTCCTACTCTTACAAAGAATTCATCTCTAGTTTCACCATCTTCTTGTATAGTTATTATGCCTACTTCTGACGCAAGCTGCATATCTTCTTCGCTTTCAACGTATCCATAACAATATTTAGGATTGTCATTCATTTGAAATAGTCTCACGCTGCACCTCTTTTTAGTTAGTTGTACTTCTTTCTTATATCTTGAATGTATTTACTATAAATCTCTGAATCTAGCAATACTTCAAGCTCATTCAACTTATCAAAATCTTCTTTTGTCGTGAATTTGCAGTGCTTATTGATGAGATGTATATAACTATCGATGTTATAGCTTTCAAGCTTATGCACTACAGGCGCTGCAATCCAGTAGAATTCGTCTCTATCTACCATAGCATTTATCAAGTCAGGTAGTACTTGAGTCGATGTTTCATTCTCTGCATACCAGTCTAGTCTATGCCCTCTTCCTATGATAATCTTTTTAATTTGTATATCATCATCTTGCATTAGCTTATCTAGTGTGTTGTCTTCAGCATAGAGCGCAACTTCTCTTCTAACTCTTTCGTCTTTGTCTTCTGCAAGTACATCAAGCTTATATCTATTTTTTACTACTCCGAGACGTACAAATACCTCTGGGTCATTGATTAGAGTATTTAAACCATATCCTCTTGACGCAACAGCAAATCTCACTGCTGGACTTTCATCTTTAACTAGAATATCTAAATAATGACCTTGTCTAGCTACTTCTGCTCTTACAGCAGGATTGTCGTTATTCACTAATAATTCAGCACCATAGTCCCAGCATTCAAGTAGTTTAGCGAGTACTTCTACATATTCACAGAAAACTAGCTTTTCTTTTGCATAGCCTAACTCAGCGTAAGATAGTAAATCAGTCGCCTTATTATCTAAAAATCTAGTGTCTAATACTTCATCAGAGCCGTATGTCAAACTACCTGGTCTATCGTTTATTCTTGTAAAGAAATCTTCTCTGGACTCGTTTTCCATCTGCATAGCTTGTAAACCGCATTTATCAGCCATTGCCATATCTTCGTCGCATTCTTGATAACCAAACTTATAATGACACTCTGGCATATAAATTAAGTGCATTATATTTTACCTCCTAGATTTTTGATTACATACTCTTCAGCTAAAGTTCTCACTAACTGGCTTTTATCATATAAAAGAATATCAAGTCCATAACCGTGTTTAGCAACTTCAGCTCTAACTAAATCACTTTCGTCATTTACGAGTATGTCTAGTCTATGACCCTGTCTTGCAACTGATGCGCGAATCTGGCAATTACTGTCATATAAGAATATATCTAGCTTTTTGCCCTCATCTACCATAAACTGTCTTATTGCCATGTCTTTGTCGTGTGCAAGAATATCAAGACCGTAACCGTAGTTCATTACTGCTACTCTTACTTTGAATTCTTCATCGTATACTAAGAATTCTACTCCTGCACCTTGCGCTGCAGCGTACATTCTTGTAGTAACATTACGGGAATAAGGCAATTTATCTAAAGCATAACCTAAGCTATCTTTATCACCAATCTGCACTTCTGTCATTAAGTATTCGTCTAGCTCTTCATTAAAACCATATTGAGTAGGCTCTGGCATACAGCCTACTCTATTAAAGAATTCTTCTCTTGTTTCTTCTGCTTGCTGCTCTGCAAGTATGCCAACATCAGCAGCTAGCTCTACATCTTCTTCAAATTCTCTATATCCCCAACGATACTTAGGATTGTCGTTTAAATAAAATAACGTCATTTAAACTTTCTTCTTTCTTTTTATTTAGTTGTACTTCTTTTAATTCTGAGAATCTACTATCGACTCCATAATTCTCTTTGTGTTTATATAATCTTCAGCAATTCTGTCACAGTCGTCATAGTATGTAACTGAAGCACCAGGGTGTGAGAAGAATGACTTGTCATACGACCACCTGTCATTCACTGGGCAAGCTGATGGTAGTCTGTATAGCTTTACGCCATTACCAATAGTTGCAGCGAATGTGCTATGCAAGTGTCCCATTATTACTTCAATATTTGTAGCGTCACTTACTTTCACTCTAGCATTCTGCTCTACAAAAGGCAAATTACCTACTCTTGCTGACTCTTTATCACCATGTGTTAATATGATAATATTAGTGCCGTGTGTGATTACGTGTCTAGGCTTTGGTGATATATCTATGTTTACTGAGTCAAGACTAGAAAATCTAGCATCTAGCCAAGCTGTAAGATAAAAACCAGTCTGCTCATCATGATTACCTCTTACATAGTAATATTCTACTGGAGCTATTTTTGAAAACTCTTTACAAGCATACTCTAACAAACCTGTAGCAGTAATGAATGCGTGCTGCCAAGTAACATCATCGTCCTGTGGTGTACCTGCTGTGGTTGTAGCATTCTTTGTATCTGAGTTTAAGAAATCTCCTGCAAGATTAAGAATTATTCTAGTAACCTTTCTTGCTTTCATATTCTTAACCATCTTGTCAACTATACACATAAATACATTTTTCGCTGTTTCTAAATCGTAATCTACTCCGTTTGTAACTGAGCCGTCTACGAATCTGTTTAAATGAAAATCAGCAATGTTTGCGATTGCTAGTACTTCACCTTCGCTGTCGTCTACTTTTAGAGGTACTCTCTCTAGCTTGATAGGCTTAGTGTTTGTACGTATACTTGCAATAGCATTGTTAATATCTTCTTTCTTATCAAGAACATACGTAATCTTTGCTGTTTTAGTAGTTCTTGTATGTGCTGTAACTATCGCATTTTCTGGAATGCTATCTAATAGTTCCTGTTCTTGCTCTAATGGCTTTGTTATTGAAATTACTTTCTTACTTGTGTTTGTGTTCTGCCAACTCACTTGATTAACGTCCTTTCATCACTTACTAAATAAAGTAAGTTTCTACAATGTCTTTTAAATCATAAAAATCTAATTCGTGATAATATCCTTGAGTAGATGGTATATCTTCTACAACAGTATTACCACATTTGATATATAATCTATCTGTTCTTAGCTTTTGCTCGTTTCTATCATACTCAAATAACATATAATTACCTGCAGCAAGATAAGTTTCAACTACATACGGTTCGTGTAACCCGTTATACTTAGCAACTAATGAGTACTTTTCATCTATATTGTATCTTAAATCTATACGTACGTATCTGGCAACATACTCACCTTGCTGTATGTCTACTGAAGCATAAACATCTACTTTGCTTGTTCGTGAAGTATCTACTGCACCTATCGGTAATGAAATTGTATTCTTAACTTTAAAACAATTCACATCCCAATATACATTATCTAAAATAGTGTATACAACATCTTTATTTTTAATCTTTATAGGGAATTTTGCATTTAACGCGTTTAAGTATAACTTGTCTCCTTCTAATGAAAAATCTTTTATGCGTAACTCGTATAAATCAGGTAATGTTTTACCTGCAAACGCTACTTCACTAAAATAATCATAGAAGAATTCGTCTTTTGAAATTGCACTAGATATGTATTCTTCATATGCATGCATTAGTCCAGTAAAACCTGTAATAATCGCCGCCGCGTAGTAGTTTATAAACTTCTCTATATTTCTTATAGCTTGAATATTTACTTTACTGTCTTTATCTTTGTATTGTTGTATTTTATCTATATACTTCTGTGAGCAATCGTCGTTCTGGAATTTTCTGTCGCGTCCTGCTATAAACTCTTTTACTTCATATAAAAATTCTACGCTGTCCTGTAACATCTACATCACCCCTAATAATAGTACACTGGCTTATATTTATGCTTTCTATCTGATAATAAATCTACTAACTTATACTTACCGTCTTTCTGCTTTTCTTCACACCAAGCGTGATATTCATTATCTCTGTAACCGTAAACCATTCTGCATTCTATGTTGTTCATTCTACAAAAAGCGCAGTATAAGGCAGCATAATCTACACATATACCGTATTTTCTTTTTACTACATCTTCTAAGTTAGGGATATAATCTTCTTCTTCGTAGGTTTCTGTTGAGTAATCTAAGTCTTTTACAAACTTTGTAATCTCTTCTTTACTATTCAAATTGTATTTATATAACTTATTGTAGTTTATCATAGTAGAAGATGCGGTTAACTTCATATTTGCTATTATCTTCTGAGAGTATAGTTCATTACCTAAAACATCAACTACTTTTATGTTATATTCACCTTGCCCATCAGGTAATGTCACTCTGTATACACTCTTGCCAATAGGGTATACACTAATAATCTTATTATCTTTTTCTACTATTACTCTTGAACCTTTTTCTACTTTTACTTCAATTATATCTCTTAGTTCAGTAATACGACAACCAGAGTGCTGTTGCGCCTGTAAGTATTCGTTATACATCGGCAAAGCTAATGTAATTATATCCACGTTTCCTCTAATAGCTCTTCAGCTGTTTTATTCGTTGTATCATAATCAGGCAATATAATTACTGAATCTTGCGTAGCGATAAATCTGCCTGCTCTTAATCTATCTGCAATAGCATTTTGTTTTTTACTGCTTTTTGCTTTCTCATAAATCGCAAGCCATTTTTCTTTAAACTCTAAATCTGTACCACTCATTGCAAATATATCGTCTGTTGTATTCTCTTTTATTTCTACTGGCGTCTGTATAACTTTCTCTTCTTGTATTTCTTCTTTTATCTCTGCTTTTTGTATTTCTTCTTGTACAACTTCTTGTACTTTTTCTTCTACTGGCTTTTCTGCACTGCGTAAGTTTAGCTTTAGCGTACTAACTGTCCTTGGCTGTTCAGGTTTAGGGGGAATTACTTTCGTATTATTCTCATTTATCACCTCAACATCAATATTATCAGGAGGAATTACTTTCACATTCTGCGATGTTTCAGGACTGTATACTGTGCCAGCGTCGTCTTGCTCCTGTAGATTCTTTATAAAATTCTGCAATGACATTCTTTTAGTCCTCTTCTTGATTAAGACGCTGCATATCGCAGCGCCTCTCTATGGAATTATTTCTTGTGTAGATTTATCTACTACATTTACACCCTTTTCAGAGATTTTCTGCGCCTTTTCACCTAATGCACTCCACTGAGTTGCAAATAAGAATATTACACCAATTGCGATTAGTAGTACTAGTCCAGTTTTGATAATACCACCAAGTGATGCGTTACCACCACCGCCACCGCTACCTTTTACGTATGATACAATGTCTTTTGCAATCTTAATGATAGCAATAAGTGCAACTATACCACCTGCAAGTACAGCAGCGAATGATAGTAAGTTTCCTACAATCGATGTCGCAGCAGCGCTAGAAGGTGCTAAAGGTGTAGCTAACATATAGTTCATTATGTTTTCCTCCTTATAGTTTAGTTTCAATATAATTTATAATGATTGCAACTTGCTCAGAGCTAAAATTATACAGCTCTATTTTGCTTTGCTTTAATTTATTCAGCAAGTCTTTTGCTAAAACGTCCATGATTGTTGTAGGCGTATCATTCATTTCCTCTTCCTCATCTTTTTCTTCAACTTTAGTTCTGCTGTACAGCGCTTGTTTTGATTCATCTGACATACCATCTAGAAATGAATCATTATCATATTGCTCTGACGAGCGTATCTGCTCTTCTAATGGCGTGATTAAAATCTCATCATCAGATAATGCAAGCGCCTCTAATTTTGCTTTTGCCATTGACTACTCCTTTTCATTGGGTTTTTGCAAGTTTAATTTAAAACTTGACTTCTTTTGCTCAACGAACTCTTTTTCATCTTCGTCAGGTATGCCAAGTAAACTCATATTAAGTCGCTGTGTCTGTACTTGTTGTTGTAAAATAAGGTTTTTCTTCTTATACTCCTCATTCTCTTTTTGAAGACTGCTTGCAGTGTTCATTAGTTGCTCTACTTGTGTTTCTAATGTCTTTAATGCATTATCAACATCAGGTGGATAACATCCGTAAGGGTTAGACACTCTGATATTATATTTCTTAATTATTTCAGTAATGTCTTCTTTCTTTCTGCTGTCAGTCTTATTTCTCTTCAGTATGTTCTTCATAAAACTCCTCATAAGTTCCTGTACTATAATTGTACTTCAAAGGAATTATTCTGTCAGCTCTTATAATCTTATTAAATACTGTCTTGCCAGATTTTGCTTTATACTGTTCAGAATCAATTTTGCCATAAATTCTAACAAGATTAAAATCTACAAGAGTATTCTTCAACGTATCATCAATCTCACCTGCGTAGATAACCTTGATGTATGTGTGTCTGTTTTTCTCTGAGCCATCTATTAATGTAAACGTTCCAGTGCGTATCGCCGCATTAAACGTAGCAAGCTCTGAGAAGATGTGTATTTCTTTTTGTATTCTTGCGTCAATTACTATTTCGTTTCTCATACTTACCAAATCACATTCTTTTCGTACTCTTTTATTAACTCATTAAACTTGTCATAATACGAATCTTTTTCGTCTATATAAAACACATTGTCTGGAGATATTTCTTCAGCACTTAAGTAACGTATATTTTCATCTTTAAACTCATTCTGAATTTTTTCTACGCAGTCAGTATAGCTGTTGCCATTTACAATAGCAAGATAATTCATATCATCAAAACCGTCATACGCTACAGTAATGCGTACTTTATATAACATTAGTAATTCTTTCCTTTCTAAAGTAGTGAAGCAGAGCAGTTAATTCTGCTCTGCTAGTTATGTTTAAGCTTTCGCTCTTTTTCTCAATGCAATAGCAAACGCACTTGCGAACATTGCGAACGCGTATACAGCTACGCTTGAGTTTACTCCTGTGTTTGGAGTTGTTGCAGGCTTATCAAGCTTTGTTGTTACTTCAGCTGTTGTTGGAGGTAGTTCTCCTAGCTTTAGTGTAGCAATATTCTTGAATGTGCCATACTCAGTAATCTTAGCTCTGTAGGTGATTGTAAAATCTTTATTCATACGCGCCATACCTACTGTAAATTTATTGTCTTTTACATCAACAGTAAACTTATCTTCAGTATTTACTTTTACTGAGTCTTTGTCAAGCTCTAGTCCCTTTGGCAGTGTATCTGTTACATTAACATCATTGATAAATCTTGACTGTTTTGTGATGTTAAGCTTATACTCAACATAATCGCCAATCTTATTGAACTGACTTGCATTTGTAATCTCTTTTGCGATAAATGCTACAGGCTCATTTTCAATCTTTGTGATTGTAGCACTCTTCTGAGGAGTCTTATCTGCAGAATTATCGTGAGTTAGAGTTGCCTCATTAAGTACAGTATCATTAAACTTAGCCTTATCAGTCTTCATTGAGTATGTAATCGTTACATCTTCTGTCATTTCAGGTACTGTAAGCTTAAAGCCAACAATCTTGCCAGCTTTCTTTTCGAAGTCTAGAGTATAACTACCCTTTTCAAGACCGTTAACCTTAAATGTATCTTCTACTAATTCAGCATTAGCCGGTAGTGTATCAGCAATAACAGCATTTATAGCTTTATCAGCCACTGTCTTATCTTTTACAATACTTGCTTTAACTGCGTAATTTAATACTTCTGATTTTATGATTTGTGCCTTATCAACTGTCTTTTCGATATTCAATCTAGCTGGTAGTACATTTACTACTGCTGATGAAGTCTTAGGGAATTCCATAAAATCTTTATCAATTACTGATGCTGTATTCTCAAGAGCTCCTGTTAGAGCAGTAACTTCAGCTTTGTATGTAATCTTTAAGCCATCACTTAATGTAGGCACTTCAACCTTAATCTCTCTAGTGCTTTCGTCATAGCTTACGATTGCATTCGCATCACTTGCTTTTGCATCGCCTACAAGCTTTATACCTTCTGGTAGTTTATCTTTTATTACGACACCTTTTGCTGTTGTACCTGCAACTTTATTCTTAACTTCTACTGTATAGTCAAGCTTGTCACCAACTACAGCTGAGTTATTAGCTCTTGTTGTAATAACAGTCTTTACAATGTCTAAGTCAGGAATAATTGAGTTTATCTTCTCATTAGTTGTAACAATGCTAGGGTTATTCTCAGATGTAACTGAAACAGTGTTATTTAACTCTGTTGAGTTTCTAGCATCTGTCTTTACCTTAGCGTCGTACTTAACAATGATTGAGTCTTTCTCTGCATCTGTTATCTGCTTGAACACAATCTTAAAACCTTTTTCGTTTGCTTCTTCAATCGCGTAGTTATCAGCTGATGTGCCCTCTACTACAATTGAGTCTTTGACTAATTCTACTTTATCAGTATCAAGTGTGTCTTTTAAAATAACATTCTTAGCAACAGTTGTAACGTCACCTGAAATCTGTTTTACATTTACTGTGTAATGCGCTAGCTCTCCTGCTTGAACATCTTTCTGCTCTGCAGTCTTACTTAGCTGGAATTCAGGTATCTTTGAAAAGCTTACAACAATCTTATGATTATCTTGTACTTTTTCAAATACATGAGAATTAGGTGTTGTAGGTGTAACTACTGTACCGTCAACAATTACTTTTCTTAGTTCATATCCCTTAGCAGGTTCGAATGTAACTGTTTTATCATCATTGTACTCTACTACTGAAGGTTCGTCGATTCTTCCACCAACTCCGCCTTCTATTTCTGTAACAATGTTATATTTCTTCTTTGAGAACTGTGCATCAATTACGTGGTCTTCTGATACTTTCTCAAATGTAAACTCTGTTATAAACTTAGTAAAATCTTCTATGATTTTGCCGTCAACAGTAAGCTTAGTTAGTTCATAACCGTTGTTTGGAGTGTAATTTACTACAATGTCACTACCACTTTCTACTATTGAAGATGGTGTGATGGTACCGTTAACTGCACTAGTTGTAATGCTATGCTTGATAGGTACATCTACTTCAGGTACTCTAGGGTGAGTAGCTAATGCATTTGTAATTTTATTACCCTTTTTAAAACCTTCAGGCTTTATCTTTGTATCAAACTCAACCTTGAATGTTGATGCCTCTGTAGTAGAGTTCTTTAGATTAAATGATAGTAAATCTTTTGTCTTGCTTACTAACTCTACTTTTGCACCTTCTCCAGTTGCGCTTGTCTTTACTGAATCTTCAACAAGCTCTAGGTTATACTCTTTTAGCTTATCTTCTACTAGCTCTGCTCTTTCCTTAGCGCCTATCTCTTCACTTGATGCCTCAATTACCCAATGCGCATAAGGGTACTTAGGGTCAATGTAATTAGTGTCAGATGTCTTTGTCACGTTAAATGTAGCAATAGGTGAGAATCTAGCTGTGATTGTTAAATCTTCTGTTAGTACAATATGATTTAAATCTTCATCTGTAAGCTTATCACTTGGTGTGAATGTTCTACCATCGTCTGTCTTTACATTCTTATCAACAACGTAACTATTAAACTCATAATTACTATCAACAGTGTATGTAGGGTTAGAGATAGTGTAGCCCTTGAAATAAGCATTTACTTCTTGGCTAGTTATTTTACTATTTCCATTACCATCTGTCTTGTACGTTACATTTGCCTTAGGCAGGAAGAATGATACGCCCCAACCTGATGCCCGACCGTGTAGCGTTACAGGCAACTCACCTGACTGGATTGTCTTATTAGTTATCCAGAACGCTGAGTCTGGTCTCATCAGGCCGTCTACTCCACCAATGACACAGTTCTTCTCTGAACTTGCATAAAGTGATGTACTTGAGCTACCATTCAATAAAACATCTGTTGTAACATCAATCTTTGTCTTATCAAATGCCCAACCCTCTTGTACGTCTATGTCTTCAGCTTTTACTGCTAGATAAGGGTTATTAAATCTCTGTACTGTGCCGTCTTCATTAGTGTGAATAATAGTGAACTTTACAGTAGTTTCCATTTCACCTGACTGATTAGGTGAAATTCCTCTTGTATTATCCCAAGCGTCGCTATCATTCTGCATACCAATCTCTTTTCTTGAGTTAGCAGCAAACAGCATAAAACCACATTTATCCGTCTTAGCAACAAACTTATAGACGTCAGCTTGTACGTCGTATAGTTTACCATTAATGCTCATAGCATTTTTATAGATAAAACGTAGTTCACCTTCACCATAAGTAGTTGTACCCTGTGGCACTTTTATATGCCAACCTGTATCAGTAGTTCTACCAACGATATTTGTCATTTTTGTAAACTGTAGACTTGTATTAGTAGATTTATTTTCTACTGTAGCGTTAGCGTCACTGTTTACTTTGAAATAGCCATCAAATCTGTTACCAGCGTAATTGATGATATTATCAGCTTTTGTATGCGTTGCAGGGTTTGTATCAATAGCAAACTCACTACTTCCTCCACCAATCGCAAAAGCTGAACCTGCATTGCCGAGCATAAATACGCCCACTGTTGCGAATGCAAGCAACTTTTTAAAACCTTTCTTTAAATTCATACTCTCTCTCTCTAAATTAACTAGTCTTGAAAACTAAAGTCTTCAATCTGCTCAAGTTGTTTCACTACCTCTGGTCTATCAAATATAATATCCCAGTTCTGATACCAGTGCATTTGCTCAATCTCATCTTCGATAATACCGAACTCTGCGCATACCGGCACATATTTAGTAAACCATTCTTTGATTGTAGCATTTACCATTGTTGACTTAGGATTCATTTTTGCTATTGACACAAAGCATTTATTCAATAAGTCTTTATCAGGCTTAAATGAAGCAACGCGCGCGTCACCTGCAAATATCTGTAACTGTTTGTATACTGACTTTACTGAGTTTATGCTTGTATTACTAGGTATAATAACCTTATCTACAGCGTTTAATATTGTTGTTGCTACAATATTATCATAAAACTCAGGCATAGTGTCAATAACTATAAAGTCATAGTGCTCACTCAAATGTTTCAATAAGCATATCCAGAAATCTCTGTTGTCATTAATCTCTTCAATTGGCAAGCTTGGCGGTAAGTAAAAGTCTACGTTCTGTGCAAAGCTAGGTTTAGCTGCAGCGCATTTCTTTAAGTTTTCAAACTCAGTCTCTCCTGCAAGATAAGTCTTATAGTACGCTGCAATAGACTTATGCGGCATAGACGCGATGATTGAGACTTGAGGGTCGTATACGTCTAAGTCTAGACAAGCTACTCTAGCCGTAGGGTGAGTCTTTGCGTAGTGATACACTGTCATTAGTGCTGTTGTGCTCTTTGAACTACCACCTTTCGCTGAATAAAATGCTAGTATTTTTGCGTCCGCATCAGCATTATCTGTAGTGCTTACGTCATCTACATTTTCTATTAAGCTTGCAAGATTAGCAAAATCTTCTACTCCGCTCTTTTTATTTAGTTGTACTTCTTTTTGTTCAACCACTGGAGCTACTACTTCAGGCTCAGGTTTAGGTATTTCTACCACCTTAGGCTCTTCATCAACGATTACTTGCTCTTCTATTTCTTCAACAGGAGCAGGTTCTTCTTTTGCTTTCTTCTTATCGTCTTCGTATTTATATACATTTACTGGGCTTTTCATATAGCTTAATTCTATATCTTGATTATCAAACTTGTAGTATTCTACTTGAATATCACTATCAAGCTCGTATGCTCTTAAAGCTTCGTATAATGTTTCATCTAATACTCCGATATTCAAGCATAGCACGTCATCGTCGCCTATGGATAAACCTTCTTCGCTATTAGCAGCTTTTTGCACAAATTCATCACGTGTCCATACCTCTTTATCGAAATTTTGCATTTCTTTAGGTATGCGCTTATCATTTGTAACAATTAGATACATATAATCTGCGTTCCTTTCTTATTTTAGTATTTCGTTCTTATAGCGTACTGCTCTCTGCTTTATTCTATTAGCTTTCTGTGAAATCTTCGCTGGTGATGTTGCAAGCACATTAAATGCTATGAACACATATAGCACTGAGAAGATTACACCTTTACTAATAAGCGTTGTATACAGTATTACTAAAATGTAAATTTTGATACACGCAAGTAGATAACCTAATGCGTTCTCTTTTAAATTATTAAATACCTCTGATATTTTACCGCTCTCTCTAAACAACTCTATTATCGCGTAATACACAAATTGTACTCCGAAAAATAATATCTTCATTAATCTAGATAGTTTAGCGAATATCAATGGTAGGAAAAACCCTAACATTAGAACATTCCACACCATCACTGATGTGTATTTTATGTAATGCTGTTCTAATTTCTTTGCGCCAGTATAATTAAATACTTCTTTTCCATCAGAATATATCTGAGGTGAAATATCCATCTGCGCGTCTATAACTCTGAATGTATCAGCGTTTATACTTGCATTCCTTGCTGTTGTTTTGGCAAATGGGAATGCATAACTCTTTTCTTCTTTTTTATCTGTCTCTTCTTCTTGCAACTGCATACTTGCTACGTCATAGTCTTTATGGAATTTACTCTGACAAGAATATAAGTATGCTGCCCAGTTTCTAACTAAGTTTCCGTCACCTACAGGCACGTATACATCTCCTGTATATTTTGCACTGTTATATGCATACTGCCCTGACTTTATATTTTTTATACCCTCTTCAGTTAAATAACTTTGTTTCATTTTATTTGGCTTATCAGAGTACTGTGTATATAAGTTTTCGTATTTATCACCGAATACAGCTTGACACCAAGGTTCAAATATTGATGTTTTCCATAGCGCTGCTGCGACAGTGTTTGTACTATCATCACTACCTATTACGTCGTCACCTTCATATGCTTTTGACAATGTCTCAGCAAACATCTTATCTGTTATCGTAGCAAGAGATATAAAGCGTTTGTTTAGCTTATCGGGAGATTTTATAAACATAAATGCTCCACCGACAAGTATAATACCTATCAACGCTCTTGCAACGAACTGCTTAAATGCTCCTGTACCTTTTCTTATCGCTACTGCGTGTTTAAATAATGATAGAATTAAACCTACGACTGCAAGACTGATAAATACTATTACTATAGGTCTTATGCCTTTTACTATATCAGTGCTTAGTACACTATCTACGAATGATTGTACTTGTTGTAAAGGCTCTGGTCCTAGTAAGTAAGTAACTGAGTCTGTAAGTACTTTACATACATTTAATATAAACTCGCTTTGAGTATAAGCGAAACCTGTAAAATAACTAGATATTGAAGACACTCTAGGGTCTGAACTACCTTGCATTAAAGAGTCAGAGTTAAGCACAATAGGTCTACCACTATAAACGTGAGTAGATAAATATCTACCGTGACTATCATACATAATAGTATCACCTAAGTCTATATCACTTATTCTACCTTCTTGCATATAAGTAAATGCGTGGTCTAATAATGTTAGTGATGTTGTACTTTCACCTAAGTATCTATAATAGTGTATATCTGAGCCGAATAAATCATATAAGCTGTATTTATTCTTTGCTTCTGTTTTTCCTAGTAAGTCTGCTAGTACTTCTGAATTTGCAGCTTTCTGTCTCGCTAGCGCTGAACCATCGAAGTCAAATCTAAAGCCTGAATTCTGATTCATTATCAGAACTTTACTTGCAAGTTCGTGATATATGCTTACATCAGCTACGTCAGTTGTTGTATTGCCTGACGCCCCTTTATACGGCTTATCCATTAGTTTCATTACTTTTATGCCGTAGTTTATATCACCCTTTGAACCTTTAAACTTCTTATACCACTTATGCGCATTTGCTTGTCTTTTTCCTAGCTTATTACCTGGTACTCCTTCAAATACTCTTAACCAATCTTTTACGCATTCGTCTATTGATGCATTTTTATTTGCTATGTATGTATCAACTATCCACTTGCCGTGACCGTCTGTATAACCACTCTTGTCATCATCTTTAAAGAAATACGCAAGCTGATTATCCATTTCATACCAAGCAACCTTGTGATATTCACCATACGCCAGTAGCTTAGAAAATCTAGTTCCTGTAAACTGAGCTAAACCTACAGCTGGATAGTATTGACCGTCTGTGCCTTTATATGCACTCTTATCTACACGCAAACCGTTCTTAGCATACATAGGGAATAGTTTATTCTTAGTGTAATCTGCTAGTGTTTTTCTATTCTTCAGTATTTTTTGCTTTGTTTCAGTTAAGCCAGTTTCATATACACCCTCAAGCGCAGCAGGGTCTAAGTGTGATTCTTCTTCAAATACACCGATTACTGCCGCGGCTTGATTATCTGTCATACCCATTGCTTTACACACTGACCAAATTTTCAATGCGTTGTTATCTTTAAATGACAGACTAGGCGTATCTACTTTTGTATATTCAGTTGCAAAAGAAGGAATAACTAATGCTGTCATACATATCACTAACGCTAAGATTACTGACAGTAGTTTCTTCATGCTATTCCTCCTTCTTATTCTTTAGATATTCTTCATATTTCTCTATTGCAACTTGCATTGCGTATGTTAAGCGTGTACCATTCTCTTGTTCAGTCTTTAGTTTCTCAATAAACGGAGTATACATTCTGTCGTCAGAGTATCTTCTTTCGCCAGTTTTAGTGTATAGTTTATCGTACATTACATAGATATTGTCTAAGTCTTCGTCTGTAGCGTCGAAGTTAGTTGAACGCATTTCTTCTCGATATGCTTCACTAGCCATTCTTGACTTAATCTCACGCATCTTCTGCTTTAGATTGAAGATGTATACAATAGGTTTAACTGTAGCTGGGAATGTATCTTCATACTTAGTTTCCCAAGTAGTTAATATTTTATTGTATATATAGAAACACCCGAACACTGCTATCAATGCCATTAGACTATTCGTCATTTGCATTAGTAAGATTAACATAACAGTTGATATATAAGAGAGTATTATCATACCTAGTAAAGGACCGAAAGTAGTTGTGAGTATCTTTACCCAACCTTTAGTTCTATCTAATAGTATGCTTACAACAAAAATATAAAGCTTATACCAGAACCATATAAATATACAGAATTTAATTAACGATGTATAAAAATTAAAAACATTAATTAAAAATTTAGGTAGTAGATTTATAAAGCCTTTCTGATATTCTCCATTATAATAAGGGTTAGCTTTTACTTTTACTTGTACTCCTCGTTTATTATCTTTTGTTACAATCTCTTTTGTAATCTTAGGCGCCATAAAATGGTCAACGACTCTGTACGCATTGTTGTTTATTACTTTGCCGTTGTATACTTTGCCATCTGTATCTTTAAATGAATGAGAAATTGAGGTTGACTGCCCGTAGTAGCTAAAGGAATCAGCCAATAAAACAGAATATTGCTGTATCGGCTTATTAGCTATTTTTACATCTTTATAAGCGTTTAACTCTTGAGCATCTCTTTCTTTATCAATCTTTTGCGCATCACTGAATAAACCATATCCAGTATTAAACTGTCCCCAAACATCTAAATAAGGCAGATATTTAATAACTTCAGCTCTGCTTGCAGCATCATCACCAAATAATGATTTTATATCTTTATCTACTGTGTAAGTAGCACCTGTCTCACCTAAGTCAATAGCAGTAACTATAGGTTTCTTTATCACTTCCCAAGTTTTATCTGGCTTTACTGTCATCATTGTAACAAAGCCTATTTCAAGAAAAGCTATTAAACCTATGATTAGTATCTGCTTTAAAGGTTTACCGTTGCCCTTTAAAAAGCCAATCACAGCTCCTACTAATTTTATTAATGTATAAATTATGATTAAGAGCGTTATTAGTGTAACAACACCCGATTCCCAGAGTCTTGTTGGACTTAAACCTGCATCTTCAAAAAACTGAAAATTGCTTATCTGCTGGAAGAATACAGCCATTTCACATAATGTACCACTGACACTGAGTAGTGCTCTCTGTGGCATAATATAAATTGTTTTATTCTTACCTAAGTCTAAGCTTAAATTAGATACAGCGTAACCTGTGACGTGACTTTTAAATCTCTCTACTCTAGGGTCTATTATACCAAATGTTTCTCTATCAGCCTGCATCATCTGCTCTATGTCATAAGGCATTTCTCTTGCATCTGTCTGTGTCTTTAATGCAATTTTTACACCTTTAGCTTCAGCAGTCTGACGCATTAAACTTATCATATTCGTTACTACTTCTTGATAATAAGGTCCACAATAAGTCTGTAATTCTTGTAGTAGTATTCTAGCGTCATCTTCTGATAATTCTTTGTCTTTATGAGTATATTGTGCTGTCTTTTTGTATATGCCACTATATGCATATACGTTCATTACAGCCATTGATGTTTCATCTCCATATTTCTTTGATGTACAATTATCATTATCTGAAAAGATTAAGCACTGTGTATACGCTATCTTATCTTTAGGTAGATTTGCAGCGTCATTCTCTAGTTTTTCTTTGAATCTATCAGCATTCTTTACTGTTTCTTCATTTGCTTTCTGCTCATCAATAAGAGCTTTAGCTTTATTAGAGTACTCATCACTTGTAATGTTTGCTTTAGGGTTAAAAACTGTTAAACCTTGTATATTTGTTTCTGATACAAAATGAGGTTTAAGCTTCGAGTAGGTAGCATAAGTATTATCAGGCTTTTTGCCTACGTAACTCTTTATATCACCCTTAAACTCTTTTAAGTATTTCTTAAATGCTTTCTGTACTTCAGGGTATTGAAAAGCTTGTTCATCTGAGAGTTTAGCTAAGAATTCCGCTCTAGCCTCTGAGTTAGCGTTTAACTGTGCTTCTATACTATCAGCGTTAGTCTCTGCAGACTCTACTGCCTCTGTTGAAAAAGAACTATTTATCAGTGATTTTGCTGATTTAAATTCTTTTGTTGATATAGCTCTTTCAAAATATTCAAGATAGTATTTCTTAAAGAAATCTAACACATCTTGGTCATTGTCAGTATATGATTTATTATAATACAGTAGAGTTTTATACTCATCGCTATTAGGCGCTTTTACAAAACTTCCACCAAATAATGATTTTACACCTCTCCAGAACTTCTTTAGTACACCAGTAGGCGCTACTTCAGAAAAGTCCATTCTTATTCTAGGATATTCTCCCATATAAGGATAAGAAGGAATATGAAAACCATATTTTGTTATTACATTTTCATTTTCTGCCTCTTTACCTACTTTAACAATCCATTGATGTTCGTTTACATCATACGTAGTATCTGTGTACCCGTCTGAAATATCAGAAAGCGCTAAATTCTTAATGTATGTCTGAGAGTTAGGCGCATTATAATAACCTTTGATAAAATCTTTACCATCTTTATCTTTTGTCTCTTTGAATACTACAAATGTCTGTGTATTCATCAACCACTCAAAAGGTCTAGTTATGTCTGATATTTTTGTTTGGAATATATTATCTACTTTATTTTCATCAGATGCATAAAATGACTTATTTTTAGAATCTTGATAGTATGTCTCTACAGCAAATGTCTGTACTGCTGTACTTAAGAAGAGCATAGTAATAAATATAACAACGAATAATTGTTTTAGTATCTTATTTTTCATCTTTCAACTCTAGTGCTCTATCTATGCGCTCAAGTGCTGCTATTGTTTCTTTTTCAGCCTCATACTTTACGCTCATTATTTTCTGTAAATTCTGCGCAATCTCTCGAGCGACTAAAAAGTCAGTTTTGCTCATATCATTAAAATCGTAATTGTGTTTATTACTTAGATTTAAAAAGTTTTCATACGAAGTGCAAACTGCTATATCAAAGCATAGCTTATCTTCAACGTATGTCATATTAAATTCAATGAGCATTCTGCGTATTGCGTTTAAGTGTGTAAAAACACTTCGCGCTCTTACTTTATTCTGCATAATTCACCTCTATAGAAATGCTTCTACTATTGAATTTTCTGAATAACCATTTGTACTAGTCCAGTCATACTTCCACTGATTTTCACGTTCCTCTTCAAGAATAGTCATACCTGCAGCTGAAAAGAACTTCTTAGCATAATTAGCTTGACGCTTGTGTTCTTTATAATATACAAAAGCTACGTTATAACCTGTCCAGAATTTTATGCAATGTTTCATTAGCTTTAAAAAATCTGTTTTGCTAGTGACATACAAATAGTCAATCTTAACTACAGTGATATTATTCACTATAGCAAAATGAAAAGATATAAATGAGTCTTTGCGATAGAACGTATATCCTGAGATATTTATATTCTTATGGAAATTTATCCCGTGCTCTTCATTCATTCTTCTCTGTAACTGCTGTCTTGTAATATCCATCTTTAATTATTCCTTACTCTTTTCATCACGTTTTAATGGAAAAGCATTATAGTCTGATGGGTATCTGTCAACATCATCTACTACTGCGTAAATCTGCTTAACCATTGCATCGCCTGTTAATACGTCACTATAGTCTGTGTACATCTTAAACTGCTCACCATAGAAAAATTCTAGACAATCTTCTTTTAGTTTCTTACAGTTGCCTATCCTGTTAGCAACATTTTTACCTTGTCTTATCTTTCTTTCGCAAGTAAACAAATCATTGCAAGCTTGTATGATAATAGCTTGCTTTAGGTCTTCTAAACCTTTATCACTTATTATTTCAGCCATATTTTGTTTTACCTCATTAAAAAAAGCAGGTTTTATGCCTGCTTAATACCTTTCTAGTTGTAAACGTTCGTCGTGTGATACAACAACCCATTGGCTTGTATCTCTCCTTAATAGAGAATTTATAGCCAGTATATTGTCAGCGTCTATATTAGCGAATGCTTCGTCCATTATCAGTGGCATATCTTTTAAGAATAACTTTTTTATTGCTAATGTTAAAGCTAGCGCAATCAGAGTTTTTTCACCGTTAGATAATGTCTGTACTGCTAATCTTGATGATGTGTTTGTATGCACTGAATGTACATTTACTCTGTATACATTATCTTCTACTCTTAAATCAGAATATCTTGAACTAAAAGCCTTTAACTCTGCATTAGCGATTTGTGTAATTGCGTCTGAGTAGTATTTCTTAGCTTTTTCTATGTATTCTTTGATAATTCTTAAACACTCTTTTGCGTCATTATAATTCTGCTTATGCTTTAGAATATCTGATATTTTTGCAATGTCTGCTTTTAACTCAGAGCAATAATTTTCTTTCTTATTCAGAGTATCATACGCAGTCTTTGTATTTGCATCATATTCTTGCAGTATTTTACGCCAATCTATATTTTCGCTAAAATGTAAGTCGTCAAGCTGTTTTTTAAGCTGTAAGTATCTCACAGAAATAGCGTAATCTTCAAAATTATACTGAGCATCTTGTAATATCTTTTCTAAAGAATTTATTTTATTTATATCAATAGAATCATAGTTAATATGTATTGGCTTGAATTTACCGCCGCATACTACACATTCACATTTCTGCTCACTCTCTCTTAAAATAGAGTCAATTACATTTCTTGGATATCTTGCTAAAGGGTGTAATTCTGCAGCCTTATTCTTTTCTTTCTCAAGCTGCATTCTTTTATCATTAAAGAAATTATCCCATTGCTGTGCATTTCTTGCGCCATAAGAATGTAATCTTAAACAAGTTTCTCTATCATACTTACACTCAAGCTTGTCAAGAGTATTCTTTAACTCTGTAAATTTTTCGTAATTCTCTTTACATCTTCTTGCTTCATTCAGTGTAGAGTCTGATGTAAGAGTCTTTGACTTTAACTCTTCTTTTAATGTCTTTATTTCATTCTCTATCTTATCTAACTCTTCTTGCGTAGCGTTTTGATGAGATAGTGTTTTCTCTAGAGAAGAAATACTCTTCTGCGCAAATGTTCTCTCTGACTGAAACGCTTTGTTAAACGCAAGAGGTTCAGCGAAAGCTTCATTTAGTAAATCAACTAAACAATTAGTACTTAACACTTCTGAGTAGGCAAGTGAATTGCTATTCCATAAAATGTCGATGTTCTTAGGTACTACACTTCTAGCTATACTCTCATACTCAACCTTTGAACGCGCAGATAGTTCGCCATCAATATAGATATTAAATTTTGTAGACTTACCGAATGCTCTTTCAAATATATACTCTTTTGCGTTATGTGTGAAATACAACGTTATTTCACATTCTTTGTTTTTATCATTACGTAAATCATCAAAGCTTAGTCCATTAGGCTTTTTATCAAGCACACAAAAGATTATTGCCTCAATGAGTGAAGATTTACCTGTCCCGTTTGGCCAACGGAACAGGTTTACACCTCCATTAAATTCTACTGTCTTATTTTCAAAGCATTTCCAGTTCTTAATCTCAATCTTATTTATAATCATTTCTTAAAAACCAATGTCTAGTAGTTCGTCATAAGGCATCGCTTCGTACGATGGCGTCTGATTCTGCTGTTGAGGCTCAGGCGCAGGCGCTGTTGCAGGTTTCTGCTGAGCTGTCTGTGTTGCACCGCCATTTCCTGCTCTCATTAGCTCATATGAAAAACCTTTGATGTAAGTATACTGCACTGTCTTACCTTCTGCATTCTGATATTCGCGAACTCTTAGTGAACCAATCAAGAGAATTTTATCTCCCTTATGCACGTTTTCTGCAAAATGCTCTGCTGACTTACCTGTCATTTCAACTCTGAGCCAGTGTGCTACGTTTTCCTGTCCGTTGTACTGATTATTAGCTAGAGTAAAAGATACGCTTGCGAACTGTTCACCGCCGTTACCCTGAAAATACTTTAGCTCAGGTTCCTGTCCTACTCTACCTACTACTGTTACATTGTTAAAATCTGCCATAATTATTTTTCCTTTCTACATCTAGAGATTCGCAGTCTCTAGTATCACTTCACTTGTGTAAACTTATCACAAGCAGTTATATATAAGCTGTATGCTTCATCAGTAAATTCACTAGTGAAGAGGAGATAATCTCCTGTCTGTATCTCTGCTACTTTTATTTCTTCACCATCTTCATTTAATACTTTTGTGATTTTGCCCTTTATTGCGTTTTCTCTAATAAAGTCAATTGTCTTTTCTATTATGTCGTTTATGCTGTCACTTGCATAGTAATCTGCAAAGTAACTTTCAGAAACGTGACTTATTGCTGCTATATACATCAATCGCACCTCACATCCCAATTAAGAACTGTAATACCGTCTCTTCTATCGAATTTAACATTGATAATCTTGCGATGACCTTTAACTAAAGCGTCTATCTCCAGTGATTCGCCAGCTTCAAGAGCTTTTACTTCTTCGTCTGTGAATACATGCGTTGCAAACTGATAAGGCACTGCTTTTTCTGTAATTGCAAAACCATAGAATTCGTAACCGTCATTCTCTTGTCTTGTCAATGCACCTTTCATTCTCACATTATTACCCTTTTGAGATGTTGTTACAAATGAGATTGTTTCACCTCTTAGTAGTGCATTACATTCTTCATCTGTAAATCTGTATGAGCCGTAAGTTCTGTTGAACGCAATTCTTTTTCCTATTGTCTCAAATGTTCCTATGTACTGCTCTTTAGGCTGAGAAAATGCTCTTGTCTCATTGTATCTATCTGCAAGCTTATGAGCAAGCATAATAGCATTATCAAACTCATAGTTGAACATCATACCACAATTGAATAATGCGCAAGTCTTTGTGTAGATATGCACAGTACAACCGCCAATATTTTCATTATCGATAATCAGATATTTATCAATATTACTTTTGTCTTGTATCTGTGAGTCTGCTTCATATACTGCTACTTCAAATGCTTTTAGATGTTCTTTGTACTTTTCATCGTAAAAGAATGTAACACTGTTTACTTGATGTTCTTTTAATACTCTACGCATTTTGCCTCCTGCTCTTTTTATTTAGTTGTACTTCTTTATTCTATTATATTACAAATTAATGCACTTGTAAATATTTTTTAATAAAAAAAGGGAGTATAAAACTCCCTTTAAAAATTATTTATTCTTTCTTTTAAGAGAATATGTCATCGTGCCAGCAGCAAAACCGAATAGTAAACCATAAAGAAGAATGTTTGTATTATCTCCAGTATTAGGGATATTTCTAACAGGTTTCTTAACTGTTGTTTGTTCGCTCTGTTCAACCTTAGGAGTTTCAGTTTTCTTTGTTGTATTATTATCTGTTATTTCAGTTTTATTATCCTTTGAGATGTCAACCTTAGGAGTTTCAGGCTTCTTCTTATCTTCAGGTTTCTTAGTTTCGTCTTGTTTCTTAGACTCATCAGGTTTCTTCTTATCTTCTGGCTTTTTATTCTCGTCTGACTTAGGAGGTTCAGGCTTATTAATGTCTGTTTTGTTGTTTTCGTCTGGCTTAGGAGGCTCAGGTTTGTTGACGTCAGACTTGTTATTATTATCTTCTTTAGGAGGTACTTCAACCTTTGTATTCTTGATAGTAAGTACGCCACCATTGCTTGTTACACTGACTGTGTATACTTCATCAGTAGCTTTGTACCCCTCTGGAGCAGTTATCTCTGTAACATTATACTCACCAAGTTCTAGATTTTCAGATAGAGCAATTCCTTTTTCGTTAGATGTAAGCTCAAAGCTCTTATCACCTTTAGTTATCTTGAACTTTGCTCCAGCTAGTCCTTTGCCTGTTTCAGAGTCAACTTTTCTAATTCTCAACTTGCCGTTAATCTCTGTGTCTAAGCCGCCACCAGCAGCTTTATAGAGCCATACACCAGCAGTCTTACCTGGAGCAATAGCATCTGCTCTTAGTTCTGCTGAGTTATTCTGTATTGGGTCCTCATCGTTTACAGTTGTTGCATAAGATAGTAAGTAACCTTGAGTTCCAATCTCACCAAGCTCTAGTGTAAAAGATGTCTTATCATCGTTATACTTAACTTTGTTTGATATATCAATCTTTTCACCGTAGTCAGTAATGTTTCCATCAGGAGCAAAAGTAACTTTCTGTAGCTCAAATTCAGGTAAGTATGCACCGTTGCCTGATTTAATCTTATCAGTTATAACAACATTGTTAAGATTCTGGCCGCTCTTGTTGATTCTAATTCTCCAATCTGCTCTATCTTTACTCTTTGAAGGATTGGCCCACTTGCCAATTACTTCTGTTCCAGATACTGGCTTGTTAGGAGTAAACTTAACTGGCGGATAAATGTTATAACTATTTCTGTTATTATTGTTTAGTACAATTCTGATTGGTGTAACTTCATTAAGCTTAACCTTTTTACCATTACCCTTAGCGTAAAAGAATAAGTTTCCTTGTAGATTAGCTTTACCATTAACTTTTTCATTAAATTCTACATGAATAATTCCACCGCCTGATTCGCTAGGCTTAACTGCTGCGTGTGCGATTGCTTCGCCTTCACTATCATTCAGAGTAAAGTTATAGTCTGTAAATGCTGACGACAAGTCAATTTGTTCAGGAACATACATATCAAAGTAATCTCCAGTATGGATAGTATCATTGATTGTGTAATCTGCGAATAGTTTAAATGAACTACCGATTGATGTTTCTGTGATTGTCTCTCCTTTATCGTTTTGGAGTTCTAGTTTAGTGAGCTGTACATCTACTGCTTTGCCTTCATCAGCGAATGCGCCCATAGGTACTGCGACTAGTACTAGCATAATCATCGTTATAGTTGCAACGAATTTTTTTTTCATACAATTTCTCCTTGCTGTGTCTAAGTTGTAGCTTATATGATTATCGTATCATATAAATGTGAGTATGTAAACTTTAAATATCTCCTTTACACAAAATAATGTCGTAAATCTTGCTTTCATATAGTTTGCGTATGTTATTCAGCTTATTCATCTCAGTTTTAAACTCATCGTTGTCATTAACGATGCAATCTATTCCATCAGTGTAGTATACAGAGTATGTATTACCGAGCGTGTCTTCGAATAACAACACTGAGTCTATAAAGAAACATACACAGTAATTTATGTCGCATTTTTCTACACCTGCAATAAATTCTTCGTCGTCTTCATCAAAATTAATGAAGTGTCGCGAACCACTGTTGCAGCTCTCGATTAATTCTTCGAAATACCTCTTCTCTTTATCTTTAAGATTTTTTATCTTGTTATGTAAAGCGTTTGTATCTCTAATTTGTATTTTATACATTATTTATTCCTCAGTAATATGAACGCATAGTCGCCATGGACTAAATTATCAATAGCTTTTCTCATATTTTGTAACTACACTTGTGCGTTATATAGTTCGCCACTCATTATACTATTGTAAATTGTATTTTCATCAAAATCAACTGCTGAATTATTTATAATAAGCTGTTTATATGTTTCGTGCCCATCAACAAATACTTCAGCATAGTCGATGTTATTCTTTGCACATAGCTCTGTTACAGTGTATATTGCGTCAGATACATACGCAACTTTATTGATTTTACTTCTATACTCTTTAACAAATGTATCAATTGCTTCGTCATTTAAGCGTTCTAATTTTGTTAAGTCTCTAACAATAATATTCATTACTCTTCACCCTTATACACTACAATGTCGTAGTTATCTATCAATTCACCAATTTTTAATAAATCATTTAATGTATCTTTGAAATAGTCATAACCTCCTATGACACATGTGAATGCGTCACGAGGACAAGCATTTAAGTATATTTCATCACTACTTTTGAAAAATATAGTATCGTCGTCAAGATAATGAGTACATACACAAAAGCTTATACCAGCTGCTTTTAGCGCATTGCAAAATATTTCTTCATCTATGAAACCATCATAATCATAATTTATGCCGTCTTCTTCATTGCATTCATACGCACTGAGTAGTGTTTCAATTTCTATAAATGCGCGCGTATCTTCAAGCACATTTATCTTTTCTCTTAATTCTTCTATGTTTTTATTTGCTTTAATCTTAATCACGAGATATACTCCAGACGTACGAGATTAACTTCTCGTAAACTTTTATGTACTTAGTGTTAATTTATATATCTAAGCATAAGATTACGCTCAGAAGTTAAATCAGAGACAGTGCATTACACACTGTCTCTTTTTAGTTAGTTGTACTTCTTTCTACTTCAGAGTCGCTTTTATACTACTTTGTATAATGTAAGCATTACATCATCTCTGTACATTTCTTCTATTATATTTTCAATCTTATGCACATATGTTTTTGCATAATCTTCACTTGATATAATAGCTTCGTGTAGACTAACTAAATCTACACATTTATACCCTTTGTCTGATGCGCCTGTAGTAGTGAACATGATTTCACCACGCTTAGTATCAGCAATGTATAAACCTATATTCAAATTTGTCTCTAATACCATTTCATCAAAGAGAGGTTCAAATCTATCTTGGTCAAAACTTGCGAAGAAAGTTGCATTCTTGTATGTCTCAACAAACTCATCTAGCAAATCTTTATGTATGAATCTTTCTCTCATAGCTATCAGCCGAGCTTAAATCATTCACTCTTATTGTTGTCTGCATTTCTACTCCTCTGTAATTTCTGCTGTGTTATAATCTATTTTATATCCATCAGTTGTATTGTATACTACTACTCTTTCATCTATTGAGCCATCATCTGACTTCATATTTACTAGAGTTCTTCTTGGTATAAGCTCATTATCATTATAAAAATTAATTACTTCATACCAAACAGCGCTTTTATTTCCGCTATCAAAATGTTTACGTACTTTTGTTTCTGCGTAAGCCATTCCACCGTCATTACGTCTTGTACCTACGTTCTGCGCTCTTGTACCTGTGATTAGATTTTCTACAATAGGTTCACCGCCTAGTGAATCTGCAATCATATGAGACCTATTCCAGAAATAACCTTTATATGATGTACCGTCTTTATACTTAACTTGTACTCTAGGGTTTGTTTCTGGCCAACCAACTGGGTTTACCTTGATAGGCTCACGCTTTTCATTCTTTTCTTTAGCATATAGTTCAGATGTAATATTCGCTGTTGCGTAAGTAGGTCTACCTAAAGAATCTAACTGACCGTATGTTATTGTTTCAGGTCTTTCATAAGAGAAAAAAGCTACGCCCTCAACTTTATAATTACCTGAAGGCGTAGTATCGTCTAGTTCTATTGAAGATGTTACTTGTGTTTCTTCTTTTGTCTTTGGCTGTATATCATTCTGTAGACTGCAACCTGTCATTGTAGCTATGAATATGATTGTTAGTATAAGACAAATTTTCTTCTTCATCGATTTCTCCTTATTTGTTCAGTTCTAAAAAATCTTGACCTGTGTACTGATTGTCTGGGTTTACTAAATCGTACTTGTTATCTGATAAACCATAACCGTTATTTTCTCGCGTATATTTGATATCACTTGAATTTACTACTGCGTATATAGCTAGTATTATTGTGGATATGATTAATATTGTTATTAGCGCGAATAGCACTCTTATCATTTTCATATGATGTTCTCCTTTAATATAATATCATTATATCATAGAGGCACACTTATGTAAACTTCTTTTTATGTATTCTTGTATTTCTAATATCAATATCTCTATAATCGACTATAACATACTATGCATCTTTTAGTAGTCACGCTTCTTTGCGCTACACTGATTAGCTACTGTAGCAAAGATATACTTAACGACATCTTGTCTATAGTCAACTGCCAATTCATCATTAAACAGTTCAATCAAACCTTCAGTCAAAACATCTGTATCAATTGTGTCTGGCGTAGGAAATAATGACTCGTTTCTGTCCTCTTCAGGAACTTCAATCTCTAATACTGCATTACACTGTACTGTAATCTTATTGCTCATATAGAACTCTTCCTCTCTTAATCTTACTTCTTTAGTCAAAATACACTTCAATAGGTGTATCAGATATAAAAGTCAAGACAAAATCACCATTTAAGACAATAGCAGGCGCGCCAAATACTTTTGTTGTTTCAAATTTAGTACCTGCTTTAATATAAACAAAACTGTCTTTGACAATTAAACCGTTTTCTTCTAGCTCTTTTACTGTAATACTGTCATCTAAATCGTTGATGTTACATTATAAAACATCTCTTGCGAATCTAAGCATTTATATACCTCTCCTCTTACTTAAGCTTGGGTAGTTTAGCATCGAATCCGTAATACTCTACTACGATGTTATTCCAATAGTTTTTGAACTCATTAAAATCATTTGTGCTGAACTTTAGTCTAGTAGTCATTTGGTCAGCAATTGTTACTTCAAACAAATCATCTGATATAATTACTTCTGTGTACGGCTCTGATAAGAATGTGTATCTTACTACGTCATCATCGTCTAAAAAACAACGCACTCTTGAATCTGCCATCATCTTAGCATATTCGCCATCGTCTGTAATTTCACTTACTCTCACCCATTCTTTTATGATTGCTGGTATCGCTTCTTGCACGTCTTCTTCAAAGAAACGATTTAATTCTTGCTTTGTCATTATAATTAACCTCTACTCTTTTAGTTATACTTAATCGAAGACGATTATGTCAACGTCTTCATCAATTATCTCAGCTAGCTTTAGTAAATCATTCGCAACGCATTTCAATGAAACGAGTATACTGCCCTTATCAGTACACTCATGTATATTTAATACTTCATTAGCATCAATCACGTCAACATACGGTGAAAAATGACTTACTGCACTAATTATACTATCGTTAAGCTTGTTTATATGTAAGATGTTTATACTAAGCGCTACGCATTTTTCAGCTAATGCATCTGGTATCTCTGCGTAATTCTCAGTGTTAGCTAAAAAGTCATTTAGTGGTTGATAGTTTACCTTTTTACTTTACTCTCATTTAGTACTCTAATTATTATTTATTTTTCTCCTGTTTAATTAAGTAGTATGAAACAACCGCAATCTTCTTCAAGTCGGTGATAGATATTTTTGAATGCAGTGTATTCTTCTTTGAATTCATCTACCACACAACTCATCAAACATTCTCTAAAATTAACACTAGTATTTGCTTCACCCATTGTAGCTAATGTTACGAAACCATTTTCAAAACGCAGCAATGAGTATTTTGTATTAGTTTTTCTACAAATATTAAGAAACAAATCGAAGTCATACATTTCGTATTGAACTTCTTCTATTTTATTTTCTGAATGCGTAGATAAAATCTTATCTACTAATTCTGAGACTGATTCATCAATCTCTTTTAGTTTCTCTATTGCAGTTATGTCTTTAATCAATATTTTCATAATCTACTCTCTTTTTTCTTAAATAATCTGACCAATACACAAAGTACTTCTTCGTGTATTTAGTCTTTCTAATAGTTTGTATGATGGGTTTTGCTTTCCGCCTCTATCTCTAAAGTCAATAGAATTATTATCTATGTCCATGAGTACAAAAGCACCACTACTTCTTCTGCCTTTAATAAAACAAATCTCATTTAGATATCTAACTTTATCGAATCTTTTAAATCTAAATAACTTTCCAGTATGTATCTTCTTTTCTCCGCGAATACCTTTGCAAAGTTGTCTGTTTTGTCTTGGAACGCGTCTCTTTTTAAATAATAAATCTGATTGTTTGAATTCCTTACCGCCACTGGCGATTACACAAGCGTCAATGAAATGTCCTTTTTGTAAATTAAGATTATTTCTATTTTCTTTTGTCACAAAACCAAATGTTTCGATAGCATCTGGATAAATTTTAAGCAATCGACTTCTAATAATACTCATATGAGTAGCGTGCTTGAGACTTAATCTTCTAGGTTTCTTAGTTAAGACAAGTGTTCCATTATGAATTGCATCGTGACAATCTTTGCATAATGTGATTAGATTTTTCTCATCATCTGTACCACCTTGACTTCTAAAGACGATATGATGAACTTCTAATCTCGTATGTCTCTTACCACAACACCGACAAGTATAGTTATCTCTATGGATAACAGCTTCACGTCTAGACGAGTATCCGTAGTTAAAGCCTTTCTGGTAACCCCAACGTTTGATTTTCTCATTGATTAAAGCTGGGTTCTTCATTAGAGCTGTGTCAAACTGACTTACTTCAAGTACTATTTTGCGTACTGGTAAAATCTTCTTGCAAAATTCAATTTCGTCGACGTGAGATTGAACTTTACTCTTTACGCTTGGAGGGAGTCTATCTTTCTTTTTAGAATTAGCTCTGTTCAAAAATCTTGCTTTTCTATGTCTAGTCTTTCTATATCTGCGATTTCTTCTAAAACCTCTACGACTATCCATCTTTTTCTTGATGTCGTTTCTAAGTGTGACTTCTGACTGATATAAAACTTTGTCATTAGCAATACAAGCTGTGCCAATATATTTTGAGCCTGTGTCTTATCCTAAGACGACTTCTTGTACAACATGAGTTTCGGGTTCATACAGCAATTTAATTGTGAACGGACAACGTCTTACTACTTTAGCTTTATTTTCTTTCAATAACCTACGAACTTTGCCAAAACGTTCTGTCGGCATAAGCGGTTGTCCATCTTTAGATATCACATATACTAACATACTGTTTTAGCTCCTTCCGTATTTTAGATTAGTTTTACTCTTTAAGACAGTACTAATCTGAACTGTAGTGCCTGTCTCATATCTGTTACCAATATGAGAATTGGACTTCTCTTCGTCAATGTTGTAAGAGGTTTTTAAGCTGTAAGCACAAGGCTGTTTTTAAGTCCACCTGACTTAACCTACAGCCACAGAGCAAGAGTCTAGAGCATCAACTCAGGGTGTGTATGTAATTTCTCTCAAACAACGTAGTCAAGATTTCTCAAGACTAAGACTAGCAAATAATTTAAGGACTGTGCTCTTTACTGCTTGAAAGACGGTCGGTCTTTAGCTGAGCGCGCATTTACTATAAATTCTCTAAAAACTTTCTTAAATCTTCAGGACCGTTATAATTGTCCATGTAATGTCTTCCTGTGCCGCTTGTAAAAAATTCATAGTTAACAGTGTTTATCATATCAGGGTTTTCTTCTAAAAAGTCGCAGATTACTTGGTCTGTCTCTCTAGTTCTGTCACTGTGACCTAAGTAGCCAAAGACAATCCTGCTGTCAATATAATCAAGCGTATCTTGAGTAAAATACTTTTTAAGCAAGCCGTAATAATCTTCAGGCTTTATGTCTTCGAAATTCTCTATGTAATTAATGTAGCCTTTGTCTTTACGAGTATCTTGTCGTATTGTTTTTGTAAGTTCATCGTGCTTGCTATACAACATTGCTAGACTTGTTTGTCTAGCGTCATCAGTTGTCTTAAGGTCTTTATAAAAATCTTCTAAGCGCTTAAAGTGATATGTGCAACGTACTAATCTACCATTAATTTCTTGTATATTCTGTAAAGTCTCTTCATCTTCGTTTGTATTGAACGTATCATCGTCTACTTCAAAATACAAATATCTATCGTCAGATGAAAAAGTAAATTTATTTCTACCATATCTGATTTTCTGTATGTTTAACATTTAATACTCCATTCTTTTTACTATTTTTCTTGCTATTAAATCTTCGTCATTCATCAGCTTTTCTACTTCTACTGCCATATTCTTATCAGAGTCTAGCGCTTCTATTAAGTATTTTACTACTTCGTGCGTGAAGATTAAGTATTCATAATCTACTAAATACCCATTATCATTAGGTACTAACTTCTGCGCAAGTATCATATTCAAATGCATTAGTAAATCATACTTTAAATCAGTCTGATTCTCTAAGTGAAATAACATTCTTGAAATAGTGCCTGATACGCTACTGCTATGAAATGTAGTATAGCAGCTATGTCCAGTCTTTACCATCTCTAATGCAGCATTTACTGTTTGAGTATCTCTTATCTCTCCGAGTAATACGTGAGTAGGGTGTTCTCTTAGTGCTGACATTATGCCGTTAGGATAGTTTCTAAAATCTTTTCTTAATTCTTTCTGAACTATTCTTGACGTATCAGTAGAATGAAATATATTTTCAATAGGGTCTTCAAACGTAAGTATCATTGCATTGTCTAAGCACTTACCTTTTTGCATAAATGTATTTATACAACTTGCTAATGTAGTACTCTTACCACTACCTGTTACACCTGTCACGACTAGTATTTTACTTTTCTCTGCAAATCTCTCTTCTAATACTTCTTTTAGCTGTTTATCAAGATTTACATTATCGAATGTTAGCGTCTTAGGCTTAATCATTCTGAATGTAGCAGTATTTTTCTCAGAACTAAATGATAAGTTTACTCTGTATCTATATACATTATCGTCTAGCTTGCAGTAATTCGGACTGTCTTCAGGTATGCGTATACCGCAGCTTAAGTCCAAGAATTTTTCTCTAACATAAGTAGCGTTTAATTCGTTTGATACGTATAAACCGTACCAAGTTTGGAATATATCTCTTGTTATCTCTCTACAATTAAGCTCTAGTATTTTACCGTATCTCGAGATATATGGCTTTTCTCCTACTTTGATGTATAAATCTGAGCAGTCAGTTTCAGTGCAGTAGACAAGTAAATCTTCTATTGAAACGTATTTTCTTTCAAAATTAAATCTATCTAACTGTAGTCTCATTATGAAATGTCAACTCCTATTGCTGGTGAGTAAATTTTGCCGTCTAAGTCGTCACCTACTCTACTACCGCTATTCAGTTGAAATGATAATGGGAATTCTAAACTTCCCGTATGCTCATAATTTTTACATCTATACTGTAGTCTATCTAAAAAGTCTTCTGCTTGATTTAATGATTTTATTACGCTAACATCGTTTTTATCGTGTAACTCTGCTACTACTCTTCTTATTGACGCACGTAATTCCTCAAGTGTTTCACCGTATAATAAGAATGACACGTTGAATTTACAAAACGGTTCGTCGTTCTGTAATTCACTAAGCGCCATATTTGTTAATTCTTTTACAGTTGACACTTCATCTAAATCTTCAGTCGCTGCGTTTGCGTCTACCATTGTTTGTTCGTCGTAGTTAGCTGCACTTCTAGCTCTCTTAAACTTCAGCATAGCTTTCTTCTTACTCAGCATCTGTATATTCACTTGACAATTAGGGTAGTTAAGTGGAAATGCAGTAGGGTCTATTTTTATAGGGAAGTTTTTAATAGTCAAAACTGTAGCATATGTCGTTTTCTGAGGTAAGTCAAACATATAGGCGCCAAAGTTAGTTAGCTCTAGATAGCCAAACTTATCGAGTACTATTTGTTGTAAAGAACCTAGCACATTTTCTAAATTCTCTTCTCTAAAAAAGCCTATTCTGTCATACGATATTTCATAATTAGGGAATAGCTTACTTGCGTAATTATAGAAAATTATTTCTTTGCTTGCTCTTACGCACTTATGCTTTATTGCATCGAATATTGCCTTTTCTGCTGCAATCGCTCTTTCTTCATCAAAATCTTCACCTAAACCTGATAAAGCTGAGAGAGTTTTCTTAGCCACTGTTTTCATTGCGCCAGTAAACGTTAAATCTTCTAGATTCTGCACTTCTTGCGTATCAATAGAGATAGCGAGTAAGCAGTAAGTCTGCATATCGTCTTTTATGCTATCTCTGAATAAAGGTGGTAGTTCGTAATCTTCTTTGTATAATCTTACTGAGTCGATGATGTTTCTTATTACATCGTCTTTCTTTACTACCTTGTCTAATCTTTCAATTGTGTATTGTATGTCTTCTCTTGTTGACGCTAAGCTACCTAGCATTGTAACTAAGCTACGCGTATTATCTCGTATGCTCTGTTTACTTGAAATAGTGTAATTCAAGCTAGGTAGTATGTAAAATGCATTTACTATACCATTGTCATATAAGATATTCTCACCAACAAGGAATATATTACTCTTTCTTAATTTCTTCATTTACAAAATACTCCTAAATATCTCGTTTACTTCTACTGTTGTCGGTTTGTATATTCTATTTCTCACGTGATTTTCATTTGTGTAATATCTTCTAGGTTTAAAATACGCTATTAAATACTCATACAGTCGTATAGTAGTAATCTTTACGTCATAGAGAATTATGCCTACAACAATGCCTATTGTAAAAACTGTAGTAGTGTATTTAAATGAAAAATTATCGTTAAAAATATTAATCAATGAAAAGTTAAGAATGCCACCTAGTAGATAACCGAAAAGAGCAATTATTAAAAAAGCAGGTATCATTACTTTTAATCTCTCTACGCGTATACCGTCAGAGATTGTAAATAACCCTGCCACATCATGAATTTTATTATCTCTCTTAAATACGCTACTATAGTTAAATATCATCTTTCTTTAGTCCTCTAATAATATCATATCATATATATCATTTCATCAATTATAGCAATATTTTCTTCATTTAAGCTGTCTTCAAACTTAGTTATGCATTCAATTATACCATTAAAATCAAATTCTTGTACTAATTCCAGTATTTCATCGCCAAGATGTACCGTACGACTCTCTTCACCAAAATTCTTGTATACTGTAAAAACAAAGCCATCATCAACTTTTACTGTCAATATGTTAAAACCATTCTTTATCAAAGCCATGTATGTTTCTTCATCAAATGGGTATTCATTAACCATTACTTGGTCAATAGCTTCTCTTAGTCCTGCATCGTCTGTTTCAACATATGTATTTGTCAATCTTGACATACTGCCGTTTTCTCTATTTATGTACATACTATATTACCTCCACGAAGTCTATTACTGAGTAAGTGTCTTTGTCTAAATCTAGGAGTTTAGCAGCGCCTACACTATATCTAAAATTATCTTTTTCTCTAGTTTTACTAAACATTTTATTTTCGATGTATTTCTTTAGATTGAACACTTCTTCATTATCCCAGCTGCCGAAACCTACTTTTTCTAGTGTACATTCGTCTTTTTTAAAAATAAAATATCTTACGAACCTTGAGTTTAAACCTTCGGTGATGCAACCAATCTCGTCTGAATTAAAATCTACATTTTCTCCATTGAGAAGTCTTGCCAGTTTCTCTCGTGTCGACTTATCTCTAACGTCGAATAGTCTTTCTTTCACAAATTCTGCATTTCTCACTTTTACATACATATGTTTCTCCTTTGTATCTCAGACGTACGAGAATCATTTCTGAGACATTTTTATACTATTGTAATATATTATATCATTTTATTAGTTTCCTGTAAGAGAGATTAAGTCCTTAAACCCTCTATGTAAACTACCGTCCCACGATACTACTAACTCTTCTTCTACTGGGTCTTCGCCTGTAATATCAGTAGACGCTGTACGCAAAACAATGTCTGTACCGTCTTCTAAAGAGATTATTACTCTGTTAGTAGTTGTTGTTGTCCCTTGTCTACGCCAGTACTCCTCATCTGCCTGATGCTCTCTGCACCAGTCGTTTGATAGTCTAAGAGTAGAGCAAGCTATTGTTACTCTGTCGTCTAAATTTTCTCTAAGCCAGTTTAAATCTTCAATTGTAGAAAAACCTAAGTCTGATAGTAGTACTTGTACTCTTACTTCTGCCGTAGGGTTTTCTTGCATAAATCTGTTTATTTTATCAAGTGTATTTTTATTTTTATAGACGCCTAGTGACACTCTGATAAAGCTAAAATCTTCTACGCACTTGACTAGATTCTCAGGTTTTGTAAAATTAGTTATGATACATATCCCATCAAAGAGATTAGATTCTTTAAGCTTATGAGTTAGCTTGTATAAGTCAGGGTACAGAGTAGGCTCACCACCTGACAGAGTGATGAATTTTACTCCTTGATTAGCAAGCTCTTCTAGCTGTAGATTTTCTAAGTCTATGAACTTACCATTGCTCTCTACAAAATTCTCTGCTACACAAAATTCGCATTTTATATTACACTCATTCGTAACTAAGATTGTGCATACATTCTTAGCATTGATGTCGTATCTGAATCGTCTACTCATAAAAATCACTTAGATGAGTTTCACTATCATCCCAAGAACCGCACAGTCTACCTGATTCATGTAGTACAAATTCGTATATCTCATCTTCCTTTCTATTACGCATATTTCTTAAATCAGCTTGTTCAAAGCAGAGTATCATTCCTTTGTATTCGTATACTTTTACGTTGTAGTAATACCCGTTTGTTTCATTTATTAGCTTGAACTCTTTGTCTTCTGCGATTTCTTCTAGAATAGGTGTCATATCAACTGAGTTTGTAAGATAAAATTCTTTCTTTTCTATGTTCTCAATCTCATCTGATTTCATAAACTCTCTAAAAACTATGTTGTCTACGTAGTCAGAGTAAAAATCTGCGTATGCCTGTATGTCTTCTTTCGATTTGATTGTAGATTCAGTTAGTACACAAGATAATCTTACTCTTAGCTTAGATTCTTTTTCTTTGATGTGATTCACTACTAAGATTAAATCTTCATTAGAGAAATAATCATCTGTTTTGTATCTCATTACAGCACGATTCTTCTCTTCATCAAAATGTGCTTTAGAGATGTTAAGATGATTAAAGTTAAGCAAACTATCTAAAATCTTAAAATTATCTCTGATTAAAAATGAGCCGTTAGTAGTAACCACTGTCTTTCTAAACTTATACTTGTCTACTAGATTGACTAGCTCAATAAATCTAGAATTAGCAGTAGGCTCACCACCTGTAATTGAGATACTTGTATTCATATCTCTCATTTTTGATAATACACTCTCATAATCACAATTCCTCTTGTTA